AAAAGCAGAAAAGAAAAAGGAGAGAGAAAGGAGAGAGAAGAAAAGAGGGGAAAAGGGAAAAAGGGAAGAGTGGGGAAGGGGGGAAAGGAACGAACGTGGGCGAACGACAAGGCCGGACGGCGCTAGGCGATTACAGTAAAATTACTTGGCGCATCTCAACTACGACAATGGCTGCTCTGAAAAATTGGCGAATTAGGACTCTTGGAATTATCGTTTGAAAGAATGTGATTTTTAGAATTATAATTTGAAAGAATGTGAATTTTAGAATTATAATTTGAAAGAATGTGAATTTTAGAATTATAATTTGAAAGAATGTGAATTGTTGCTGTGTCGAATCCTTAATCGCTTTGTCAAATGGATAATTAAAAAAAATCACGACCGCCGGCGTAGAAGATTGCTGGGTTATATTGCTTACACTTATACTATAATAATACTATATGATAGAAACGATTCCGAAAATCGGTAGAAATGATTCCGAAAATCGATAGAAATCAAACCGAAAATCGCTATCATCGGAACCGAACCGATTTTTATAGAGATTAATTTTCAGATTTTTACTCTGATGTAATTTTTCTTAACATTCAATTACGTTACCTAAGATAAATAAAAAGATAAATTAATAGAGAATTTTGACAAAACCTAGTGAAAAAATTGACAAGTTCTAGGACAATAATTGATAACTTATAGCAAATGATACTTTCAGAGTAAATAAAGTGAATTTTATGATAGCTCTAGTTACTTTTTCCTGATTTAGTAGTTACTTTTTCTAGATTCACTAGTTACTTTTTCTAGATTCACTAGTTACTTTTTCTAGATATGTAGTTACTTTTTCTAGGTCTGAATTTCTTAGAGGGAAAAATTAAGATTTTTACTTATAAGTAGACGAAAGTCTAGGAGGAATATTAAATGATTAGTAATGATGTAGTAGAAAAAGGAAGTTTACCTATTGTTTCTAAAGAAGAGTAGGTCAGTTCTCATAGCATGAGACTTTATACTTATTTGGTTCTAATTTCTTAGTTAGATTGCTCAAATGCCGCTTTTAGAAAAGAGGGACGCCGGCAATTTAAACAAAAAGATTTTACTTTAAATTCCATTAAAGCTAATATTGGAATGGACCCAAAGACAATTAAAAAGTATTGGTAGAAGTTAGAGGAAGATGGTCTTATTGTTTATGAAGGCAAAGAAGAAACCCATACAGAAGACGGCCGCCTTATTGATTGGTCAACTCGTTTCATGGCACGGAAGAAGAATAAAAATGGATATTATTCTATTAAGAAACCGATTAAATTCAGACGTATTCCGAAAGAAACTGTTGATAAGATTTTAAAATAGTATGAAGTTTCAGAGCAAGAACTTAAACTATACATTCTTTTAGCTAATATGCAAGAAGTTTGTATTTATAATGGAGAAGAGAATGTTCTTTTTACCTATAAAGATTTGACTGAATTATTAAAATTAAAAAATGAGACTAAAACTCGTATGTTAATTCATAAAAGTCTAGTATGGCTAGAAAAATTAGGGTTGGTTGATTATGATATAGTTAAGACTAAATGCGGCAATTTTAATCAAGAAATTAACTGTTTTAAATTAAATTAGGTTAATTTTTATACAGATGGCGGTGAATTAGCGTCTTTAGTTGACAATAATATTAGTTTAATCACTCAAGAACAAAAAGAACAAATACTAAAGTTAGAAGAAGAGACAGTTTAATCTGTCTCTTTTTTTTATTTATCAACAATTTGACAGCTTTTAGTTAAAATTTTTAACCAAATCGCTCCCTTTTTAATTAAATATTATCAAAACCAAACTATTTTCCTTCATTTGAAAATTACGACTTTTCGCCGCGACCCAGCTACTGTCCATTCATCACCTAGCTCCTCAACATCACAGCTCTAATCGGGGGTGGGTCATCACCTAGCTCATGCCGGGGGTGGGTTGGCATGGCGGCAGAAAAGAGAGGGGCGGGTCAGTGTTAAAATTAATAAAGAAGAGGGCGGCCTTTTAGTTAAAATTTTTAACTAAAGATTGTCAACTATTTGATTTGTGACTTTAGTTAAAATTTTTAACTAAAGGTCAACCATTTGTTTATATTATAACCGAGTGTTCCATAGATATGGAAGCGATTTTAGGTAGCACGTTCGCATAATTTAGGTAGCACGTTCGCATAATTTAGGTAGCATAAATAATATTTTAGGTAGCACGTTCGCATAATTTAGGTAGCACGTTCGCATAAAATATTTTTTTCTTAGAGTATTTTTTAGATAAATTTACTTATAATTAGAGAGATAAAACTCTCAATATTTTTAAAGGAGGGATTACTTTGACTAGTAACAAAAAACAACTTAAACAAAATTCTGAAAATCTACCTATTGTTTCTGAGAATGAAAAAGTTCAAAAGAACTCAATGAGACTCTACACCTATCTTGTATGTCTATCACACTTTATGGGTAGGAATGTGCCGCGGCGCTTCAATCAAACGGAATTTAACCTCAATTAGATTAGAACAATGCTTCACATGGATTACAAGACTATTAAAAAGTATTGGAAGGTTCTTGAAGAAAGCGGCCTTGTAAAATATCATGGGCCGGCGGCAGAATATGGTTAGTCTTGGGATGAAGCTTTTATGAAGAGAAAGAAATATACGATGGGGTATTATGAATTGAGCAAGGAAAGAACTCAATACCGAATTATTCCTAGAGAAACTGTTGACAAGATTATATCTAAGTATCAAGTTACAGAGCTTGAGCTTAAGCTTTATCTTTTCCTAGCTAATCTGCAAGAAAAAGCAATCAGTTTTGGCTATAATGAATGTCCTTTCACCTTGAAAGAAGCTAGAGAACTTATGGGATATACTAAACATCAAATTACTAATAAAAAGATTTATCTTGCAATTCTTTGGCTTGGTAAACTAAATCTCATTAAGTATCGTGTTGAAACGAAGAAAAACAACAACTTTAATGAACAAATCTCTTATTTTGTCATTGAAAAAGTTAATTATTACACAGACGGCGGCGAAGCAGGTTCTCTTTTAGAGGATAAAGATGGTGTTATTCCTCAATCTATTAAGGATAATCTTCTGAATGAAGCTCCTGTTGTTAATTTTGAATGATTATTAACGCCCTATATACCCATTCTTAACATTTGTGTTTTAAAAGTTAAAATTTTTAACTAAATCACACCTTTCTTCTTTACCTTTTTGCCTCCTCATTTCGCCGCGGCGCAGCTCCTGGTCGTCCACTATCTAGCTCGCTACTCGATATTATCAGCTTCTAAATACACAGTTTTTACAGCTTATTTGTAGCTTATTCGTTATTTTATACAAAACACAGCCTTTTTGTAGCTCGTTTGTAGCTCGCTAGTGTATTATAATAGCTAGCTCGCCCGATGTGATGACTGCCGCCGGCACGGAGTCAACTAATTGACAATTTATGAATAAGTTAAATATTTTAACTATTAAATTTTTATGAATAAGTTAAATGTTTTAACCAAATGCCTACCCCTCTCATTCATAAATTATTCACATCTGTAATACTTTATTTATTTATAACTAATTTATTAAAAATATGAATAGTTTATGAACGAACATGGCCGCGCAATGTAATCGTTTACATTAGTTTGCCTCGAATTACAATAGGCAAAAATTTGTATTTCGTCCAGAAATTTCTAATCCATAATTTACCTTATTATGTTCAAAACAAATTTACTTGGAATTTACAAAGAGTTCACAATTAACTCTTGACATTTTTCTTTTAGTGTGATATAATAATTATAGAAAATAAAGAAAAGGCGGTTGATGTATATGACAATTACAACTCAGAAAAACCAGTCGAGAGCAAAAGCAGTAACAGAAATGGTAGAAATTTTCAAGTCCCACTACGGCAAGGAAAATGTTTACATTATTGGTGATAGTGAGATAGCGGTAAAAGTTGATGAAACAGATATGGGAGAACCAATTTTTGCCACATTCTCCCCTACTGTAAAAGACTTCCAGAACCGCAAAACTCCAAAGAAAACTATACCAAAATTTGACCCTGTGGCACTTGCCGAAGAATGGAAGAAAAAGTTAATAAAAAGAGAAGAAGAAAAGGCAGAAAAAGCCAAAGCAAAAGAGGAAAAAATTAGAAGAGATAAAGAGTTGAGAGAAAAGAAAAGGCAGGAAAAACTTGCCAAAGAGGGAACGCATAAGCGTTCTCTTTTTATTTAATTAGTTAAAATTTTTAACCTGCCGGCTGTCCAAAAAATTGGACATAAACTTAAAAAGGTTTTTTTAATAAGTAAAATCTTTTAACTAAAATTCTAAACTTTTCAGACGGCGGCAATTGTTAATAAATTATGAACGAGCGGCGGTACAGTGTGGCATTGATTAAAATTTTTAACTAATTAAATAAAAAGAAAAGAGGGATAATCCCTCTTTCTTTACGGCTGGAAGATTTCGCCATTTTCAATGATTGTGATGATAAGCGGACGTTCCTCTTCTGATTTTCCAACATATGGAAAATCGTAATCTTCTTCTTGCAAGTGGCACATTTTCAGATAGAGGGCAAGAGGATTGATATTTGGACAAATGTTTTCATACCACTTTTGAATTTTTATGCAGTCCATAAGGTCAACTTTGTTAATCTCTACCTTATCGAGAATTTCCCACTTCTTAACATTGTTTGTGTTCTTTGTGTCTACAAGTGCATATGTTGTCATATTTTTCACATTCCTTTCAAGTTTTTCCTCTGTTGTTTTTCTCATTGCGGTCTTTAATCGTTTTTAGAACAAGCGGACTAATCATCTTATTTTCTTCCTTTCTATGTTCTTATTATAACACATTCTTATCATTTTGTCAACCCCTATTTTGTAAACATTTTATGAACGTGGTTCAAAAACTTTTACAACATTTTCAAGAGCATTGTCTAAAATAGACAACATTAATTTTCTCTTTTTACCAAAATGTACCTTTTTAATAACTTCTTCAAAAGTTTCACCTGCTAGATTTTGGTAATATGAGCGGTCGCCTTCTGTCGCAATATTTTTAATTGCAAATTCATAAGCATTGCCAATATTTTCAAAATCTCTTGATGTTATTCTGTGATTATCCAAATATACAAGTCTTATCATGGTCTTTTCCTCTCTTTCTTTAATTATATTATATCACTTTTACATTAGAATGTCAATAGATTTTCAAAATTTCTTTGTAAACATTTTATTAACATGATGAATAAATTATGAATGGGCGAAGAGCCGCACTTTAGTTAAAATTTTTAACTAATTCATAAAAACAAAAAAGAGGACGACTATTGCCGTCCTCTTTCCAATAAATGTAAATTACGCCCATTTATTTTAAGCGGTTAAATGTCATAAATTTCCTAGTCAAGTTCCTCTACAGTTGAGTTGTCAGAAATTTCCTGAGTAGGAGAAACAAGGGAATATCCCTTGACCTTGCCTTTACCCTTAATCTTAATGTCAGTTACTGTCAGTTCTCCAGTTTCTGTCATCTGGCGGAGAAGTGCAGATGCTTTCTGAGTGGAAGTTATTCCCTCTATTCCCATTTCTGCCACCTGAGAAGCCGTGTAAACGGTATTTTCTTCCAGACTTGCAAGAATTGCCTTTTTAACCTCAACATTAGCTCTCTGAGTTTTTGAACCCTTAGCTTTGCGGTGTTCGTTGACATCATCAAGGTGCTTAATTCTTTCCATAGCATATGCTGTCATTTCGTCTGAAATGTTGGCATTTACTACCATTTCAAGGAATGTTCTCTGTGTCATTGTTGTGTTAGCCATAATTTACCTCAACTTTCTGCTCTTTTTGAGCGGTTAAAATTTGTTGTGTAAAGGTTTATTCTTTTCCTTTACTGTACTTATATTATAGCACACTTTTTTAGATTTGTCAAGTAAACATTTTGTGAATTTGTTTTGTTTGCTTAACTTATAAGCCGTTGTGCCGTTCGGCTCTTTTCTTTTTTCGTTTTGTCCTCTTTTCCTTTTCTCTATAATAAGTATACCATAAATTTTGAAGTTTGTCAATGAATTTAAAATGAACTTTTTATTAAAGACAAATTAATAAGTTAAATTTTTTAACTGGGGCGGCCATACGGGTCGTTCATGAATTATTCATATTTGTTACAATTTATTCATAAAGTTGCGCACTTTAGCACTTTAAAAGACTAAAGTGACGGGCAAATTAAAATTTTAATTAATTCACAAATTGTTTACTTTTAAATTTGAAAAAAGGCTTGACTTTTTTCGCCCCTTATGTTATAATATAATTACAGTAAAGAACAAACAAACAATTTTGAAAGGACTTGATTTTTATGTTTACAAGAAAAAATGTGTGCGTGCTTGACGTTGAGGGAATGAGCGGAAAAAGACCTTATAATATCGGTTATATTATTGGTGACTTGCACGGTAATATAACGGTTCGTCGTTCTTTTGCTCTTATGCCGTTTATCATGGAAAATCTTTCAACTGCTATGAAGTCGGCACAAGAAACGGCTAAAGAAATGACACACAGAAACATCAAGGAAATTTTGGAAAATCCTAGTAAATATCATTGGGATATGCCACAGACTTTTTTTGACAGATTTATTCAAGACCTTGTGGAAAATAATGTCAAAGAAATATGGGCATATAATTGTGCTTTTGATAAGTCAGCAATTTCAAGAGTTATGGAATATCTTGACAAGGATAACATTCTTTTACAAATGGGTATTAGTTGGCTTGATATTTGGTCGGCTATAGTAATGACAAAATGTTGTTGTAAAAAATATGTAAAGTTTTGTAAGAAAAATGGCTTTATGACAGAAAAAGGAAACTGCAAAACATCTGCGGAAGTCGTATGGGGATATTTAACAAATAATCCCAATTTTGAAGAAGAACATACTGGTCTGGCAGATTGTGAGATTGAATACAAAATTTTACTAACAGCAAAATCTACCAAAAAGAAGATTGACGGCACAATTAGAAATCCTTGGAAATTGGTACAACAATTTTGTGAGCAAAATGAAATTTGACAAAAGAGGGAATTTTTCCCTCTTTTTTATTTGAAATTTTGTAAACGATTACACTCTTTTTTCTATTATTTATTATTTAAAACAAGAAAATGGAAATATTAAGAAAAGATTAAAAATGTGAATAGTTTGTGAACGGGCGCGGGCGCGGTCGGCACGATTTTGTTATTTTTTTTACTTTATTCTTAAAACATTAAGAATAAAAAGCTTGACAAATTACTTGCTTTATGGTATAATTAAATCATAGAAAAGAACAAAAAAAGTTTTGAAAGGACTTGATTTTATGAAACATATTACAATTTGCTTTGACCTTGACGGTACACTTTTTGACCTTTACGGCAAAAAAAATTGGCTTGAAATGCTAAAGGCTGAAAATCCTAACGCATTTGAGGGAGAATTTCTTCCAGAAATTGACAAGGACGACCTTTACTTCTTTATGAAAAAACTGGCAAATAGAAACGTTCGTTTTGAAGTGGTAACTTGGCTACCAAAATTTGCAAGTGCTGAGTATGAGAAAAAATGTGCGGAAAAGAAAAGAAAATGGGTCAAGAAAAATCTTCCATTTATTGCCAATGTTTCTTGTCAGTCATACGGCACACCAAAGCAAAAGGCAATTATTAAAAAGGCTTCCAAAATGTACCTAATTGATGATAGTGAAGAAGTTGGTAAAATGTGGGAAACAAAAACACAAAGAAAATTTGTCAAAGTAAGTAAAAAATTTACAGTAGTAAACGCTTTGGAAAATATTCTCATAGAATTGGAAAAAGAGGAATAAATTTCCTCTTTTTTCTTTTTGAAAATGTGAATATAATATTAAGAATATGAATAGTTTATGAACGGGCGCGGTCGCACCATTAATTAAAAATTTTAACTAAAATTATAAAAAAATGGGCATTGCACCCATTTCTTTTAGTTATTAAGTAATACTTCTGCCATTTCTTTGAAAATTTTGTTACCATATCTTTCCTTTACACAAAAATTGTAAAGAGAAATTAATTTGTCAAAATTTTCAACTACTTGTGACGGCAAAACAATTTTATCATTTACTTCTGTCTTTACATCTAAGTTTTCATATTTAACTTTTTGTGGTAATGCAGAAACAAGTTTGTCTAAAATTTCCTTGTCTGTCACTTCTTCCCAGTGGTCAACCTCATCGCTATCAAATAGAACTTCTACAAAAGTCGCAAAATGACAATTTTTGTTAAGGTCTTTTATTCCTGTTGGGTCTATGTGTTCCTTGTCAACCTCCTCATAAAATTCTTCTACAGTATCAAAGTAGGCATAGCAAGCAGTAGAAAAAGGACAAAAATCATTTTCAGAATTATCCATAACTCTAAATTTTTCTGTAAAGCCAAGTACCATAAGTATCAACTCCCTTTCTTATTTTCTATATTAATTATATCATACTTTAAATAATTTGTCAAGAGTTTTTCAAAAAAATTTTTTTATAAACAATTTATTAAGAGTGTGAATAAATTGTGAACGGCTGTGGGTTGCGAACGTTTTAGTTAAAATTTTTAACTAAATGACAAAAGAAAAAGAGGAATTTTATTCCTCTTTCTCCAATTTTTCGTCATAATCATCAAGTGTTACACCATACTGTGTATTACCACTTTTTGTAAGTTCAACTCCATTCCATTTTTTAACTTTTACAGTAATTTCCACGCAAGCCCCGAGTTCAAAGCCGTCTTTTGTGGTAACATCTCCTACATCAACGACAACGGTATTTTTTGCCACTTTTGAGCAATTAGGTGTAATACCTATCTCTTTAGGAATGTAGCGGACGTAATCATCTGTAAATTCTTCCCTCATTTTTTCATAGATGATTTTTGACAAACGTTCTCTTATAACGTTCATTCTTTTTGTGTCGTTCTTAAACTCATTCAAATCTTTAAATCTCATTGTATCAAGTCCTTTCGTTTTTCTTTAATATAAGTATATCATATAATCGACATTTTGTCAAGTTGTAATTTTGCACAAATTTTTGTGTTGAAAATTGTATATTTTAACGAATGGCAATTAAAATGACTTTATGAATAAATTGTGAACGGGCGCGGGATAGCACTAATTAAAATTTTTAACTAAATAAATAAAAGAAAAGCGGAAATTAATTTTCCGCCCAGTTTTTTAATATTGTATCTTTGTCAGTTGGTGTTTTTTCTTCTTTAAGATAATTTTCAATATCATCAAGATAAGTGTTCATAAGTTCATGATATTCAATATCTTGATACTGTGTAGAAGATACTGGAATATACCTCGTGCCGCACCCGATAGGCAATTTTGTTGGTCTTATCTCATAAATAACTCTATAAGTTTCTTGTACCTGAACAAGCGTTTCCTTTTTATCAATAATTTCAATAAGGAATTTTCTTGTTTTTCCCTCAAAGTCTTTTACTTCATAATACTTTTTATATTTTTTGTATTGAACATTTAAATCAAGTCCTTTCTTTTCTTATTGTACTTATATTATACTATACTTTTTTGAATTTGTCAAGTTGTAATTTTGCACAAATTTTTGTGTTGAAAATTGTACATTTTGACAAGCGACGTAATTATTTTATAAGTGTGAATAATTTATGAACAGATGGGTGGTAACGTGTAATCGTTTACATTGATATAAAAATATTAATAAATTGTGAATAGACTGGCGGCAGAATGTAATCGTTTACAATTTAACAATACTTTTATTAATTAAAATTTTTAACTTTTTCCAATTTTCTTTTTATCTAAAAATCAATATACAAATTACACAATTATTTATTTTAAACTTTGTCTATTTTGCCTATTGCATTTTATCTTTATTTGTAGTATAATTAAATCATAGAAAAGAGGAAAACCTCTTAAAGAAAGGATTGGTTTTAATGAGAGAAAAGGTTACTTACATTGCATTTGACGGAAAAGAGTTTGATACTGAAATGGAGTGTCGTGAGCATGAAGAAAAACGCAGAGACCTTGTAAAAGTGTCTAGAGCAATTAACACTATTAAAAACTATTGTAAAGACAGTGGTTGTCATACCTGTCCATTTTTTAGTTCTCTTCAAGGCTGTAAGTTTACAGTAGAGACACCCGATGGGTGGGAAGTTTAAAACACTTCCCATTCATTGGTAAATAAAAAAATTTTTCCTACCGCAAGGGAGTTTTTTTATTATAAAAATATGAATAAACTATGAATAACGAGCAGTAATGTAATCATTTACATTTGTATAAAAGTATGAATAATCTATGAATTTGCGGCGGCACAATAGATATGAATAAATAATGAACAAGGGAAAGGTCGATTTAGTTAAATTTTTTAACTAAATACACAAAAAAGAGAACGGTATTACCGTTCTCCCTTTTACCATTATTCGGCAAGTCTGTAACCCTTTACCTTGCCTTTACCCTTTACCTTAACCTCTTCACTTGTGAGCATTCCTGTTTCTACCATCTGACGGAGAAGTGCGGACGCTTTCTGAGTGGAAGTTATTCCATCAATTTCCATTCCTGCGACCTCAGATGCGGTGTAAATCTTGTCTTTTTCCATAGTGGCAAGAAGTGACTCCTTAATAGCCTTGTTTTCTTTCTGTGTCTTGCTGTCGGTGGTCTTACGTTTAGCGTTCTTGCTGTCAAGTTTTTCAATCTGTGACTTTGCAAAATCCTTGATTTCATCAGTGATGTTTCCCTCGATAACAGCGTTGAAGAACTCTCTTGAAGTCATTGTTGTGTTAGCCATAATTTACCTCTTTCTACCCTTTTGGGCGGTTTAAGTTGTGAAGAACTTTTCTTGTGTTCTCCTTTACTATGCTTTTATTATAGCATATTTTTTTAAGTTTGTCAAGCAAACTTTTTTTGAACTGGTTAAGAGATTTAACAAAAGCATTTAATGTGGAAAATTTTCCGTGAGATTAAATTCTCTGATTTTCTTTTGTTCTCTTTCCCTTTTCTCTATAATAAGTATACCATAATTTTTGAAGTTTGTCAATGAATTTAAAATGAACTTTTTATTGAGAATGGATTAATAAGTTAAAAGATTTAACTTTTGCGGCCGCAAGGCCGATTCATGAATTATTCACATTGTTTACATTTAAGACATATTTTTATAGCAAAAGAAAATCTCCCATAAATGGAGAAAATCTTTTACTTGCTAGAATTACTTTTGAAAATACCTTTGAAGAAAACCGCTTCCTGTAATTATTATATCATACTTTTAAATAAAATACAATAGGCAAAATACATAAAGTTAAAGATTAAAATTTGTTTATTTTAACTATTGCAATTTAGATAGAATTGTGTTATACTAATTATAGTAAAGGAGGGAACACAATGAAAACTTTGATTAAAATAAATGCGTGGATATTGGTTCTTGGTGCAATATTTACAATTACAAATAATCCGTTAGGTCCATTTGTTTTCTTTTATACTTGCGTAATTGGATTAATTGACGGCATTAAACAAAATAATTTCAACTCAATTCTTGTTAATTCTGCTTTAGGAGCAATGAACACATACTATATTGTTGTATTTTTAAAGGAGTTGTTTTAAATGTGTATAAAAGATTTTATTAATGTTCTTAATGGATATTGTACGATAAGCATACAAATTGCACAAAATAATAATGAGTGCATTTATATCGGCTTGGCAATGGAACTTGAAAAAGAAGAAATACTAGAAAAGGAAATAAAGGAAATTTTTGTTAATGAGTTTGGTCATACTTTTATTTACATTTGAGGGAAATTCTCCCTCTTTTGTCTTTATTGCAATGTAAACGATTACATTTAACTATAAAAGTTATTAAAATATTACAATTATGAATAATTTATGAACGCATCTCCTCTTGCGGCATAAGTTAAAATTTTTAACTAAAAGAGAAAACGAGAAGATTAATTCTCCTCGCTGTCCTTTTTGGCTTTACCTTTCGCCGCAAGTCTGTTCATTTTGGCAAGAAATTCCTCTTTATTAAGAACGTGTTTTTTGCCATTCTCATCGGTGTAGATAACACCTTTTGTTACTGTTGTTTTACCTTTCGCCATAATTTACCTACCTTTCTAAAATTTCTGTGGAGAAGTAATAAGTTACTTTCTTTTTGAAAACATTTTCAACCCTATATGAAACAGTACCTGTAAAAATATCGTGATTTTGTCTTTTAAAATAAGAACAATAATACTCAAATTCATGATAGGCTTGCTTTCTCTGTTCGTCTGTAAAATGTGTGCAATGCTTAATTTCATTTGTGACACATCTAACAAACCAATTATAAGCCTTGTCAAAATTTTCAAATATTCTTATATCGTAAAAGAAATCTGTTCCTACTACATAAACGAGTTTATTTTTTTCCATTTTAATCAAGTCCTTTCATTTTCTTTAGCAAAGATTAGGAGAATTAAATTCCCCAATCTTCATCTTTTGCTAAAAGATTTCTTACAAAATTTGACCTTTCCCAATTATTAATCTCGAACATTGCAAGAATTTCAATACAAGTTTTCATATTGTCAAAAGGGGCAGGCATAAGTGAGTTTGTATAATCTACACGCCACGTTGTATACAAAGAACATTTTTCTTTTAGTTCTTCCTTTGTCATTGGCAAGTTGAAAATGTTCATACCTATTGTTTCCATTAAGTCGATTAATTCATCAACATTTTTAACATAAGCATACTTAAACGTCTCGCCTTTATCATCTACAACTTGCTCATAATCCATAAGTCTTGCTCTGTAATCAAAATAAACGTTCATTTAATCAAGTCCTTTCTTATTTACTATAATAAGTATACCATAAGCAGGCATAAAAGTCAATAGTCATTTTGCACAAATTTTAAACAAAGTTTTTGTTGAAATTGTTTTATTGTGACTATAAAAGAATATAGCATTAATATGAATAAATTATGAACGGGCGGCAGCACTGTGTAAACGATTACAAATGTGAATAGATTATGAATGAATGGTGACAATGTGTAATCGTTTACATTTCCATAAAAAGGAAAAGGGAATTAATCCCTTTTCTTTAAATAATTGTCAATTTTTACATCATGACAACATTTTTGACCTTTATGGTAAATATCGCCTTTCATTGGTAAATATTTAAACTTTTTCTTTTCAAAAGTTACATAGTAATTATCTTTAATATCTGTTTTAAAAAGTTTTTTGTGTATTTTTGCAATATAAGTGCTAGTCGCAACTTGTCCATTAGCATGAAAATCTGCTTTTACATAAAGTTTACCAAAAGTAAACATAATTAATTTTCTGATTAGTGGTAGCAATATAATAAGTGGTACTGAATAAAAACAAGTAATGAAGAATACAAAAAAGTCATTATCTTCCATTCCGCAAGCGTAGCTGAAAAAAATTATTAGTTGCCAAATTGCGATACCTGCAAGAACGGCTAAAAGTGTAGATGTGAATGTCATAAAATCAAAACCTTTCAAATTTAATTCAGTAATTTTATCTCTTACTGTACTTATATTATATCATACAATTCTTTTATTGTCAAGTAAAAAATTGCACAATTCTTTTCTTTAAAATTATGCAAAATACACAAGCAGGCGTAATCGTTTACAAATGTGAACAAACTATGAACTTGCGGCAGCATTATGTAAACGATTACAAATGTGAATAGATTATGAACGGACGGGCGGTGGCGCTGTGTAATCGTTTACATTTCATCATAAGAGTAAAGAGGAAATAAATTCCTCTTTTAACTCTATTCATATCTTGACAACTGCATAAAATTATGAGTATCTTTGCAAAAAGGACAATAAATTTTTTTCAAATGCCCTTTTTTTGTTCTTCTCGCAGAATTTTTATAAGCGGTATAAACATAATTACAATAAGGACACTTGAACCTGCGTTCTGTTACATTGTGCCTACTCAACGTTGAACACCTCAAAAACTTCAAACATATTCCATTTTGCATAGTTTTTGTAATCTTCTTGCATTGGATTGTTATGCTGATTGATGTTTACCCAACTCGCAACTATCCACATAACAAATGCAATGCACATAATTGTTATTACACTATCAAACACTTTGAAAATTTTGTTTTTCATTCTTATCAAGTCCTTTCTTATTTACTATAATAAGTATACCATAAATTTTTCATTTTGTCAATAGTTAAAGTGACTAAAAATCTAACTTTAAATTTGTTCATTTTGCCTATTGCAATTTACTTTAAAAAGTGGTATAATTAAATCATAGAAAAGAGGAAAATCTCTTAAAGAAAGGAATTGATTTTAAATGTGTGAAAAGATTTTAATGCGTTATGGCTGTGAAAATTGGAGAACTATTCTTGTTTATCGTCTTGCTGAGTTGTTTCGTCCTTGTAAGAAAATAGCAATTTTCTTTGCTCCTTATATTGCTTTTGCAATGGCAATTTATATTTTTTCTTTATTCTGCTAACAAAGTGCCGCCTTATGGCGACATTTTTTTTGATTATACTGTAATCGTTTACATTTTTAATTATAATGTAATCGTTTACACTGTTAATATTGTATTAACTATATGAATAATTTATGAACATGGTGGGTGATGGTAAATGTAATCGTTTACATTTTCACTGAAAAATTACACAAAATTTTAAATTATCTTTGTGCAATTTGCTAATTGAATTCTTTATCTTTTTATGCTATAATTATTATAGCAAATAAGAAAGGATTTGATTTACATGATTTTAAGAGATTACCTTGAAACAACGACTTTTCCACTTAATACAACAATAGAAGTAATTGACAATACTGGTTCTATGATTGGCTATAATAGAAGATATACTCTTTATACTATGGAAAGATTTTTTAAAAGAATAGAAGAATACTTAGACAGTGAAATTAAAAAAGCTGTAGTTATTCCTAAAGTAAATTATCTTGAAATCACTATTTACTTAATTTAACAAAAGGAGATTAATTCTCCTTTTTTCTTTTTATTTATGTAATCGTTTACATTATGAATTATTTTATATGCCGCACCTATATATCCAGGCTCCAGGCTCTAGGCTTTCTAGGCTTTCCAGGTATATGGGGGTATTAAATTTTGGAAAATATTGGAGTTAGCCTGAACTAACTCGGCCTGGCAAAATTCTTATGAATAATTTTTTTTAGATGTCGATCGAGGTTCTTAATCTCAAATCTTTGACTTCCTCAATTATTCGTGTTATACTTTAATTAAAGGAGGTGAGATGATGTAGAAATTTAAACTTGATTTCTCCATCTATTCTTCTAAAGACCGTTTAGAAGCAATAAAATCAATCCCTCTGGAAACTTTAACCAAATCTGAGCTTGAAACAATTACAAACTATGTACTTTATGGAAAAGATGAAGACGGAACTTCTTCTGTCGATAGAAAAGAAATTCAAATTAAAACTAAATTTAACTCATATAGGAAAGATAAAGATAAAATTACAAGTTTAGATGCTTTAATGGAGTCTCCTACATTTGATGAAAGCTCATTTTCTAGTTCCCCAACACACTGGAAAAATGTTAAACCAACAATTGATAAGGAGAAAGATAAAGATATTCCAAATATGAGGGAACTTTGGACCGAAATTGAAAGACTTAGTACTATTCAAAAATAGAATGAAGGTAAGGAACCACGGCAACCGAATTGTCCTGAACTTACTTCTACCCAACTTTACTACTTAAATCATTTGTTAATTGAACTTAGAACCCAACAATACTACTTAGTAGATTCAGTTCGTCCTACAATTTTTGCAAAAAAGAACAAAGCTCAATTTCATCCAAGCCCAGTTCAAGACCAACTTAATTTTCCGATTTTACCAAGAGGTCTTTTTCATCATAAGGATGATTTTTATTTTTAGAATCCACATGAGGACAAAAGTGAAATCAGTGCCGCGGCACCAAATGAGGATAAAATTCTTGAAGGTAATAAGCCTTATTTGGACTTTAGAAAAGAGGAACATCTGTACTGGATGATTTAGTTTTATAAGGAAATTGAAGCGGCGGCTCAATATCATCCAGATTCAATTCTTTGGAACTTATTATGGACTCTTGACTTTTATATTGAAAAAGCAGGACTTTCGCCGCAGCAGCGTCTGATTGTAGAGCTTAAGAAAAACCAAACCCCTAACAAACAGATTTGTGAAGAACTCCAATCCCAACTTGGAATTAGTCACAGAGAGAACTATATTAGTACTATTTGGAATAAAGCGGTTCGAAAGATTAAGGATGCGGTTGAGCTTAATTATGATGAGTGGCTGTGCAAAGATTATGAGAAAGCTTGGAAGTAGTGCTCAAGATGTGGAAAGTGGTATTTGAGAGACCCCCGAAATTTTGTGAGAAAAGCAAAAGCACTCGATGGTCTTACTGGCCGCTGTAAGAAATGTGATAAGGAATTAAGAGGTTAAGAGATAAATGACAAAGAAAGGAGAAGAAAAAAAGGCTGTTGAATTTCTGAGAGAAATTTCAAAATTAGAACTTTTAGACTTACTTGCAATTGGAAATATTTTGGAAGTTGAAGAAATTGACCCATTTGAGGACTATGTGACTGAAATTGTGAGAAATTATTTGAAAAAGTCTAGGAAGATTTAGAGAGAACTTTTGAAATTAGCAAAAGATGTTCAGAAAGACAATAAAGCTATTTAGAAAGAAAAAGAAAAAGAGAACCCAACTCTCTGATTGAAAGTTAAAGTTAGAGTTAAAAGAGAACCCAACTCTCTTTTAGCTTTAAATTATAAATTATGATGTGCCGGCTTGTATAAATTTAAGATAAACTTCCTCTAAAGTTTTCAGACGGCGGCACAAGGAGATGAGGATTATGGCACTTAAGAAGTGTACGAAATGTGGAGAAGAGAAAACCACAGCCAACTTTATTGGTTGTAACTCTCCTCTTCACACTGGCAGTCTTCCAATCTGTAGGACTTGTATTGATAAGATTATTGCTGCAGCCCCTGATGATAAACGATGGAACCAAGTTGATAAACTTTGCTAGTGGGCCGATGTTCCATTCGTGCCGGCCCAATGGCAAAAAATTTATGATGGCGGCGCAAAAGATGCGTTTGGCCGTTATATGAGTATTTTTAGAAATGAAAAATATGAGACTTTGGATTGGGGAATGTATAATGATGTTTACTTGAAACTTTAGGAAGAACATCGAGTTGAAGATGCTATTCCAGAGTTGAGAGAAGAACAATTCAGAAAACTAAGAAACAAGTGGGGGCCTAATTATGATGATGGGGAATTAGAATACCTTGAAAATTTACATTAGGGACTACTTGAATCGCAGAATATTGTTGGTGCTTTAAATGAAGACCAAGCACTTAAACTCTGCAAAATTTCACTCATTATTGAACAGAAAATTAGAGAAAGAGCAGATTTCTCTAAGGACTTGCGTGCTTACGATGATTTATCGAAATTAGCTAATATTACTCCAAAATCAGTTAAGGATGCTAATGAATTTAATTCAGTTGGAGAACTTATGGCTTACTTAGAAAAAACTGGTTTTGTCAATAAATATTATGATGGCGCGGTAAGAGATGAAGTTGACTTCTGCATTAAAGATATTAAATACTGGTTATAGTATTTGTATGTTAATGAGAGCGGAGTTGCAGATGAAATTGAATTAAGAATTAACAATCTTAAGACTAGTGCGGCAATGACAGGCGGCACCTTTAATGAAGAAGAATTTAGACAATATATGAAAGAATAGGGGTCTTCACCTATTACGGAAGAAGATTTTGAGGTGAATATCTAATGGAAAACGTTGAGATATTAATGCCACAAACCATTCTAAATACTGTTCACTTTGTGATGAAAGATGTATCTAAGAAATTCTATCGAGATGGAGTTGAATTAGAAAAAGGTGCGGTCATCACAAAACAAAGAATTGAAAAACATCGAGAGCTGTATGAGTAGATTATGAATACTTGGTCAGTTTATCCTGACTTGTATTTAAAAATGATTACTCCTACAACTTCAAAATTTAAACTAAAATTCTTTTAGATTATTTTTATAAGAGCTTGCTTAAGACACGGAAGACTTTTGACTATTGCGCCCAGAGCTATTGGTAAAAGTTTTATTTGTATTTTGGCTCTTTATTTAATTTGTATTTTTAGACCTGGAAGTCACGTCAGAAAGGCGCTACCGTATCGTGAGGTGCGGCAGAAAAGATTGGTTAAACGCTGGGAACTCCGAGAGTTACTAAACACTACAATAAGCAAATCCTCGCTTATGAATGTTACGAAAGTAGAAACAAGTTTTAGTAATCGGCCTATGGTTAAAGCCTAAAGGCTATTAGAGGACAATCAGCACTAGAGGAGGAAATAATGACAGAAGAAAATATTAGACGTAATGTTGAAAAGCATTTTGGTAAAGTTGATTTTGAATTAATTGAGTTTAGTAAATATAATTAGCCAGTAACTTATAAATGTTTACATTGTGGAAAAGTTTTTACGTTAAAAAGATTAGATAGTCTTTATAATTCAAAAAGAACACGTTTTTGTAGATGTTTACCTTATCCAATTAATTCACCAATGCTTATCTCCTTAAAGGATGCACAAAAAAGATTAGATACGCTCTATCCTAATGAATTTTTAATTTTAGAAAAAGATTACCAAGGTTGGACTAAAAAAGCTCTGGTTAAACATTTAAAATGTGGAAAAATTTTTAAGATAAAGCCAAAAGACTTATTAGAATCAGGACATTGTCCTTGCACTAAAATACTTTCAAAAGGTGAAGAAAGAATTTCTGCAATATTAAATAAATATAATATTTTATATGAAACTCAAAAGAGATTAGAAGGAATAAAAAAAGCTCTTTTTGATTTTTATTTACCAGATTATTCTTTACTAATTGAATTTTAGGGAAGACAACATTATGAACCGGTGGAGCAATTTGGTGGAGAAAAACAGTTAATTAAATAGAAAGAAATAGATAGAAGAAAAAAACAAATTGCTTTAGAACAAGGATATGATATTTTATATATTAATTATAAACAAATGTCTAATATTGAACAACTTCTAGTTCAAAGACTATCCGTGACGGGAGTAGGGCTAAGCGGCCCGAAAAGCCAATCGCCTCGAAATGAGGATTGATATAGTCTGTTCGTTATGTGAAAGCATAAGAAGAAATTAAGTAGCGATTAATTTTGTAACAAAAAACTTTTAGGGATGTCCTGGTAAAGCACGAAAACTTGTGCCCTGTTACAGTAATGTAGCTTGAAGAATCTGTTTAAAAGCTGGAATATCTTAATATTCAATTGCCTTGGAAGAACTGTCCAATCTTCTTAAGGAGTCGAAAGACAGAAACAAAAATTGAATTGATATATGGTGAAAACCTAAGTATTACATAATAGACAATCAGCGACTATAAGGAGGACAAATGAAGTATACTTTAATATCTTATTAGAAAAAAATTAATGAAAAATATCCTTTAGAACATTTAAAGGTTTTAAACTATAATGGCTGTGAATAGCTTTGCTCTATTCAATGTTTAGATTGTGGAGAAATTTATACTAATAAAGCGAAAATTTTTACTCGTAATACAAAAGTTTCTGTTTGTAAAAAGTGTCATGGGACAAGAAAAGATACATTAGAAATACAACACAAGGTAGAATATTTATTAAAAAATAGTAAGCTAAAAGTAATAACTCCATTTAAAAATATTACTACAGATATGGAATTTAAGTGTCCTTCATGTAATGAAAATTTTAAAAGAAAACCTCAAGTCTTTTTACAAACTCAAAAATGTCCATATTGCGAATCTAGAGCGAAGAAGAAACCTCAATCTTTTTTTGAACAAGAGTTAAAAGAAAAATATGGTAATGAATATAAAGTGTTAGGTCAATATATTAATGCTCATGAACCAATTTTAATTGAACATCAACCTTGTGGTTTTAAATGGAAAGTGCGTCCTGCGGATTTACTACGAAAGGCGCCGTGTCCTAGATGTAAGAAAATATCTAGGGGAGAAAAAACAATAGAATTTTTTCTTAAAGAGAATAATATCAAATATATTTGGCAATATAGATTTAAAGAATTACCAGATTTAAGTTTTGATTTTTTCTTACCTTAGTTTAATCTTTTAATTGAATTTCAAGGAGAGTAGCACTATAAAGCAATTCCACATTTTGGGGGAATAGAAAAATTTAAAAGACAGCAATATAATGACAATAAAAAAAGAGAGTATTGTAAAAATCATAATTTTTTTCTGCTTGAAATAAAGTATACAGAAATCAATCAAATTTCTAATATTCTTAAAAAAACCTTATAGCTCAACGACTAAATACTCAAAGCGAGTTGAAAAACAGACTTCCTTTTAAAAGGAAGATGATATAGTCTAATCTCATAGGTGACTATGAGCCATATGGGTGATATGTAGCGAATATCACTAAATATTATGAAGGCGCCAAGGTGGCAAACCAAAAGATACATCAATTGTGGGAAATCTTTCCACTTTTAAAAGAAGAAATTTTAGGAGAAGGTAACTTCGGAAACGATTATGTTAAATTAACTTTCCGTAATGGCTCTCTCCTAGACATCATCTCACCATTAAATTCATCTCGTGGTAACCGTGCGACAGCCGGTATCCTTGATGAATTTAGAGACCACGACCCTGATGATGTAAACGAAATACTTCTTCCTCTTTTGAACGTTGACCGCCCAATGGCCAACCAAGACAAAAACCCTTATGAACCACAACAAGTTCAGTTGTGGATTTCATCTGCATCGGATAAAAATACATTTGCTTATGATAAGACGATTGAGATGATGGAGCTTGCTATCCTTTATCCTCAGAAAGTTTTCTGTTGGGGAATGGATTATAAAGTGTCTGTTAAAACAGGACTTTTGTCTGCCGACTTCTTAAATGAAATGAGAATGTCAAATACTTTTAGTGAACAAGGTTTTGCAAAAGAGTATATGAGTCGTTTTGTTGGAAGTTCATCAGAAGCTTGGTTTGATTATGATAAGCTTGCATCTAGAAGAAGATTGGTCAATCCAGAAACACACGAAATTATTAGAGAAGGTACAGAGAGCTTTTACTTAATAGCAGTGGATGTGGCTAGGAGAGGCTGTCAAACTGTTGCAATCATTCTTAAAGTTTTTCCAGGGGGAGACCGTTATACTGCCAATCTTGTTAATGTCTACGTTCTTGGTAAAACTGAAAATGAAAAAGTATTTGACCATCAAGTACTTGAACTTAAAAGACTAATAAAAGCTTTCAATCCAAAAGAAACCATCATAGATATAAATGGATTAAATACTAGTCCCCTTAGGCGGCGACGTCTAAGAGCAAACCCTTTAAATTGCTGGAAACCTAAGTTCTAAAGAATATGGCAATCAGCAGCTAAGTAGTGCCGCGGCACTAAAAGTTCAACGACTATTATGTAGGGTTCAAGTGAACTCGAAAAAGAGGGCTACTTTCTGAGTAGATGATATAGTCTCAACGTCTAGCGAAAGCTAGAGCAGCGAAAGCGGATACAAATTAACGACTTGTATCGAAGATAATGTAGGAATTGGTTTCGCCGACTTAATGATTAAACCAACCTTAGACCCTCGTACAGGAGAAATTCTGCCGGCCTATGGTTTTTCTAATCGTGATGAATATTTTGATATTCAGCCGCGTGATGCTAAGAAAGTTCTTTTTGGTATAAAAGCAACGAGTGATATAAATAGTCAAATGCACTCTGCACTTTATTCAAAAATTTATTCTGGTTGCTTGTCATTCTTAATTTCAGAGCGTAAAGCAAAAGAAAAATTAATGGCTACTAAAGTTGGTAGCAAAATGAAGCCAGAGCAAAAAGTAGCTCGTTTGATGCCACATGAATTAACTTCTCAACTTATTAATGAAATAATGAATTTAAAACCAAAACCAACGGGAGTTGAAAATAAAATTGCCGTTGAAATGATTAATAAGAGAATGACAAAGGATAAATTCTCCGCTCTTGAGATGGGTGTGTGGAGAATGTGTGAAATGGAAAATGAAGAAATTGCCCATCGCCGCAATCGAGGAATTGGAAGACGGCTAACATTTACCCGCTCAGGAGGTGGAAGACGTAAGTGACAGAAGAAACAGCAAGATTAACAAATTTTAAAAGTGCTTTTAAAGGCATGACAGCAGCATCGCAAGAAGCTTATGTTAAAACTGACAGAAAAAATGCTAAAACTAGAAATAGAGCTTATGATAGAAGAGAAATCGATTCTATTGTAGAAGGTGGCGACCCAATGCGCCAGGCAGAACTTTCTAAGCATTATTTTGAAACTAATGGTACATATAAACGTATTGTTCTTCACTATGCGACTTTTTTAACTTATAGCTGGATGTTAGTTCCTTCTTTAAAGAATAAAAAAGACTTAATGACCAATAAACAAGTTTCCAAAGCCTATTATGATGCTACTAAGTTTCTTACTAATTTTCAAGTTCAAAATAAATGTACGAAATTTGCTTTAGAAGTTTTTATCAAGGGTGGCTATTATGGCTTACTTAACTCAGAAGGCGGTAAAACTGTTCTTTAGGATTTACCTTTTGAATATTGTCGTAGCCGCTTTAAGGATATAAATGAAATTGATATTGTTGAATTTAATTTAAAGTTTTTTGATTCTATTAGGGATAGCGACCTAAGAACTGAAATTCTTAAAACCTATCCTCGTTTAATTAGAAAGGCTTATAATACATTCAAATATGCGAATGGTCCACATTGGATATTCTTGCCAGCAGATATGGGTGTTTATTTTTGTTTTTCAGAAGAAAGACCATTCTTCTTAGACCTTATTCCTCTTATTGATGATTTAGAAGATTATAAAGCAATGGATAAACAACGAAATGAGCAAGCTCTTAAGCGTATTCTTGTTCAAAAAGTTGGCGTTGATGGCACAAGACTTGTTTTTGAGCCAGATGAAGCAGAAGAAATGCACGAAGGTGTACTTGATATGCTTTAGAATAATACAGATGTTGATGTTGTTACAACTTACAACACAGTTTCGTTGCTTGATTTAAGTAGTACAGACGATGAGAAGACTCAGATTGAAGAAGTTCAAAATCTTATTTATGAGTCTGCCGGCCTATCAAAAGAATTTTTCTTTTCAACAACAGATACAGGTTTGGAAGTTTCTGAAAAGAATGACTTAGCAATGATGATGGTCTTAGCTCAAAAATTTGCTCATTTCTTTACTGTTCTTACAAATACAAAATTTGAGAATAAGAAAGTTGACTTTAATTTTATCATTCTACCTGTAAGTTATTATAATAGTGATACTTATGTTGATAAGGCAAGAGACCTTGTTTCATTTGGTTATAGTTTTATTACTCCAGTAGTTGCAACAGGACTTGACCAAACTAGCCTTTCAAATTTAAAATTGCTTGAAAATGATTTACTAAATCTTGATGATATACTTAAACCGCTTCAGACTTCTTATACTCAATCAGATAAAACAATTAGTGAAGTTAATGCGGCGAAAGATGCTGAAGACTAGAAAAATAAAGGACAGTCTAATACTGACCCTCAATCAGATGACGCCGCGGCATCGTCTGATATAAATAAAAAAACAGAGGAAGGTGAACAGTAATAGTGGAAAGTTTAAAATTTAATCAAAATTATGATAAAACTGTTCCCCGTAATTTAGATGTCACTCTTTATGGAGAGCTTGAACCTTATAATGAGGCGCTCTCCAAATGTAGAGTACGAATTTTTTATAGGGGACTAAATAGAAACCGCACTTATATATCAGAGGATTTTGCTCAGCAACTTATTAATTCTCTCCCTTATACTCCAATTAAAGGAATTTTTGATTCTGATGAAGTTGACTTTAAAGACCACGGCAAGAAGAATAATGAAGGAAGAATTTATGGAGTTGTGATGGCAGACCCAAATTTTGCTTGGGAAGAACATGAAGATTGTGACGGTGTAGTTCGCAAATATGCTTGTGCAGATGTTCTTCTTTATACCGCCCTTTATTCCGAAGCAAAATTAATCCCTGGTTCATCTCAGTCTATGGAAATTAATCCATATACATTTGATGGTAATTGGGAAATTTATGATGATGGAAAGCCTTTCTTTAAATTTACTAAAGGTAGTCTTTTTGGACTTCAAGTTCTTGGTATGGCAACAGAACCATGTTTTGAAGGCTCGGCTTTCTATTATAATCTAATAAAAGATGATTTACAACCTTTTATTAGTTATATTAAAAATATCACAAAGGAGGAGAAACAAATGGCAGAATTGAAATTCAGACTTTCTGATTCCGAGAAAGCCCGCAAAATCTTTCAGGCATTAAATGAAGGCGTTGAAGATTATGAGGATATAAAATATTGGCTTTGCGACGTTTATGATGATTACGCTGTTGCTCAAGAAAATACTGTAGAGGGTGGCTATATCAGAGCTTATTACACAAAGAATGAGGACACAGTTACAATAACAAAAACTGAGCCTTGTTTCATGCTTGATGTAACAGAAGTTGAAAAAGCAGCACTTGAAGCAATGAAAGCAGCTAGTGGTACTTATGAGCAGGTTTCAGCCGATTATAGTGCTCTTGAAGCTAAGGTCGCTGAAATGACTACAGAAACAGAGACTCTTAAGTCTAGTCTTACAGCAGCAGAGGAAGCTAAGGCAACTGCTGAAGCTGACCTTGCAACTAAATCAACAGAATTTGAGGCACAGAAAACTGAACTTGACGAGAAGATTGCTTCTTATGAAGCTAAGGCGGCAGAAGATAAGGCTGCTCTTGAAGAGGCAGCAGCTAACTATGCTAAGCTTGAGTCTGAAAAAGTTGAACTTGAAAATAGTAAAAATGACTTAATTAATGAGAAAGAACAGCTTGCTGCTTTTAAAGCTGGTATTGAAAAAGACCAGAAAGAGCAGTTGCTTTCTAAATATAGCGAGCACCTTGATGATGCTTCAATGGAAGCTCTTAAGGAGAATATGGACAAATATTCTGTTGTAGATTTCAAAAAAGAAGTTTGCACTGCCGCAGTAGAACACGACCCAACCATCTTTAATAAGAGTGGAGAGCCAGACCGTTTTTATTCCAAAGGTGGTAATACAGCAGATAAGTTTGAAGGACGTACTGCTGTTGAGAGACTGTTAAATAAACATATTAATGGAGGTAATAAATAATGATTAGACGTTTTGACTGCAAAGGTTTTGGTCAAATCGAGCCTAGCCAGGTTTGGTTCACACGTACTGGTATGGTTGAATCTCAGTGCTATCTAGATGAAGAGAAATTCGCTGCTAGTTTTCCAATGACTCCAGCAGAAGCAGAAGATGGCAAGATTTACGCAGAGAATGGTGCTTTTCTTATGGTAGATAAGGCTAATAAGACAGCTACTCTTCCAAATAAGACAATGAGTGATGCCGGCTTCCCTATGGGTATTAATTATTCATCAGAGAAGATTTACAATCAGTATACTCCAGGCCGTAGAAACTTTGCAATGATTGCAGGTGAGTATCTGCCAAGAATTGGTTATGTTGAGCCGGGTATGAGAATTTGCACTAACTCTGTATGCTGGGATGACACAGTATTCACAGTAAGCGATGAAGATAATGACTCTCCTTCTGTTCAGATGTATAAGAAAGTTAAGGAGCAGCTTAAGACTCCAGGAGCAAATCCTATTTATGCTTATGTAATTGATGATTCTAAGCTTTCTGCAAATGAAAAGACACAGGGTAAGCTTGTTATCGGCGCATCAGTAGATAAAGCTCTTGGTGGAGTTTATGCACAGGTTGTTGAGGCTTATACAAATGCAGACACGACTCTTTCCTTTAAGATTCAGTTTGTAAATAAGCCTGCTAAGTAATTTGGGATTAGGAGGTAAGAAAATAATGAGTATGGATAAAAGCGCAATTAAAGATTTAGTCGTTTGCTCTTTCTGCAAAAAGAATCCTGACCCTACAAAGTATTCACAGGAAGATATTAAGGCAACCCTGAGAGACGAGATTCACTCTATTGCTAACGACTATAATTCATATAGACGTAATAAGCTTGACCTGTTCGAGATTATGCAGGAAGCTTACACAGAAATTCTCCCTAAGTCAGTTGAGGACTTCATGGGTACTTTTGCTGAGATTAAGAGAGTTGCTAATAATGAGAAGGCTCAGTTTGTAGTTACAACAGGTCGTAGACGTGCTAAGCAGTTTGTAACAGCAGTTTCTCTCTCTGGTGTTTATGAGTCTTTCAGACTTGATAAGAATACATTCGAGGTAGGCGGCCATGCAATTGGCGGTGCTGCTTATATTGACTTTGAGAGATATATTTGCGGTGACGAGGATATTTCAGAGTCAACAGAGATTCTCCTTGAAGGTCTCCAGGAAGCTATTTATGGCGAAATTCAGAAGGCTCTTCTCGCAGCAGTAAATGCTGATGATCGTCCAGCAAACAACAAGGCAATTGTTGCAGGCTTCGATGCACAGGTTATGCAGGACCTTTGTATGGTAGCTGGTTCTTATGGTAATGGTGTAACAATTTATGCTGCTCCAGAGTTCGTTGCAGCAATGGGTGCAGATGCTATTGGTCTTCCAATGGTATATCCAGTTGGTGGCTCTGCAAATGGTGTTGCAACTCCTGTTTACAATCCTCTTAATATTGATGAGATTGCAAGGACAGGTAGAATTAAGACTTTCAGAGGTAATCCAATCGTTGAGATTCCTCAGTCTTATACAGATGAAACAAATACAACTACAATTGCTAACCCAGCAGTAGCTTATATCTTCCCTAATGGCAGAACAAAGCCTGTTAAGATTGTTTTTGAAGGCGATACACAGGTAGACGAGTTCAAGAACAGAGATAGAAGTTTTGAAATTGAAGCTTATCAGAAAGTTGGCGTTGCTATTCTCACAAACTATGACTGGTGTGTATATGTTAATACAGACCTTCAGGATAATGAGAAGTATCCAACTAAGTACGAGACAAAGTTTGCTTAATTCTTAATGCAAAATAAATAAATACCAATGAAAGAAGTGGTGGGTGAGATAGCTCACTCACCATTTTCTTTTGAGTTAAAAGGAGGAAAAAATAAATGGCAGAAAGAATGGTTGTTCTTAAGAATATGGTTAATGGTAAAGTTGTTGTTAACAAGCCAGCCTATGGTGTAAGACGTGTTTGGAATAAAAGAAATCAGCCTATGGCAATTGAATATGATACGGTTCAGCAGTTGCTTTGGGACCCTGGTTTTAGAAATATGATTGACAGTGGTATTCTTTATATTGAAAATATGAAGGATAAGATTGATTTGGGTCTTGAGCCTGTTGGTACAGAAGAGCCTGTTAATATTATTGTTCTAACAGAAACTGAAATGAAAGAGCTTTTGACTACTATTCCTTTTAGCGTATTTAAAAGAAAAGTTTCTGAACTTTCAAAAGTACAGGTAGATAACTTAATTTCTTACGCTGTGGAAAATGAAATTGTCAATACTGAAAAATGTAAATATTTAAAAGAGGTTACAGGTAAGGATATCCTTGCTAGTATTAGCCGCAAACAGAATATGGAAGAAGAGGATAAGGCTGCTCGTTAATTTAAAATAAAGGAGGCTAGTTATGATTACATTAATGGACGTTTATAATGCCTTCTTAGGAAAAGTAAATGAAGATGATTGGTCACATTGCTATTCCAAAGATGACTTAGAATGGTTTATGAAAGACTGGCGTACCTTCTTAAATGCGGCACTTGCTTATTTTAAATTTCCACGTTGTAGTTTGGAAATTAATGAAGAAACTTAGTCTTTTAAGGACACTAATATGTCTCAAGACGAAGTACAGATACTTGCCACTTATATGAAATATGAGTGGTTGAGTAGAACTGTAGATTCTTGGGAAAATATAAAAACTCAATATGATGAAAAAGATTTTTCTCAGGCGAACTTGCTTAAAAATTTTATCTCTCTTAAAGAGCAAGCTTTTGAAAATGCGGCACATCTAGAAAGAACTTATTATCGCTCGAGAAATAAAAAACCTTATCATTATGGACGTCTTGCCGGTGGCAGGAAACGACTTAAATGAGTGATAATCAAGAAATAATCATAGAAGCCTATAAAGATAAAATGAAAAAACGTCTTTATGGGCTTTTAAAAGAAAGAGAGAAAAATGGCGAATGGGAAAAATTTTTAGACACTATTTTAATTGAATTAGAGGGATATAATGACTCAAGCAAGACGATTGATTATTATACTCTCTATGCAAAGCTTTCTTCTTGTAGATATTTGTCTTATAAATATTATCGTAAAACAATCTTTGAATGTATGAATTTATTTGATAGGATAAGAATAGAATGAATTATTTTGAAGATGTTTATTTAAAACGAATGAATATTGACGGACAGACTCAACAAGACAGAGTTAAGACTCGTAAAGAAAAAGAATTTGATAGATTGTTTTTAAAAAAGACAGAATATTAGGTTTTACTTTACGGAGTTAATGGAGAGCAAAGAAATGATATTTGTTCCCTTTAGCCAAATAAGTGGAATGAGAGTAATTTAATTGGTAATTTACTTATGTCCACTAGTGCCGCAGCCCTCAAAACAGGGGATATACTTAATATAAGACAACAGATAAAAAATGAAGTACAAGATAGAATTTGGCTTGTGCTATTTGTAGAAGCAAATCTCACCAAAGGCTATCAACTTTTTAAGTGCATTTGTCTTGATGAAGAGATTAATATTACTGATGAATATGGAACAACAAAAGAAGTTATTCCTGTTAAGTTTATTAGTGCTACTTCATCGTTTATACAAGATAATTTCACACTCTCTGCTGGCGGCTATCGTGAAAATGACACAAGCCGCGGTTTTGTAACAGCAGATTGTGAAATTTTAAAGAAAGGAATTCATTTTATCTATAAGGATAAACGATGGGAAATTTCAGGTAAGGATAATATTAGTATTGATAATGTGGCTTACACTTTTATTAGAGAAAAATTAATGAAAGCAGAGGAGCCTATATCTTCAAAGGAAATTCCTGTTGGAGAAGATGATAATTTCTTTTTAATAGGTAGGTGATAACATGGAGTCAGTTGTAAAATATGGTCAAGAAATTGGCCCGAATTTGATTAAAATTGCTAAGAAGCTTTTACAAAATGAAAACTTACTTATGCTTCTAGAAAACACAGACTTAGACCCGCTTAACAAAGATTAGCATCCTGAGTCACCAAATCCTGCTGAAATTTTTAATAAATTAATAAGAGTAGTTCCGCTTATTACTCCAGATGAACAAAATACAAAGTCTAAAATAATTCTCTTATTTACTGGCGGCAACGTCGGAGGAGATAATTATGATAATGAAAATTTATCTTTAGATATCTATGTATATTGTCCTTTTGATGAATGGCGTATCGCTGGAAATACATTAAGACCATTTGCAATTATGTCTGAAATTCGTAAATCTTTACAAGGTAAAAGGATTAATGGCTTGGGCGAAATTCAATATAATGGCTTTACATCAGCCCTTATGACAAATCAAATGGGTTCTTATGAGATGTCCTTTACTATAAATGCTTTCTCTTAATCAAATTGAAGAAATTAAAGAACAAGCTTACTGCGGAAAACCAAGCCAATTACCAGGAGTTTGTTTGGTCTATCCTTTAACTATTTCTGAAATTATGTCAATGGGGCGAAGTACCTATCAAGGCTATTTAGGAACTTTGCTTCTTTCAGAAACAGATATTTCTGCACTCATAAAAGAAAAGACAGGAAAAGAACCTCCGATTGAATTTATCAATCCTCTTGCCTATCTTCTTGAAAGTGCGGATAAGGATGATAGATATTTATTAGAACTCTAGTAGATATTTTCTACTTTTATAAAAGAGGAAGTTCTTTTTCTTCCTAAAATGAAATCAATTGTCGTAGGCAGTCCAAAAGAAAAGCGGCTTATTACTCCTCAAAATTTTGGAGATTTTCAAACTATTTTGAAAATTCAAAATAAAAAAGAGATTAAAGAGCCGCCTCCGGAGAATGAATCACCGGGACAACGAAAAATGCGACTATTACGAGAGAAAGTTGCTGCTGTTAAAAAGAAGCAAGCTGAGAAAAACAACGAGGGGTAGTCTTTCTTAGAACTCCTTGAAATAGCGGATACTTTCGGAATTGATACAATGAATTGTTCACTTCTTAAATTTTATAATCTTATAAAACGTTATCAAATGAGAGAGAAGTGGGATTAGGATTTGCAAATGCTTTGTGCAGGTGCAGACCCTAAGAAAATGAAAACAAAATATTGGGGCGAAAGCTCCGAGGAAAAATAAGGAGGTTAAGTAAGAATGGCTAATCAGAATCTTTTTGAGAAGTATGGTATTCGTGATGTCGCTGATGTTACTCTTTACCGTATTGAAAAGAAAGAACAGACTTTTGAGTCTCAGAGAAAAATTGCCGCAAGCTCTATCCTGAAGGGTGCTCTTGAACTCCGTACCGTTTATCCTATGATTAATGGTGTCGGTGATGAGGAAGGCTTTGATGCTCTCGTATTTACAGAAGCAACTATTAATAAGGGTACAAACTATGACTGCGATGACGTAGTTAAGCTTGATACTAAGATTAAGGTTATTTATAAAGAGAGCGCGGCTAGTAAGCCAAATGATAATGAAATTCTTAAGAATGGTGCTATAAACTATATTAAGACAAATTTTGAAGCAATCTTTAAAAATGCTTTTAGTGCTGACAAGGGTAAAGAAGTTGAAGAAGCTTCTAAGGGCTTTGTAGTTGAACTTGGTCTTGCAAAAGAGCAGGAAACAGGTATTGTTTACAGTGCTGAAAAGATTAAGGCTGCTCTTGCTTCTGATAATACTACTGTTGCTGCAGCAGGTGACATCAACGTTGAAGTTGTTGAGCCACTTGAAACAGAAGAAGTTATTACAGATGAAGAGACTACAGTATATAATTCTGAGGGCACATTCCTTGTAACAGCAGTTGTTGACCTTAAAAATGAGGATGAAAAGGCAACTGGTGTTTATGAGAATGAAAATAGTGCTACTCCAGACCAGAACCTTGAAATTGGTACTCATGAGTATACTTATCCAGAACAGATTTGTATGCTGTTTGCAAGACGTCAGAACATCATTGCTAAGACTGGTGTAAGATATGTTTTTGAAAATGCAGATGAAATCTTTGGTGATATTGCTTTTAATGACAATTTTGCCGCAGCACCTAAGTCAGCAGAAAAAGTTGTAGTTGCTGGTCTCGTAGGTAGGTTTGATGAAAGCACATATGACCTTGAAGAAGTAAATGGAGTTATTGCTCAGCTGAGAGATACTCTTGAAGCTAAGGCTTATGATGTAACTTATAATGATTACGCAGAGCTTGTTGTAGAGGACGAAATGGGTTACTTTAATCCTAAGTTCCTTGGTAAGGATTATGTAAGAAAGCAGGGCGTTGGTTCAATCACATTCTTTGGCGAGAACGGCTATAAGGAGTATGTTGGTGACAACGTTGACGTAGCAATTAAAGACGCTGAGATGTGGAGCGATGGTGTTCATTACAGTATTAATGATGCTATTGATGCTTTGAGACAGAAGAAACTTGTACTTGATACAAGTGAAACTAATGGTGCTGTTGGTATTGAGTCTATTTTCGGTGGCTATAAAGTAGGTTCTAAGGAAGACCCGAAGGCCGGCACAGAAGATACTGTAAATGCTGATAATATTTATAATTATAAGGTAGATAAGACAGGTGCACTTGCTGCTGCAACAAATAAAGATGGTGAAGAAGTTACTTCTAAGTATCCTCTTGAAAATGTTGTAACTGCTGTAAGTGAAATCGGTCGTGCTGGTGTTGCTTTTGATAAGGCCCTTAGAGTTGATACTGCTGGTAAGACATCTAACAGAGCGATTTATGTTAAAGTTGATAATTCAGTTGACACAGCGGCTGGTGCTTACATCTATCTGTTGAGAAATAAGAACTTTAAGAAGCTTTCTCTTGATAAGGAAGGTATCTTTAAGTTTGTTGATAAGGCTGGCAATGTTCTTTATTATCAGGATAAGATTTTCAAGGGTATTGAGTATCTTGCTCTTGTAGTTCTTGGAGATAAGGGTCTTATCTTTGTAGTAAATCGTCACGGCACTCAGAACATTGAAAGAGTTGCTTGGATGATTAATGATAAGGGCTATGTAACAGATAGTCAGGCTAAGTTGCTTGTTGAGAATGGACTTATCCATACAACTGATATTACAGTTAATGATGAATCATTTGAAGCAACTTGCACAGTTGGCAAGATGAAGATTCACAAGACAAAGAAGATGACTAATAGATATACTCCTGTTCTCTTCCTTGATACTCTTAAGGTTTCAACTCTTGAGCAGACAGCAAGTGATTCTTATGCAAAAGGTGGCCGTGGTAATGCAAATCTCATTGGTTGGGATTATGGTAAGGAGATTACTCTAAGTATTGATGATGCTCTCTTTACTCCTGCTTCTATGAGTGCTATCTTTGGTGCAGGAGAGAATGGTGACATTCGTAAGGGCGTTAAGGAAGCCAAGACTATTGATAGACTTGAAAAAGTAACTGCTAAGAGAAACTTTATTGTGCCGGCAGGCAATAGTAAGGGAACTCCTTCTGAGGCTGATAAAACTGCACAGGCAGTATTTATTGACCCTAACACAATGGAGCCTTATGCTGATGGTACTCCAATCGCAGAGGGCGAGAAGTTCCTTAAGTTCACTCGTTCAATTGCTTATGAGGGTCAGTCTATTGGTAATGTAATTGAGATTTCTGCTGAGAAATTCCCTGGTACTTACAAAGTTGTAGGTGATACTTACATCAAAAATAAGGAGACAGGTGAAGACCAGAGATTCCAGTTCATCATTCCACAGGCTAAGATGGGTTCAGAGCAGACTATTACACTCGAGGCCGATGGAGACCCAACGGTAAACATAAATGCTGTTGTAAAAGTTGCTTAATTGCTGGGAGTTCCTTAGAGGTTAATAGCTACAACGTAAGAAGTAATTCTAAGCGTGAATGCTTGAAAATATTAACATTGGATAATCAGCAGCGAAGTATCAATTAATGCTCTCTAATTAAAGAAAATGAGTATTTAATTGATGAACGTTCAACGACTATCGAAAATCTATTAAAGATGAGTAGTTAGGGTTCAAGCGAACCCGAAATGGCAACCTTTTCTTTTATAAAGAAAATGAAGATATAGTCTCAACTTCCAATGAAAATTGGAGAGTGGTTTAGCGAACCACGAAAGATAATTGGTTTAGTTTCAACATGACAGTTCTTCGTCCAGACGATGGCAAGATGGTAAGACTTGTATCTTACGATGTTATTGAGAATGAAGAAGAGAATGATGGCTCAACAATGGTTAAGGGCACAGAGAATCTCAACCTTCTTGATGATGCTGAACTCTTTAAGATTAGTGACGACAGCGAAGAGGATGAGTCATTTATCGGAGCAACTGAATTTTAATTAAAAGAGGTGTTAAAAGGTGAACATTTTTGACCAGTACGGTATAAAAGATGTAGCCGACGTAACACTTTACAGTATCCATAAAAAGAAAGATGGTAGCGGCGGGGTCTATTATGTCCCCGCTCTCTATCTTGATACTTTAAAGGTTTCATCGGTTGAGAAAACGGCAAGCAACACTTGGTCACAAGGCGGCCCAGGTAATAGCAGATTAATTAATTGGGATTATGGAAAGGAAATTAACGTAACTCTTGAAGATGCCCTTTGTACGCCTGCTTCTCTCGGTCTTTGTTGGGGCGGCATTTTAAGTGCCGATTGGAAAGACGGAAAAATTGATTATAATACTGAGGTTTGTAATTGCCGCAATCCAGTAAATAAAATTTCCAGAATGGAAAAAGCTATTTATCCTAGAACAAGTAATGACCCTAGTGAACATATAATTAGTAGACTTCTGCCACAAACTGGTACAGAAGGAATGTCAATGGATTTACTGAAAAAGTCAGAAGTTGTTGATGGTACTAAAATTCAGGGTGTTGGAACTGTTTTAGGTCATAGTTATAGATGGCGTTTAATTCTTGAGTCTGGCGTAAGGTCGGTAGCTCAAGTTCCAGATAGATTTTTTGATATAGAAGGTAGAAGCTATCCAATTGATTGGAACTCAAAGGTTTCAGTTTTCAATGGTGAAGCGGCTGCTTATTCTAATTTCAAAGATGCAGTAATTTACAGAGTAGGTCCAGCGGCAGAAAATAGTAAAGCAAAACCTTATATTATTTTTGATGCTTGGATGGATATTGCAGAACATGAACAAAATAATGGACAGGATGAAGTCGCAGAAAGTTTGCAGAAATATTTGACTAAGTATAAAGAGAATTTGTCTGCTCATACTGTTGCTTCTGTTGATGAAGACAGTGCTAATGCAGCACATATTTTCCCACCTTCTAATGTTTCTAATATTAAACTTCCTTTAACTCAGGCTACTTTCCTTGCAATTGTAGTTGATAACAATGATGTATATCACACTTATGTTACTAATGCAACTGAGGATAAGATAAATAGTACAAGCGATAGAGAAATTACTTGGTATGAGCCTGCTAAATAGATTATTACATCTCAGTTTAAAGGTCTTGATATGTGGATTCGTTTTGAAAGTATTAATGAAATGATTTATTTCATTATTACTAAATATGAGAATGATATATTAAGCATTAAGGCTGCTTATAGAGCTAAGCCATCAGATACAGTAAAATGGGTTAAGAAGATTTATGAAGTTAATGAAGAAAATGTTGTTGCTGAACCACAAGGTCATCTATACACGAGAGGTAAGCTGATAAGTGTTTCTACTGTTAGTGAAAAGGGAACTCCTATTGAGAACACTACTAATATTGAACTTATTAGTGGAGTAAAACGTTGGGTTGAGTATGTAGAAGCTCCACTTGATAAAGATACTGAGAATCCAGATGCTGTTGTTGGTAGAGACACTACTATTATGGAAGATTATGATAACTCTGATATTAATGAAAAGACAGAAGGTAAGCTTTGGGCTTATGTAAATCCTCGTACAATGAAGCCATTTACAGACGATTATTGGATGCACCAAGGTGAGCCATATTACATTAAATCTCTTACTATTGCACCGGCAGGTAAACAGATTAAGGGTAATAAAATTGTGGTTAAGGCAGACCAGTGGCCAGGTATGTATATGTTTGTTGGTGAAACTTATATCAGAGATAGAGATACTGGCGAAGACCAGCGTATGCAGATTAAGTTCCCACAGGTTAAAGTTAAGTCTGACCAGACAATTACACTTGAAGCTGATGGCGACCCAACTACTTTCAATCTTGACCTTGAGGTTGCTAAACCAAAGGTTGGAGCAATGATGGAAATTACTGCTTATGAAATTGCACCTAAAATGGTTCGTGGCGAAAATGGATGCTTCTATGCAGTTGATGGCTCTTCTGAGGTTGTAACAGAATAATATAAAAGGAGGCGATTAAAGTGAACATATTTGATTAGTATGGAATTAGAGACGTTGCAGATGCAACTCTTTATGGTATTACTTATGATAAATATGAGAATGAAGTTTATATACCAGTAATTCATTTTGACACTTTAAAAGTTTCCTCTACCGAGCAAGTCGCGGAGCAAACATCTGCCCGCGGCGGCCCTGGTAATGCAGAACAAGTTATTTGGGACTATGGTAAGGAGATTACTTTAACACTTTAGGATGCTTTATTTACACCTGCTTCTCAAAGTTTAGCATGGGGTGGTCTTTATGGTCTTAAAAATATTAAAATTAAGGGTTTTTGGGACCCATTCATATATGAGAATGATGAGTTTGGTAATCCAATTTATTGGATTAAAACTAATTTAACAAAAGAAGAATATGAAAAAATCAATAAAGATGGTATTGCAGCCCAACAAGCTTTAGATGCTGGGTTAAGCGTTGATGGTATTGATTTACAAGCACAAATAGACCTTATGAGACGTACTGAAAAATTCATTTGTCCTTGTGATAATGAAATTAAGTATGTGCTTTGGAATTTTGGTAGTGGTGCTTATAAATATTCTAAGTGGAATCGCTCTGATATAGTAGAAGATAATGTTAATCCAGTTAATGGCCATTTTATTGGCACTAATTTGGAAAGAGATGGAAAACCTGTTCGTTCTGCATCGGGATAGATTATTAAAATTTATACTGTTGATTATTTTAATAAAATAATAAAGTAGAAAATGGAACGAGCTGAGATTATAGTAAATAATTTCGGTTCTTTTTCTTTTAAAAACTTGAAAATTGGTTCAAGTAACGAAGATTATTAGATTACAGCCGAAGAAGCTGATTATATAGATTATTCAGTTAAAGATATAGAACACTCTGTTTTACAATATGAATGGAAAGATTGTGAAATGAGAATGTTAGGGGAGAATAAAGACTTGGCGGTAGAATCTGATGTAGATTTCTGTTATCAAAGTTTTTATTTTAATAATAATAAAAGAATTTAGTTTATTGATAAAAAAGGAGAATATAGTTCAACGTTAGACTTTTATGCAATAGCAAAGAAAGCTATAATTGATGCAGATGGTTATGAAAGAATTGTTTGCAGACCAGTCTTACTTGGTACGTTTTATATTATTGAAGATTTCAATATTCCTACTGTCTCTGAGGAATATGCTATTCAAAACATTGATAGTCATGTTAAGAATGTTCATTTTATGGATACCTTTAAAGAATATTGTGCCGCGAGACCATTTGCGATAAACGTTGATAATAACATTAAGAGTTATAATTTAGCACAATTGCCTGAATATAATCAAGCAATTTTGTCAGTTTATTATGACCCAATAACAATGCGACCTTATGAACCAAATGCTCATACTTTTGTAAGAGCAAATGGTTAGATAGTATAGGGAAATTTAAAGACATTCAAAGAAGGAGAACATTATCTTCTTTTTTCTCGTGACCGTGCGCCGGCACATCAATCTTTAGGACAACGCATTGAAATTAATGCTAAGAATTTTCCTGGAGTCTTTAAACTTGTTGGAGAAACATATATCAGAGACAGAGAGACTGGAGTAGACCAATGCTATCAAATTGAAGTTCCTCTTTGTAAATTAAGTAGTAATACTAACTTAACACTTGAAGCAGAAGGCGAGCCTAGTACTCTTGATATGACATTAAAAGTTTTAAGGCGTGAGAATGGACAAATGATGAAACTGACTCGTTATGAGACAAAATGTAGGAATAATGGCTCTACTTCTCAAAGAATAGTCCCGTTTGATATTCTTGATGAAGTTAATTATATTTACGAAGCACCTATAAATCATACAGTTCAGATATTGGCGCCACAGTAGCAAGAGGTTTTTTGTGTTGAACAAGATTGTCGAATTAAACAAGCCGACTATATTAAAGATAATCAGACACAAACTTATTTAAGATTGCCACTTGCTAATGAAAAAGAACTTTTACCTAATATTACGTCTATTGAAGATTTTGATTATGAAGAGTTTGAAAAAGAACATCGTAATCTTATCTTAATAGCTGAAATAGATGAAAATAAAAAGATAGTAGATTGGATAACTGCCGATAAAGTTACTAATTTAACTATTACTTATGGAGAGTGATATTAGTGAACTTATTTTAGAAATATGGAATAAAAGAAGTTGCTGATGTAACTTTTTATAGTATTATTGAAATTGGTGACGAAGAATTTTACGTTCCTGTTCTTTTTCTTGACACTTTAAAAGTTTCTAGTATTGAATAGGGAAGTGAAACAACAACTTCTAATGGCGGCTATGGTAATCAAAAAGTTATTTCTTGGAGTTATGGTAAGAATATTAGTTTATCTTTAGAAGATGCTTTATTCTCACCAGCCTCCATAAATATGACTTTTGGCTGGCTTCAATCTAAATTATCTAAATATACATCAGTAATTGCAAAAATTAATTTAGCAAATAAGTATGGTAGGTTGAATTATTCAACCTATGCTTATCCTTCTCCTAAACTGAGCGAAGAAGAAGAAGAACTTATTTATTTTGTCATTGGACAAAAATGTAAGACAATCTCTGCGATTGAGCAGATGTTCGGAACGCAGATAGGTAAGCAAGGAAATTTAGTAGGTTTAACAAAAGAATTTCTAAATGAGCCATATGTGGCAGAGATTAGAACTTTTATTAAACAAGCTTACGAAACTAGAGCAATTTATTCTATTGGAGACCGAAGGGCGGCGCTTCCTAATGAAGTAATTTAGCTTGTATTTGACTAGATTAAATATGTGGAACAATTAGGGAAAATTGATACTGAGAACTATGAGCTAGAAGTTGTAGATAGGTTTGAAAAATGTTGTGTCGAGTCAAAAGATGGCTTTAAGATTAACATGAAAGAGCAAATGGATAATCTTTTAAGTTATTACCTTGATGACAGAAGTCATGGCTATAATATCTATTATGACCCAAAAACGATGCAGCCTTTCTTTAAAGAGAATAGAGATGGCTATCATGTTATAAAAGAACAGACAGCAGATGAAACTTTAATACTTAAAGAAGGTACGGTTTACTATAAATGGAGTAGAACCCTTAAACCTAAGCTTGATGAAACTTCTCTTATTGGTAAAGCCTTAGTTATCAATGCTAATACTTTTCCAACAAACTTTAAGATAGTTGGCGAAACTTATATTAGAGAGCAAAAAACTCAAAAAGATTCTCGTTATTAGTTTGTAATTAATCATGCCGCAATATCAAATCAAACAAATATTGAATTGCAGGCAGATGGTGACCCAACTACTTTCTCAATGATAATAGATGTTCTTAGTCCTCCAAATGAAATAATGATGGAACTTCGTTAGTTTGATGTTGATGAAGATACTACTTGCGGCGGCACAAGAATTATTCCTCAAAGCTCTAAGTACAGTTATACTCCAACATTATTAGAAACTAAGAACATACAAATTGAAAATGATGAAATTTTTTAAGACGGCAGCAATGCCGCCTTATTTTTTTGGAGTAAGTTTATTTCAATTTTACTTTATCAATAGGAAATTAAAGGAGGTGGCTTATGGATAGCTTAATAGGTATTAAAGAACTTTATGACGTAACTATTCGTCTTAGACAGCCTATGGAAATAGGTAATCGAAAGTTTAGTATAAATGAACCAATTTTAACTTTTAAAACAGCGGAAATCGCACAAATTGGAGATACAAAATCTCGAAAAAAGGCAATTGGTGGTATTAATAATAGCTTATTGGTTGATTGGGAGCTTGATAAGGAAGTAAGCTTTGCTATATCTCATGGAGTTTTATCTCCTTTGAGCTATGCTTTATTAAGCAATTCTCAATTAAAAAATAAAAAAGTTAAATCTGTACCATTGTGTGAAATGGTTGATGTAATAGAAGATGAAAAGTGTAGTTATGTTGACCTGCGCCGCCCTCCTAATTGTTTAGAAGCAAGACTTGGCGTGCAGCCAAACCCAAATTTTGAACCTCTTCCAATGGGAAGGCGTCCAGAATTAACGCTTAAACCATTGCCGCCATCTCAATCAAAATGGATATTTTGTTATGATGTAGATACAGGTCGGCAAATAAAAATGTTTTCAATTTGTGGAAATAGAATAATATTTCCAGAAACTATGCATCGTAAGGTAATGGTAAATTACACTTGCGACTGTGAAGATAATATTAGGGAAGTGGAAGTTGGTAATCGACTTTTTAATGGTTTTCTCAAACTTGATGGGAAAATGAATGTAAAGGATGAAAAGAGTGGTAAAGTAACCACTGCGATATTGGAGTTGCCTAAAATTAAATTGTCTTCAAGTTTATCAATGAGGCTAGGAAGCGGATATAGTACATCAACTGTAGGAGATTTTTATTTTACTGCTTATCCAGAGGATGAGTTAAAGAAAAATAGTCCATTAGCGAAATTATCATTCTTAGATACCGACTTGACAGGGGATTATATATAATAGGGCGGCAGAAATGTCGTCCTTTTTTATTGGAGGTGAAATGATTGGCAGGAGAATCAGAAAAAAAATTATCTTAGTTAAATTTATTTGCTCCTGTTCGATATTATCCGATAGGACCATCTAGCCCAACTAATGACAATTTTTTAAGTAAAGAGGATAGATGGAAAAATACGATTAATTCAGTTAATTAGGCAAAAAATTTATTATTAGCTAAAGATAAAGGCGACATAGAATCTATGTTAATTAATTTAGCCAAAGATAGCTTTGAGAGAGAATATTCCGTATATTCTACTATTTTAAATAATACAGGATATACAGGAAGTTTTTTATCTGAGATAAGAAATATTTTTAATTCAGCTTTAGATAGTCAAGAGCCATATTTAAATAAAAAAATATCTTCATTGGGAAAAGATTCTGTCGGGAATTATATTACTAAAATGTTTTATGGCCTTAATGAAGATATGGCTATGCCTAAAGATAATTAGCAAAATCAAGAAGGCAAACTTGAGTTTGTGAAAGCAATGGCACATTTTAATGTATAGACTGCTTTTTCTGGCGAATTAAGTTCAAAACAAATATTTATAAATTCTTTATCAGAAATTTTTGATGATTATAATGATGAACTTACTGAGTTAAGATAGACGGCACGAGATATGGAGAGAGAGGCCTTACAAGAAGCTCAAGGCTAGAGAACATAGCTAACTACAGCCTTAAAAGGTTGGGTTGGTACAAAGAGCGTTGGTGTAGCTTAGAAAGCAATTGATGAAGCTATAAAAAAGTGGGCAGAAAAAGCAAAATCAAATAATGGACAAGATGATAAAACTACTCAAAAGAAAGGTAGAGCAAGCAGTAAAGGGAAAAAAGTATCTAATCCAATGATTGATGAATTAGAGTCTATGGAAGAAAATCTTGTAGAAAATCTCATGAATAGATTTGAAGATGCTTTAGACGGGCTTTTTGAAGGAGAAGAAGAAAAAGCAAGTATTTTGGCTTCATTAAATATAAAAGTTTCTGATAAATAGAGTGCTTTAGCTAATGCAGATATTGGAATCAAGGTTATTAACAGATATAATTCTGGAAAAGGCACCTTTATTGTTGGTCCAGTTGCAATATTAATTAATTCTGATAAAATACTTAATAGAATAAATGAAAAATTATAGAAAAAAACAGATAAAAATACTTTATAGCAATTAAAAGTTTTAGATACTGTAGAAAAAGAAATGAATATTTCAATGTCTCATTATATTGAAGACATTGTTGAGAGATTTGATAGTATAATTTATAATTATCTTGATGATAAAGCTAAAGAATATTTTGTAGCTAATGTTAGATAGAAAATACATCAATCCATATAGCAAGCAATAAAAACAGCTCCAGAAATTACTGAAACATTTAAGACTCAGGGTGGTCTTTTTCGTGAGCTTAGAGTCATTGTAGAAAATCAAAACGTGGTAAATAATTTGTTAAAAGAATATGAGGAAAAATAGTCGTTAATAGACTCAAAAGTAAAAAATAAAGATGAATTAGAAGAAGGAATGAAAAAATTAAGAGGTAAGATTTCTGGACATATTGCCACTGTACAAGGTGCGATTGGTGAAATTTATGGTACAGTTTTAGTTAATATAGCCACAGGCCTGGACGTTTCACAAGAAGGTATGACAACGAACCTTTTAAATCAACAAGCGCACGCTGATGAAATATTTCATAATATTAGTTTAAATAATTCTTCGGACAGAAGTAATTTACAAAAACCGAAATTAATAGATATAGGTATTCAGATAAAAAATTATAAAGATAATTCAAGTAATTTATATAAAGAGAAACGTTTACTTATTTCGGATAATCGACGCTGGATTGCAACATCTCTTTCTAGTGCAGACTAGGAATTAAGTGCTTTTAATTATTTATTTTTAACACAAGGAATGACAAATATTACTACAGCGATAGGATTGGCTCCAACAGTTTTAACGACAAATGAAGAATTTAATTAGATATTATCTTTAAGACTAGCAAACTTTATGCGTTATACTGATGTTTTTTAGGCTTTAGCGAACGGACCTGAAGGAAAAGACCCTATAGTAAAAAACAACTTTTATATGTATCGTTTTAATATAATCCCTACTTCAGCATTATTTTTATAGCTTTTGTCTGAAATAAAAAAAGAAAAAAGTAAAAGTATGTTCGATATAAATGTTGACATGAAAGCTTTTGGAATAGGTGAAAATGAAGAATTAAAAACACAATATGGAGAACAAGGAACTACTACAGTTTCTGCAAATTTATTTGGAGAGTCAAGTTTTACTTATAATGGATTAAAAATAGACCTTATCAGTTTAATAGGTTAGCCAATTTTCTAATTTTAGTGAGGTGAATTGAATGGCGAGTAACTCATCAAAAATAAGCACTACGCTTTCTTACAAAGTTTAGCTTGATACGAGTGAAATTATGTCTAAGGTTAAAGCCCTTGAAAATGAAATGAAAGCAAAAAATGTGGACTTATTACCTATTGATGAAACATTAAAAAAATTAGATAGCTTGGGCGCAAAAATTTAGCAACAGCTATCAAAAGGTTTCTCTTCTTCTGATGATATTAAAAATTTAGAGAAGGATTATACTTCATTCTTAAAAATAGGACAAAAACTTCAAAAATCTTTTAAAGATTTAAATACAGATGCTGACCAATTAAGCTTAGATAAATTAAAAAGTAGTTTAGTTTCATCTGAAAAGAATTTAGATAAGATGATAAAAAGTGCAAAACTCTTATTTAAAACTCAATTAGATGGAGTTAAGAATGGTCAAAACTTTTCTAATCAGTACTTAGATGCCGCAAAGAATGGAGAAGATTTAGTCGCAACTCAAAAGAAAATTTCTGCTGAATTAGAGAGACAAGTTGCTGCCCAAAAGGAATTATCTATTTCAAAACAATAGGGTCTTGCTGCGGCGCAATCTGATTTTAATAATGTCACCTCTTTAACTAAAACAGGAGTTAAATCTACTAGTTTCAAGACAGCAAAGGGCAATAAGATATCTCAAGACCAATTTGGAAAAGTTACTTCTATCTATAGTTAGGTTGCTCAAAATACTACTTTAAAAGGAGGAACTGGACAAGACGCTTTAAAGGCTTTTAAGAAAGAATTATCAAGTTTGGGAATTGAAATAAAGAATGACCAAACTCTTCTTAATTCTTTTGTCACTACTTTAGCAGCATCCGAAAATCAAGCAACAGTTTTCAAGGAAGCTTAGAAAGAAGCAAATTAGACTTCGGCTCAGCTTGAAAAGCTTCAACAAAATGCTCAGAAAACTAATGCGGCTTTTGCATCTGAGGAAGCTACTAATACTTTTAAAGAGGTCGCTGCCGCGGCTGGAGAAGTTGTAGAAAAAGAAAAGCTTATAGGAGAGCAGTCAACAAAGATTGGTAATGAAACTCCTGCAATGCAAGGTTTATCTCAATCTTTACAAAATGGCGCGACTTCAATGGGCGCCTGGTCAGAATCAGCTCATGACCTTTATGACAATCAAAAGAAAATAGATGAAGGTTTTAACAGCTTAACTTCAACAGTAGGAACTTTTTTCTCTGCTTTTACAGCACTTAATCAAGTTTAGAATGTTTTAAGAAGTACTTTTGAAGATGTAAAGAAAATAGATAAAGCATTTGCTGAAATTGCAATGGTTACTGATTATAGCGTTAATGATATGTGGAATAGTTATAGTCAGTATTCTAAAATGGCTAATGAACTTGGTCAATCAACAGTTGACGTAGTTAAAGCTTCAGGACTCTTCTATCAGCAAGGTTTGGAGACAAATGAAGCATTAGACTTAACTCGTTCAACAATGAAGCTCGCTACTTTGGCAGGACAAGATTTTAAAGAAGCTACTTCTGAAATGACAGCAGCTTTGCGTGGTTTCCATATGGAAATGAACCAAGGCGAGCATATTGCAGATGTATATTCTGAATTAGCAGCCAAGGCAGCCGCAGACGTAGAAGGTATTGCTTATGCGATGAGTAAGACTGCATCTATTGCAAATTCAGCAGGTATGTCTTTTGAGACGACTTCTGCGTTCTTAACACAGATGATTGAGACAACGCAGGAGGCTCCTGAAAACATAGGTACAGCGATGAAGACTATTATCGCTCGTTTTACCGAACTTAAAGAAAATGTTGCTGGAACAGCAGATTCTGAATTTAGTGATTTAAACTATAATGATGTAGATGAAGCATTAAAATCTGTTGGTGTATCACTTAAGGATACTAGCGGACAGTTTAGAGACTTAGATGATGTATTTCTTGAATTAAGTAAGAAGTGGAATACTTTAGACCGTAATACATAGAGATATATTGCAACAACGGCCGCCGGCTCAAGACAGCAATCTCGTTTCTTGGCATTAATGGAAGACTATGAACGTACTATGGATTTAGTTACTGTTGCGCAAGAATCAGAAGGTAAAGCTAGTGAGCAATTTGGAAAATATCAAGATACGCTTGAAAATAAGATAAATAAATTAAAGAACTCTTGGGAACAGTTAAGATTAAGTTTTGCTAATAGTGATATCTTTAAAAATGCTGTTGAAAGTCTTACTGCAATAGTTAATAAGATTGAATCATTAGATGCAAAAAGATTATTAGCTCTCACTCCTGTTATTATTTTAGTTGCAAAGTCTTTTATTACAACTTTCATTAAGACAATTCAAACTTCTTCTAATGCACTTAAACCTGTTATTGAGAAGAAAATTGAAGATTTGTCTAAAGTAGCAAGAAATAAAATTGGAAAAACTAAGATTGGTGAAAAGCTTAAGATTAATGTTGATACGGAAGCTTTTGAACAGGAAATTAAAGGATTACAAGCTAAATTAGATGCCTTTGAGACTCGAAATAAAGATGGTCAATTAGACTTAGGAATTGATTTAGCTAAGAAGACAGGTTTAAGTGGAAAAGAACTTACTGAAAAAGTTAATTCAGCCATAGGTGGAAATAAAGAAGATTCTGCTTATTTAGAACAATATGGTATTATTCCAGCGAGATATCTCGAAGCAGGGATTGCTGCGGAGAAATTAGCGAAAGCAGAAGATGAAGTTGGCGTTTCTTATGCTAAAACCTCTAAATTAATACAAGAGCAGAATCAAAAACTCGAGTAGAGCTAGTAGGTATCACAAAACACTATACAGGTATTAGAGGGTGTTGGTTAGGCTCTTACTATGATGGTAAGTACCTTGATAGCAGGTGGAGATCTTGATGATGCCATTACTTCTTTTATGATAATGGTAGGAGTTGCATTTGCTTAGATAGCCGTATAGTCTGTTGCAACAGGTATTGCTACAGGAAAAGGTTTTGGTGAAGGCGTTAAAACTGGTTTAGCAAGCACTGGAGTAGGGTTCATTATTGCAGCAATAGCAGAAGCAATAGCTGCTCTTGTATTAGGTATCGATGCTATTTGGAAAAGATATAAAAAGAATCATAAATCTTTATCTGAACAGTTAGATGATGCCAAAAAGAGATTAGAGGAATTGCAAAAGACAGAAGCTTCAGCTAAGGATGAAGCAAAGACAGCAAAAGATTCTGCGGACTCTATAAAAGAACTTAAAGAAGAATTTATTCAATTAAGTAATATTCAAGTAAAAACTACAGAAGAACAAGAACGTTACGCTGAATTAGTATCTCAAATTAGAGAAGATTATCCAGAACTTGTTAAATCTTATGATGAACAGACAGGTATATTACAAGTTTAGAATGATTTATTTGATAGCTTAATTGAAAAATAGCAAAAACTTGCAGGAGAAGCTGCTAAGAAATCCTTATTCACCACTTATGCTAGTTTAGGTGGACAAGAACTCGTTAGCGAAAAAGAGTCTAAATTAAATATAGATAAATATAATAAATAGAGTGATATTCTTTTAAAAGGATATTTTGGTAGCGAGAGCGATAAGTCAGACTATGATAGTGATAGTGGATGGAAAGATAAATTAGATGATTTAGAAGAAGAAGAAAAAGCAGTTGTTCAAGACTTAGCTGATAGTTTACATATTGATATTAGCTCAGATAGTGGCATAAAAGAATTAGTAAATGTTTTGGCTGCTTCCAACGAACAAACAGCAAAAAATGCCTCTTTATCAGAAGATTAGATAAAAGAATATTAGAAATTATTAAACGACTATTAGAAAACTGTAGAAGACAATAAGAAAGCGGAAGAAGAAAATCTTAAGAAGTAGAAAGAATTATATGATTAGTAGAGAGAAACTGCCCTTTCAATTTATGCCCAAAATGCTTTAGGTGAGGATGTAGGAGTTGCCAATATTCTTGCTAAAAGTGCCAGCAAAGCTTCTGAAAATGAAAATTATAGTGTTGATTTAAAAGAAAATCAATTATAGGTTGGATAGGTTACATCAGTTGGTGCAAATACTGGTGCAGCGATAGGTGCGACTATTGGGTCTATTTTTGCTCCAGTTGTAGGTACATTAATAGGCACAGCATTAGGTGGTACCATAGGTGGAATAGCTTCAAATTAGGTTGTTAGTAATATTAACGATAATTTAAAAGCTTATACTGATTTAGATGAAGAAACAAAAGATATTTTAAAAAATTTAGATTATACTGCGGAAAAGTGGGATGAAATTCGTAAAGATGAAGATAAGTATCAAGATGTTTTAAAAGAAATAGAAGACGCGCGCCCAGCTTATCGTGAAGAACAATTATTAAAATGGTTTGATGAAAATTTAACTCAAGACCAAAAAGATGCAATATCCAAGTGGTCGATGGAAGCTTCTTCTTACACAAAAGAACAGCTTGAAGAGAAGAAAGTTTCTCTAACTGAATCTATTTTAGGTGGAAGAGACGAAAAGACAAACGGCTACGTCTATGATAGTTTACAAGAAAATATTAATGAAGCTCTTTCTGCTTATAATCAATCTCTTACTGATTTAAAATCGAAAACAGGTTTAGATTTTTCAGACAGTTTTAGTAAAGACCAGCTTGATTCTTTCTTACAACTTTTCCAAACTTATGTTGATGAAGCTGGCTCTGATGGAGCAAAAGAATATTTTCAATCTGTTTCAGAGTCTTTAAAGAAATATAATTTATCTGATGAAGATTTCCAATCTTTATTAGGTAATATTGATTTTACAAAGGCTACTGCTGCAACCTGGGCAGACTTTAAAAAGTCTGGAATTGAGACTGTTCAAAAACTTTTAGGAGTTTCAAAAGATGAAGCTGAGCAGGTATTTAATGATTTAGCTAAAGAAACAGAAGACAGTCGTATTCTTGATTTAACTGTTAATACGACTGGTGAAGTTGAAGAATTAGTTAAAACTTTAAAGGAATTTTAGAAAACAGTCTATAGTCAAAAAGATACCGTCTTATCTGCCCTCAATGCACAAGCAAAAGATGGACAATTAGCATTAAAAGATTATCTTGACCTTGAGGAAGCTGTTACCGAACTTGGTGGAGATATTGGAGATTATACTACTATTAAGAATGATGGTACAATTATTCTTGATAATGCAGAAGCTCTTAATCAATTATATATTAGTCAAGCAAATTCAGTAACAACACAATTAAAGCAACAAAAAGAAAAACTCAGTGCTGAACTAGCTGAACATAAGGCTCAGCGAACCAGTCTTGATATTCAGGATAAAAGTCTTAAATCAGTTTATGAATAGGTAGAAAGCACATTAACTCTAGAAGAAGCAACAGAAGAATTATGTAGAGCATAGCAAAAATATTTAAAACTTCTTGTTGCGGCGGGGCAGCTTAAAGAGTCAGATATTCCTGTTCTTTCTTTCGGTGATAATGATACTATTACTGACATCAAAAATAAAGTTAAGGCTTCTCTTGATAATCTAGGTAAGGAAGCTAAAGATAATCTAGATGACACAATTAGAACAGAAGAAGAAGCTCTTGCAAAGCTTGAACAAGAAATTGCCGATAGCACAAATCTTGATGCGGCTTATGTTAAAGATTTAGTTCAATCATTAAAAGATTAGGCTGATAATTTAGCAGAAGAAGACAAGAAAGCTAAAGAAGAATAGCAGAAGGCTGCAGAGGACCTTCTTGATGCTTGGGATGATTTAAAGGAAAAGCAAAAAGAACTTAATGACGCTGTTAATGGTAGTAAGTTTTGGGAAAATAATGCTGATGCACTTTATAATTATACTACAAATCTTGAAAGGGTTACTAAGGCAGCAGATGATGCAAAATCTGCTCTTGATGATTTAGGTTCTGGTGTTAATGTCCAAGATGAAATGTCCAAATATCTTGCTAGTGTTTAGCAAGAAACAGCAATTGGTGCAGCGAAGACACAAATTTATGAAAATGCTATTTCTAATGGACAAAAAAGCTTAAATCAAGAGCTTTTAAAATCTATTGATAATATCAATAAGCAGCTTGGCGTATCAATTTCAACGGACATTTCAGACCTTTATACTAAGGTTGGAGATAGATATAATATTAATTATGACAAGCTTGCAAAATTATCTATTCCAGATGATTTTAAAGACCGTATAGTTGAGGAAGTATAGTCTTGGAACGATAACCTAGACGAAATTGAATCAATTCAAGAAAAGAAACTCGCTCGTCAAAAAGAATTTAACGAAGTTTACAAGAAATCTCTTCAAGGTATGGTTGACCTTGAAGAAGAAATGAAGAACACTCTTAAAGAAAAATATGACGATGAAATTAGTAATATTGAGAATAAGTATTCAGCTATGGAAGAAGCTGATAATGAATATGTTAATGAACTTGAAAAGGCGATTGAAAAGCAACGTAAATTAAGAGATTAGGAAAACTCTTGGAATGAATTAGCAGATAAAGAACGTAAGCTTTCTCTGATGTAGAGAGATACGTCAGGTGGTAATTTAGCTGAAACAAGAAATTTACAAAAAGAAGTATAGGATGATAGACAAGACCTTCTTGACAATGCTATTGATAATATGATTGATGGCTTAAAAGAAATGTACGAGCTTCAAAAAGAAAGTAGAGATGCTGAAATTGAATATCGTAAAACTCTTATAGATGAAGGAGTTCTTATGCAAGAGGTCACTGCGGCACTTAGTAATATCAATAGTGCCGATGATTTAGTTAATTGGTTCTATGAGAATACTGCTAATTTGTCTGAAATGTCAACAGAGCAAATTCAATTAGAAGAAATGCAGTGGAGAGAGCTTTATGACTCTAAGATGTCTTGGTTAGTTACAAGCTAGACTGATTTTAATTCTGCCTTAGAGATATCTTCTAATGAAGTTCAAGCTATTGTTAAAAATACAAGTGAATTATTATCATCATAGGCAACTACAAAATTAGATGAAGTAACTGAGAATGTAACTGATAATATTAAAAATATTCAAGATAGCGTTGCTGATGCCTGGGATACTATTAAAGAAAGACAAGAAGCTTTAGCAGAGGCTGAAACTGCCGCAGCTAAGGTAGCAAATTAGTATGCTAATGCCTTAACAAATTTAAGAAATGCTCAATTAGCTTCTATCGGTAGTAGTATATCTTCTGGAGCTTCAACGGTTGCTAGTACTGCAACTACAGCTATTGGAAAATTGACATCTCAAAGTAAATATGATACTTAGCCTCAGATTAATTTAAGTACCTATAATGCCACCGAGAAAGCAAAAGCAGAAAATACAGTAGCTAATGCAAAGAAAAAATAGATACAGGATGAAAAGAAAGCTAAAGATAGATTTAGTGAAGCTTATGCAATGCTGAAGGGTTTTATGGAGAGTGACTATAATACTGACAGAGTAGAATTTAAAACAAAAGGAACTCCCGAATCAGATGCTATGGTTTTAAGAAATGCTAAAAAGCAACTTTTAGGAAAAAAATATAGCACGCAAGAACCTCCAGTTATTGTTTATCCTCCTTCTGGAGTAATAAGTTTGTCAAAAAATTCATCTCCTTATGCCTTCGCCCAAGGCGGCATGGTAGACTTTACCGGCCCCGCCTGGGTTGATGGCACAAAGTCTCGTCCAGAAGCCTTCCTCAATGCAGATGATACCAAACGTATTGGTGAAGCGGCAAAACTTCTATCTGACCTGCCTCTTCTTGATAATCCTCGTACACAAACCAACGAAATCTCTAACACAAATGTTGGAGATACGACTTTTGAAATTCACATTAATGTAGAGAATATTTCAAGTGATTATGATGTAGACCAAGCAGTTGAAAGAGTTAAGCAAGATATTGCTGATGCAGCACAATATGCAGGTTCAAATGTAATCCTAAAGAAAAAGTGATAAAAGGGAGTCTGGGACTAATTAACTAGTTCCAGGCTTACCTCTTTTTATTAAATGAGAGGTGAGAAAATGAAGGACTTCTTAGGTTTTAGATTTGGTAATATTCATTCTAAAGACCTACATTTACTTGTTATTAGTTCAAGTAATCGTTATAACAAAAACTTATTGCCATCTCCAACTGATTATACTCTTGATATACCAGGTGGCAATGGAAAATATTATTTTGGTTAGACATATGACTCTCGTGAGTTTACAATTAATGTGGCTTTTGATAATTTAGATGAAGTGACTTGGAGAAGAATGGCACAATTATTCTCAACTGATAAACTCCAAGACCTTGTATTTGATGAACACCCATATAAAACATACAAAGCGAAGTTAAAATCAGCACCAGATTTTAAATTTGTTTGTTTTAAAGATAGAGAAACTGGACAACGTATTTATAAAGGAGAAGGAACTCTTAATTTTATTTGCTATCATCCATTAGCTTTTTGCTTTAATAAGTATGTTGTTAGGGCGGCTGACTATTATAAATGTACAATGCCACAATCTATTATTAACAAAAGTTCAATTGAAGTTAATCCTTATAAAGCTGAAAAGCAACCAAAAATACTTCAAGGTTTAATTAAAGAGCATTATAATGTAACTCCCAATATGAAAACCCCTTGGAAGGGCGGCTATCCTTCTATTGAGCAAGTCCAGTGGGGAGAGCTTTATTATGATAGTGCCGCGGCACCAAAAATGATAATTGACGTAAGAGACTATTGGAATAATATTCCTTAGTGGGAAGTTTCTGCAAAATTACTTACTACTCCTACTTTAGACTACGACCAAGAACTTATCTTTATGCCGCAGTATAGCAAAGTTAATTATTATAATATGGATACGGGTTTGAATAAACAAAATGGCTTAATAGGCAGTAGACTTCTAGTCTACAATCCTGGTGATGTACCTATTGACTTTGAACTTAAACTTGGTAATTTAACTTCTGATTTTAGAAGTAATTTAAAAGATTATACTTTTAGAATAAGTCGTTACAATGTTGAACGTTTAAGTATTGAACAAGCAGTAGATTGGATTGGCCTTAAAACAAATGACCTTGATGATAATGAAAAATTTAAGTATGGTACTAAATATTTCACAATTGCTGAGCCGGCACAAGAAGATTCTTATGAACCTTCTTTTAGAGAATTAAAATGGTCACATCCTAAACATTGTTATATAGCTGAGCCAATTCCGCAAGAACATTTGGCTCATTTTATTAAAACTTTCTATTGGCAGTCTAATCTTCTTTTTAATAAGATTGAAAATGGAGAATTAAAGACAAATACACTTGAACATAATAATGACTTCTATGAAACAGGAGAAGTTATTAATACTGCACGTCATATATTTAATCATGAGCAAGGTATCTTCTTTGCCAATCGTTACGAAGAATTAAGATAGCTCTGCATTACAGATGATGAACGTAATGAACTTTATTGGGAAACTCTTAAAGTAGCAATTCTTGACCGCTATAAAGAATTTAATGAAATGTTAATTTCTATTAATCCTAAACTTGCAATCTTTGATGAGACTTATACTTATGAAGATTTTGTTTATGATTATATTAATAAACCATTGGATTACATTCGTAAAGATAAAGATTTGAATTATGGTGAATTTATTTTTAATATAACTCGTATGCCACAATTCTACACTTTTGACTATTTTGATATATCAAGTAAAGATTTTGATAAAATTCCTTATGCTAAGTGTGGTTGCGATATAGAGCCAAAAGAGATTCATAATCGAGAAATGGTATTACCCTTATTTCTTGACTCTGAAAGCCGTTTGTTATATAATATAAATGAACCAAAGTGGGAGAATACTCAAACGTTTAAAAAGACTTATCCAGAAAAAGAGAAAAATTTCTTTAGGTATAAGCCTTCAAAACTCATTTATAACGATAATATTCAAGCAGGACATTGGTTTTAGTTGCCGCCAGGCTGGTCATTAATTGATATTAGTCCTGTTGTTGATGAAGATGTCTGGGGCGGCAAGAAATGGCTAGATGCAAGACCTTTTGATTGGGGTAAAGATAATCAATCAGAAGATTTTAGAAGACACTTTAATCAAGTTTATCGTGCCGCGGCCATCAATTATTTGAGTCAAAATTGTCCTTATCCTGTTCTTAAGAAATATGAGAATGAGGAAATTACTTATCCTTCAACAGCTTCGAGAGATGTTAGTTCTCTTGAAAATGCTACGGCGGCACAACGTAAAGAGTGGTTTTCAACTTTTGATAATGAAACACTTGAAGATTATATGCAGTTTCGTAGATGGTATGAAGATAAAATTGGAGAAGATGGTCTTTTAACTAAATCTTCTCTTTATGAAACTTATGGTAATTTTGATGATATTCCTTATGACTAGAGAGTATTTTCTGAGAAAAATTCTACAGAGCCTAATCCTTCTATTTTACTTAAGTCTTTTGGCTATGAATTAATGCAGTTTAGAACTGAAACGGCAGAAATTGGTTTTCTGCGTACTTTAGCTAATTATTGGAGAGCTAATGGTACAAAGGGCGGCAAGATATGGAATAAAGCAGATGTAGATGATTGGTGGTGGTATGCAAATGACTACATTTGGGCCAATTTCCCACCACTTTATTGGGGTTATGCAGACTTATTAAATAAAGCTGAAATTAAATACATTCCTTAGTTCTATTAATTAAGAGGTGAAATGAATGTCAATTCTGAAAAAAGAGTATGAATTGAGCGTTTGGAACGAAGAATTAATAGACGGTATAAAGAAAGAAAGCAGAGGAACTACAATAGGTGCTAGTGGCATGACTCATTTGGGTCGTGCCACAACACCAAAGTTAGTTCGTTCAGTAAAAGGAACAAATACTCTTACCTTTCAAATGCCGACTAAATACTTCGATTCTGAGAAAGGGGACTACGTTAAAAATGAGTTATTAGAAGACTTATATAACGAGAGAAAATTAAAACTATATTATGATGGAGACTGGTATGAATTTTATGTAAAATCAATTCAAGAAGATAAACAGTTTAAATCAATAATGAAAACAATTACCTGTACAGATAGTTTTATTGATGAGTTATCAAGAACAGGTTATGAAGTTGAATTTTCTTCTGACCTTAATAATAGTGTTGAAGAACTAGGCACTTTTATGGAGACAGAAGATGATGAGAAAATTAAAGGCTCTTCAAAAGCAATTCTTGACGGTAGTGTTTGGGATTATCGTCCAGATATGAATGTAGGAGACTTTACTGAATTTAATGAACAACGCTTTTATAAAATACCGCTGAGTTAGTTTGGCGGCACGATTAAAGGTTATAAAATAAATTTAGAAGTTGATGAAAATGATTTTAAGACAATAACGGAAGAGGAAGAAAGAAAAAAGAGAGCTTATCTTCGTAATCCTTTTACAAAGGAAAAACGTCCTTTAGAATATGGTGATGACCAAGCTAGAGTTGAAGAACTCTTTTATGACCGATATGAAAAAGATAATGGTCGTGGTCTTTTAAGTAATGATAATTTGGTAGAGATTAGCGGTGATTATATTTATGTTCCTATTACAGATTTAACCTACATTATGGGTTCTGTTTATAAGAGTGCTTCTGCTTCTCTTGAAGAGCCTGCAATTTACGGTGCCTATAATCCTAAAGCTACAAAAGAAATTTATGCACTTCAACCAGTTTCTGAAAATCCTAGAGACTTAATTCAATTTCTCTTTTTCAATGAAAATGATGAAGTTTTGATAGATGAAGAAGGAATTGTGGCGAATGAGAATTGTCATTATCTGATTACGATTGAGCAATGGAACGAGGCTCTTAAAAAGTAGTTAAAAAATAATAGTGAAGGTCTTATTTATTGGACATCACCCGTTTAGAAAGATACAGAAACTTACACTCTTAATAAACTTTATACTACAGCAGAAACAATAAAGGATAATGAAAAAATTATTTATACCACAAAAGTTTTTCCTAATACAAGAACTATTGATAATTTTAACTGGTATCCTGTTTATTATGAAGGATATTTAGATAAAATAAATGATGAAGAAGTCTCTAAAGCAAGAAAAATTTCTATCACTGATAGAACTGAACTTAATCTTAATTCAGATGTCTATACAACAGTTTATAATCAAAAAGATACTGATTTTAAAGGCCTTTATTCTGAGGATGAGCTTAATGAGCTTATTAATAGACGACAGGAATTACGAGATAAAGTACAAAATCACGAAACTCTAACTCGTGAGGAAGAAATTGAACTAGCAGCAATTGATAATGATTTTAGAGTTTGCTCAAAACTTGATACTCGTTTAATACTTCCTTCATTAGCAAGAAACTTAATTGAAAACGGAACAGAGATTACTGATACTAATGGTTGGGAAGCTAAAACTCAAAATATTAATCACGATATTTTTGATACAGGTTCTTATCGTAAAATGTTGGAAATTAATGTTCAACAAACAGTTAAGGAGCAAAATAATAAAAATAATTTAATTTTATCTGAAGCAGACTTGACTGGCGGCACGACAGATGAAGGAGTAAGTGACTATTATTTGGAACTACTTAGTCCTTGTTTAGCCAAAGGTGATGATTTGTCTGTAAATGGTACAACTTTTACGGACTATGCAATTAACTTTGGAATGATTGGTCAAGAAAAACAAATTGAAAAAGGTAAAACATATGCAATAAGACTTACAACTGGCAGTTGGAGAACCGTTGATTATAATTTTGTTTTAAGAGCAACAGGTGAAACTCTTAAAGATGAAGACGGTCCAATTTCTTATGACGATGCCGCAGCGATAGATTATAAAGAAATTTTTGTTCGTTACAAAGATAAAATTAACGATTTAAAGAACAATAATACTTTTAAATCAATCTGTTCTAGTAATGAGACAAATGAAATTATTAAGAATCCTACTGGAGCGAGTAGAGAGAAGGAGTTAATTAATAAAAATCTTTATAATTTATTAGTTAATATTTTAGACGAAAGCAGTGTAGACTAGCCTTATAAAAAGTTAAGCAATATAGCTAGATTAGCTACTCCTGATGAAGTAAGTCATGATGATTATAGCAATTCTGATTTGGTTTATGTTAAATACTTATATTTGAGTGAAGTCGGCTTACTTGATAATCTATCTAATTCAAGTTCTTCTTTCTATTATGCTACTTATTTATCTAATTCAATAGTAAAAGACTGGCAAGATAGTTATATTTTGAAGAACGCTGTCTTTGAAAAGAAAAATAATGTTGATTTAGACAAAGTTGTAATTGGAGAAGGCTCAACAAATCTTCAAGGTAATTATGTTTTAGATGGTGTTGATAACACTTCTGATAAAGCTAACTATATTAAGTTCTCTGATATAGCCGACATCGCAGATACAGGTTTGGTTTTCTTGCCGAGTGATACTTTGCCACCAAAAACAAAAGCTTCTACTTATCTAACTAATCCTCTTTACTATAAGAGAAAGAAGGATGATAGTGGAGTTGAATTATCTTCTCGTTGGTCATGGGCCGGCGCAAATAACTCAGAAGAAGATAAAGATTATTACTCAGTTGAAGATAATGCTTTTCTTTTATTCAAAGCAAAGAAAACTATCAAGAATCCTTATGTTGCAATAAAACTCGAAAGCGGGCCGGCATAGATTCAATTTGATAAGATTGAAGAAACAACTTATACTAAGAATAGTGGTATTGGTGTAAAGATTTGTGCTGGAGTAACAGATAAAGAAACTGAATTAATAAAAGTTTTAACTGATAATTTTGGCTATTTAGCTAATAAATCAATTAAAATATATCAAATTGATAAAAACCATTTTAGTGATGATTTCCTTAAATCAGTTCATTTTAATGAAGATGATGGCACTATTAGTTTGAAAGATACAGATAATTCAAGTTTTGCAAAAATGACAGATAAATCGTTTAAAGATGATAATGTAACTCCAACTTGGCAAGCACAAACATCTACTGGAGCACCTGTTTATTTTACGAGATTAAGAATAAAAGAAAAGAATAGTAAAAAGACTTTTGGATATGCCTTATTTATTGATGATGTATATTATGGAGTCTTTTGGCTTGAAAAGAAGTCTTAAGGAGGTGAGTAAATGGCAGATTTATTTAAGGTTTATAAAACTAATTCTTCTACATTTTAGGGTGGAGTGAGAGCGACCCAAGAACCTGCTGATAATTAGACTTTAATAGTTTCTTGGTTAGATAATCCATTAGAAAAAGTTTGTTATCGAATAAACAATAAGATACATTGGCAACGTTCTATGAACGATAAAACAGGAACTATTTTCTTTGTTAAAGATGATGTTATTAATTCACAAACAATTGATTATATTTGGAAAGGTCGTCATGTTAATCGAACAACAACTGTTGGCTATCCTTTAAAATTTCAAGCTACAAGTGCTCATTCAGTTCCTTTTAATTTCACCTCTAATAAAGGTAGTAATGCCGCGGCAATACTTTATAATTTTATTCATAGATTATCTGCGACAGAATATAACCAAATTCGTACAAAGAAATTGTCTATTATTTGTATTGCTCCAAAAGATATGGCAATCTGCGGTAGTCGTAATATCCATCTTATTCATAGGGCGACTTCTATAACTTATACTATGTATAATATTTTAAATCAGGAGTATAAAGACCAGCGGCTTTCTGATAATGCTTTGTATACAGCAAAAGGCTATTCTTTTTATGAAGATTCAAGTGTAACCAGTGGCGGCGTTTATTTCACTAATAAAAATAAGTATTGTGTTATAAACAAAAAAGGACATTCCTTGGCAAATAATCCTAGTAGTGCTCAATCTGCTTTAAATGCCTATGAAAGTAAGAGTAATCAATCTGATTATTATATAATTCAATTAAAGACACAAGATAATGGTTAGAAATATACAACTATAGAAGTTTCTAAATTACAAGGTAATACACAAGATGACAATTCTTCTTCTTCTGATTTTAATGATGTTATAGATATAACGCCTTCTTATATTAAGCAAGACCTTGATTCTTATTCAGCAGTTTCCTTAAACTATGCAACTAATCTTAATAACTGGAAACTATACTTTGTGCCAGCGAGTGATAATCGTACAAATTCAAACAAACAAGAGGAGGAAGAATACTTAGGCCGCGGCATTAAACAGGATAAGGGTTCTAAAAAAGGTAGTGTTACTTACTTTACACCAAGCAATAATACTATCTTAGGACTAAAATATTCAACAACAGAGAATATTGATTTAACAACACAAGAACCATTATCTACTTTTACTACAAAAGTCGATTATGATTTACAAGACTTTGCGGCACATCTTGATAGTTACTTCCATTATACAACTGAGTATGTTTGGAGTAAAAATGACCTTTATCTTCCTGGTCGAGTAACAAAGGGCGATAGTCAAGGTAATACTAATTTATTAAATATTAGAGAGACAAATTATCAATATGCAGTAAAAAGAGTACCTAAGGTCGGTGCAATTATTGTTAATAAAAAGAAATGGGAAGACAATGACAAAGACAAAATTAAAAATTATCAAGATTTAAGAGATGCTGTTTCGGTGAGAACAAGTTTTAAGAACTATTTCACTTCTCCAGCAGAGATTCAAAATAACTATAAAATTCTTTATTATAAAATTGAACTAACTGATTTTAACTCAACCTTACTCCCAACCGTTTCTAAATCAGTTAATATTTCAGAATCTTCAATCGAAAGTTTTTCTGATTTCTTGGCTCAACTTAAACCAACTATGCGTGCCGGAGCAATGTATTCTTTTAATGTAGAAACTTCTATTGCACAAGAACGCACTTCTATTAATCTTTATGATTTTAAATTAGTAGAAGCCTATACAAGAGGTCATGATTTTATTCAAGAAGATTATACGACAGTAAGGCCGCAAGAACGCAATCCAGATGATAATTGGGCATTACAAGAAACCAGCCGCCTTATGAGTTTTGATGACAACTACTTTACTTATAAGTATTCTGGTAGAGAAATCAGTCTGCCTGCCGGCACAACATTTGCTCTTATTCATGAAAAAGATTTATTGCTTGAGAGTGATGTTACTTTAGGTGAAAGTTATGGTGAACAGCAATATTTTATTGAAGCTATTAAATATAAAAATGAGGGAAATAATTAGACTCTTATTCCTTATTTTTATAAAGATACATTTAAGGTAAAAGATTTTGTAAAAGCTATTGGAGAAACTCAATATACAGAGGATGATTATGAAATTTTAACAGGAAAAATTGATTTACTTCAATGTAAATATTATAAACCAGATAAGGCTACAGCGGCAAATAACTGGTGTGATTGTAGTTTCGACAGTAAAGATAATAGCTGTATTCACGAATGTATTTATCAAAAACTTGGTAAATGTCCTTATAGATTTTAGACTGAAAAGCATCCAAGACGTATTAGAACTCTTGAGCAAAGTAAATCTAACCGTTTTAATTTAATACAAGAATTAAGTAAAGTTTTTGAATGTTATCCACAATTCTATATTGAATTTGATACTAATGGTAGAGTTTTATTAGATGAAAATGGTAGAATGAAAAAGCACGTTTTCTTTATGACAGAAAAAGGAGCAGAGTAGTATTCTGGTTTCCGTTATGAGAAAAATCTTTCTTCTATTTCTCGAACAGTAGATTCTAATTCATTAACAACAAAAATGTATGTTGAGTCAGTTGACTCTGACCTTACAGATAGTGGACTTTGTACAATACAAACAGCAGAAGATAATATTGGTCGCAATTCTTATGTACTTAATTTTTCTTACTATACAAAGAAAGGACTTCTTAATCCTATTCAAACACAACGAGATGTCTTTGGTATAGAAAAGGGAGACTTAGCTTTCTTACCTGTCATTGGTCAATATAATAAGAAATATGATGAGTATTCTAACTTAATTATTAATATGACCAATTAGGAAATGTCTACTCTTCAAGCTTCAAATGAGGTTGCTATAACAGGAATTGGAACAGCACTTGAAGAACGTAAAAAAGTTGGTCAAAGACTTTATCAATTTAAGATGACACAAACTACTGAACGTAAAGGGGCTTTAATAACGACAACTACTACTAAAAGTTATACTACATCTGATACTTATAAAACTTACTTAAGTAAATATAGGGAACAAGCTGTTATACTTTGGGGATTAGTTGAACAATTATTCTTTAGCGGAGATTATTTCTCTTATTGTACAGTTGATAAAGAAAAAGGAGTAATTAAGAATTCAACTATTAATTATTCAAATCCTTCTGCTGCAAATAAAGACATTAAAGAATTGATTGAAAAATATAAAGATACTTATTGTAAAGGAGAATTATTCTGGCGTTTAACTCTTGAAGGTTTTAAAGATATTGATGAAGGTTCTACTTATGAGCCGCCTTTCACTAATTGGAATGACTTTAAAGAAAAAGTTGTTGATGTTCAAGAATATCAAACTAATGGTTCTTTGGGCCAGTATAGAAGTCTTTATAATCAAGTTAAACATTGGAAACTTGAAAGAGCAAAAGTTCTTAATAAAATAAATGAAATTTCAGATAAATTCTATAAAATCTATGAACCGTATATTAAAGAAGGTACTTGGACAGATAGTAACTATCTAACTGACAATGAATATTATTGGGCAGCGGAAGATGTGTTAGAAGATTCTTGTAAGCCAAAGCTTACTTATAACATTAATGTTATAGACATCAGTCCATTGGTAGAATATTCTGATGATTACAAGTTTGATTTAGGAGATACAACTTATTTAGAAGATATTGATTTCTTTGGAGTAAATGAGAAAACAGGTTTGCCAAATAGGCAAAAAGTTATTATCTCAGAAATTACTTATTCTCTTGATAAGCCGCAAGAAAATAGTATTACTGTTCAGAATTATACATCTGCTTTTGATGATTTATTTGAAAGCATTTCAGCTTCTGTTTAGTCTCTTACTTACAATGAGAATACTTATAAGCGTTCTTCTAATTTTACTGCAAAGCAATATGTTCAAACAGATAGCTTGCAAGGAACTCTTGATATGGGAGACCTTACTCTTATAGATGCTAATGATAATAACATCGTATTAGATGAAAGTGGCACGCAAGGTAATGCTATCGACAATTCTTCAAGTTAGTATAAGCTAAGCGGAGAAGGACTTTTCTTCTCTACTGATGGCGGCACAACATGGGATTTAGGTGTTGGTCCAAAAGGTTTTAATATGGACTATGCAAAATTTGGTAGTCTTGATGCTTCAAAAGTTCAGATAGTAGATGGACAATACATTTATTTCCTTTGGGATAAGAATGGCATTAATGCTTATCGTAATCCTGCTACAAGTACAACAGGTTTAGTAGATTTTGCTCGTTTTAATCGTTATGGTTTAAGTCTTGTTGAAAAAGGAAATATCCGTCTAAGGGCAGGTTATGAGTTTAGGAATAGTGCCGGCGGTAATAACGTTTCTGGTGACTATGAGGCAGAGTCTCCTCTTACAAACTAGAATATTGGTTTCTATCTTTATAATGATAATGGCCAACCAATCTTTAAAACAGAAACTCAATCAGATTATGCAGATGATACTACTGATTACACGGCTAGATTATCACTGGCTGGCGAGATGTTTATTACAAATAAAGTTTTGGATAATGAGGATGATGGTAGTGTTGTTGCTTCTTCTTCTGCTAAAACTTTATCTAATGGTTATTTAATTGTTCAAGATAGTGTTGCTAATTTCCTTGATAGCGACATTGGCGATGTTTTAGACCAAGACCTTAATTCTTATTATTTTGCGGAAAATAGTTCATCAACTTATACTGTAACACCTATTTATGATAATATTTAGAAAAAGAGTATTATTACTGTAAAATTAGTAAGAAAAGAGAATAGCAAATTAGTCGCAATGCCATATGATTATTATGTCATTGGCACAAATCCATCTCTCAATGAAAAACCTACTAGCAAAATTACTCAAGTTGAAGGCACGGTAATTGAATGTTCATTTGTAACTGATTCAGAGATTACAACTCCTATTACTTTAAATGCGGAAGATTTAGCTAATCACAAAGGAGATAGAACAATAGAACTGGGTGGCGTATAGTGGTCTTCTGCAATGATTTCTTCTTATATGTCTGAAAATTATTATAAACTTAATAATTAGACTTATTTAATTGGTAGCAAGTCTGTATTTTTATGCTCTGACACTAGTGCTTCAGCTTCTGTTACTGTGCCGGCACAAGGAGTTCAGACTGCTGATATTAGCTATTATGATATTAATAATTTGCCGTCAGACTCAATTACTACAAGTCTTTATAAATCTACCAATGGAACTGAGAATTATAATTATTGGGGAACAGCCATTGATAGTGATACTCCTATTTCATCAACCACAAGTTCAGTATCAACTAAAGAAGTTGGTATTTTCATTAATAATAAAGTTGGCTTCTCTAATAATTCTACTATTAATGATATAAGTAGTATTCAAGGAACAACAGAAGAAGAACAAAGAACAAGCAAGGCTGTTTCTGGAGCAGAGCGTCTCTTTATGATTGCTCTTCGTGGAGACGAAGCCGGCAGTACAGAATATAATAACATTTTCTCTGTACTTAAAAATGGTAATCTCTACATAGGTGGTAAAATCAGAACAGGGACAGGAGAAGCACTTAATGTGCCAGGCTTTGCTTATATTCCAGATGAGGTTAAAATTACAGAACCTTCATTAATAATGAGTAATGATGGAAATATGTGGGTTTCTTGGGAGAAATTCTTTAATCTTACTTCTGATGGACAGCTTGGTAATAATTCATTACAGAGCGTTCTTAATAAAATTCAGCAAGGTATTATTGATAGTGGTGGAAACTCAGGTAGTAGTTCAATTTAGAAGTCTGGTTATTATATTATAGACCCAATTAAGGATTAAGAGGTGAGAAAATGAGCATTTATTATTATCACCCTTTAGGAGATTATGCAAAAACTTATGAGCGAAATATAAACCACTATTATACTTATTCTGATGGATATCATGTTGCGGGAGAAATAGACGTCGGTGTTACTACCGGCGTCGCCCAATACGCAATGTGCGATGGTATTATTACGAGCGCAGGCAAATGGAATGATGGCTATGGTACAACTTATGCAATTCTTGAATGTAAGGCTAACTAGAATGGCTTAAATGATACTTTTTATATTAGATATTTACACGGAGATTATAGTGTAAAAACAGGTCAAACGGTAAAAGCTGGCGATAAGATAGGTACAACTGCTAGCCACGGTGATGTCACAGGGCCGCACTTGCACATAGGTTTTTCTCATAGTAAAAATGGATATCGAGACCCGACTGTTACAGGTAAGCTTCAAATTCGCAATGGGAAGCACTATTACATTTATAAAAATAAAGAATATCCAATAGATGACGATTTAAAAATAGATTGGAATTTAATTGAATAGTGGAAAACTCAATTAAAAGTCACAGATGATGATATTGGCTATTGTTGGCTTGTGCTTGCTTCTGAGTTTAAAGAAATTAAAGCTGACAATACAATGATAAATAAAACAATGGATGTTTCTTCTAAGTTTAAAAGTGAGAATGATTGGCTAGCTCTTTATGGAATGTTATGGTATGAAGAATCCGGTTTAGCTCAAAAACTTAATGATGATATAAGTAAAGGTATTTGTGAATGGATAATTAGGGTTTTTAGAAATCGTTTATTTAGTGGACTAACTATTTAGCAAATTTGTCTTTGGAATAGCAATTAGCCTGGTTATTCTACTGCCGTTTCTTTAGGTAAAAATTTACCACAAAAGGCACGAGATTTTTGTAAAGATATTATTAGCGGAAAAGATTATTTCTATGTTGAAAAAATTGCTTAGAAATATCGTTATAGTAGCACTTCATCTTGGAATGATATAAAGTGGTTTAATCGGCTTTATAGTGCAGATACTTTCTATGGTGGAAATTCTGCAAGATGGCCGGACTCAACTCTTGCTGCGGTACCATTCTCTGGTGGACCTTACTTCTTTATGGAAGGCGAATTTACTAATAATGTACTTAATAAGTTTTGGCCGAATGGGCGAGACGGTGCAGCAGCTTATCCAAATCCTTATTTATCGAGGTAATTTAAATGGAAAGATACTTTTATCATCCTTTAGGAAAAGAGAATTATAAAAATCCTCCCTTTACTGATACGGGTCATGGAATTGGCAAACTTGATATAAGCGGAGCTAATATGCCACTTTATTCAATGACAGATGGAGTATGCCGAGAAAATGCGATTTGGAGCAATGGTAGTTGCTTATCTATTTAGGTTGCTTCTTATGATACAGCAATTACTTCTCCTATTTATATTCGATATATTCATGGAAGATACCTTGTTAATATTGGAGATAAAGTAACTAAAGGACAATTAATTGGATATAGCGATACTATTGGAACAAATAATTATCATCTTCATATTGACATGAGTTGGGTTCCTAATGACTTTTATCCTGTATATGGCACATTAAATGAAGATAAAACAATTTATATTGTAAAAAATAAATAGTATCATATAGACCCAGACCAAATAGATTGGAATTTAGTTAATGCATGGAAAACTAAGAATGGCGGGCCGGCAGACGCTTGGGGATATATGTGGTTAATTATGGCAAGTAAAGGTAGATTAATAACGGAACCAGAAATAGATTCCTCATCAATCGTTGCCGCGGCAAAGAAAGTCATAATGGCTTATTATAAAAATGCAATAGAAAACTATGGTACAACAACAGGATACTATAATCAGAGTCTTTCTGCTACCTTAAAAATTGATGGGAAAACGATTAAAAGTAGGAGAGATTGTAGTGGTTATATAGATGCCATTTTTTAGTATCTTGATGATGCAGACTCTTCTTATCAAGCTAATACAGCAGGTCTTGTGTCTTATCCTCCTAAAAATTGGAAAGTTTATAAAACAACAGAAGTTACTCCACAAATTGGAGATGTTGTTGTTCGTAATCAAGGTAATGGAGACCATACTGAAATTATTGTAAATATAAAGAATGGCATCTATTACTCTTATGGTTTTGGTGGAGATTATGAATTAGAGTAGTGCGGCAAGAATGGTACTCCAATTCCCTTATATAATGGAATAAATTTTTATAACTATATCTTAAGAAGAACAAAATAAAAGGACTAGGGATTATATCCTTAGTCCTTTTTTTTATTTAATTAAATCAATAAAAGCATTTAATTCTTCCATTTTAAGTTCAAGTTTTTCCAGTTCATCTAAGCTAAAATAGAGGTCTGGAACTTGGACTTTTATTTGTTTTAACTCATAAAGCTTTTCTTGAAGTATGTCCATTTTATTCTTTTTAATCTTTGTGCCGCCGTCCTCTGAATGAATAATATTTCCTTGGTCATCTCTTTCTGCATAAGAGTCTAATAAAGATTGAAATTGCTCCATATAGATAGGATATTCTTCATCAGCAATTTTAATTAATTTTAAAAGCTTGTATTGTGTTTGTATATTAAACACTTTATCTTTTAATTTGTCTCCAATATTTTTAATTAAAAATAAGTCTGCCCTTTTAATTAACATTTCTTTCACCTCTTTTATTTTTATTATAACATTTTCCTCTTTTAAAGTCAAAAATCTATATTTTAAATAAAATTACTTGATTAATTTTTGTTGAAAATGTAGATTTTTTCCTAGCTCTTTTTATTCATTTTGTACAATTTTCTTTTGATTTTACTTCTTAGTAGAGATTAAAAAATGAGGTGATTAAAATGGGATTTAATTATAATCCAAATCCAATGTAGATGCCGCAAAATCAGCAAGCTGCGGCGCCACAAATTCCACAGATGATGGGGTAGAGTGTTTAGCCTTTATTCCCCCAGCCACAAGGAAATGTTTATAGTATTAATTCAACTTTAGAAGTTGCTAATGTACCAGTAGGAGCAGGAATGTCTATTGCCTTATGTTTGCCAGAAAATGTTATGTACATAAAAACAATGTAGAATGGCAATCCTTTATTTTATCCTTATAAGATAGTACCTTTTACTAATGCTTCTGCTCCAGAGGAGTCTGCGCCGGCATAGCAATCAGAAAGAATTAATATTAATCAATTAGCTGAAGAAGTTAAGAATTGCAATACAAAAATTTCAAGTCTTGAAGAGCAGTTTTCAGCTCTTAATCAAAAAAATAAAAGGGGTGACTTTAACATATGAACGATTTAATGCAAATTGCACAAATGATGAAAGGACGCAATCCCGAAGAGGTTGTAATGCAAATGATTAAAAGTAATAACATTACAGACCCAAATATTTCACAACTCGTAAAATTTGCCCAAAGTGGCAACGAGAAAGAATTGTTTAATCTCGCTTCACAGTTATTTTAGCAAAAAGGACTTAATCTCAATAATGAATTAAGTACTTTTCTGTCCTTGCTTAAATAACTTTAAGCGAAGAAAATAAATTTTATGGAGGTATCATAAAAAATGGAAGAAAGAAATGGTTTATCAGTAAGTGATGCACTGGCTCTGGAAAAGAATAGTGGCACAAATGACGCAATGGGCTGGGGCGGCAATAGCTGTTGGTGGATTATCATTCTTATCCTCTTTATTGGATGGGGTGGCTATGGCCGTGGCTTCGGCGCTGGAAACAATGATGGAGGTGGAAATGGCGTGAACACAGTCGTTGTACCTACTAATGCTTTTGGCAATGGTTATAATAACTGTTGCACACCAGCAACAGCACAGGGCGTTACAGACGCTTTTAATTTCAATACTCTTAATAATGGTGTAAGAGGTATTCAAAATGGAATTTGTGACGGCTTCTATTCTACAAGCCTTGCAATCTCTAATCTTGGTAATGCAATGCAGGGCAGCATTAATGACGTGAATGTTACAAATCTTCAAGGTTTTAATGCTACACAAAATGCAATTGCACAGACAGGCAATGCTATTCAGCAGGGTATATGCCAAGGCTTTAATGGCGTTCAGAGTGCTATTGCACAGACGAATTATAATATGAAGGATTGTTGCTGCGAGACAAGAGAATCTATTATGCAGTCTAATTTCAACAATCAGACAGGTTTCAATAACATTCAAAATCAGATAGCTTCTTGTTGCTGCGACCTCAATCGTGGTCAAGAAAATATTAAATATGCTCTTGCTCAGTCAACCTGCGATATTATGACAAATGCTGACAAGAATACTGATAGAATTATTAATTATCTGACTCAGAATGAGCTTGATTCACTTCGCACAGAGCTTCAGTCTGCTCAGCTTCAGTTGGCTCAACTTTCTCAGACAAACACAATTGTCAATTCATTGATGCCAGCTCCAAAGCCTGCGTATCCAGTCGTAAGTCCGTATACTTCAATTCCTCTCTCTGCTTTTAATACAGGTTGTAACGGTTGTAACGGAACTTTTTGAGGTGAGCAATAATGTCTTGCCAGCGTAAACTTTGCAGAAATTTGGTAATTTCAGAAAGTGTAACTTTTACAAGTCCTAATCTAATTATCAACATTCCTGCTGGAACTTATAATAATGGGCAGAAGTATTGTTTGGTAGTAGCGTAGGATATTCCTACTACCACCACATACAACGCTACTGTTGGCGTAACAATAGGTTCAGATACAACAATTTATCCTTTAGTTAATAGTAATTGCACTAATGTAAGCGTTAATGAAATTGTAACTAAAGGCATTTATCCTTGTATTGTAAGAACCAATATACAGAATGGAGTTTTTAAACTCATTGATGGCTGTAATTGTTGCAGAACTTGTAGGGCGGCATCTTCTATCCCTATCACAACTACAACTACTGAAACTCAGGAGGGACAAGGCTAATGGAAGAACTTTTAAGAAAGGTAAAAAAAGAGCTTGATGCTATCGGAGATAAAGGTCTTACTTCTTCTAATCTTGAAACAACATATAAGCTAATTGATATTTATAAGGATATTAAAGAAGCTTGTTATTATGAAGATTAGGTTGGTAAGAGCTTTGATAGAGATGACCGTTATCGCGGCGATACTTATCGAGATGGTAGACGCACCGATAGAGAATATGAAATGAGGTCTTATTATCCTTCGGATAGTAAACATGACCGCTATCTCAATAAAATGAGAGAAGGTATGCATGATTATGATGAAGGAAAAATGAGATATAGAGACGGTGACTCAAAAGATAGAATGATAGATGGTATTGAAATGACAATGTCTGCTCTCGTCAACTTCGTAGAAGACTTGATGGACTTTGCAGAAACATCATCTGAAAAAGAAATAGTTAAAAAATACGTAAACAAATTAAAGAGCCTATAATTTGGGTTATTAGTATTATAATAATAATCCCTTAGGGCGGCACGTTGATGATTGCAGTGTAAGGGCAATTGCCTTAGCTACTGGCTAGTCTTGGGACAGGACTTACATTGAATTATCAGAATTTTCCCGCCAGCAAGGAATAACTTTTTCAGAAATCGAGTTTATTAATCAATACTTATCTAATAGATATCCCCGATATTGCTTGGAAAATGGGATTAAAACTTTAGGAGATTTTATTAAATTAAATCTTAAAGGACGATGGTTATTAACAATGTCTGGTCATATTACTTGCGTAATAGATGGAACTTGTTATGATACATTTGACCCATCTGACCGAATAATATGGTGTATTTACAAAGTAAAATAAAAAGAACCAGACTATTGCCTGGCTCTTTTAAAAGAGGTATCATAAAGAGGGAGCGATTTATTCGTTCTCTCTTTTTTTTAAAATTGAATTATTTCTGAATTCTTATGTTGTCCAACTGCCCAGCTAGCAATAAGAACCGCATCAGCCTCATCTTGAGTAACACTGACATCATAGAGTTTTTTAACTTTAAGCTGTGCATTACGTTTGCGGTCTGTTCGATTTTTACCTTTTATATCTGAAAAATGTCTCCAAGTGGCGGCAGGAACAACAATATAAGGAATACCATTTTCATAACAATAATTTTTTAAGACACCTTGTAGATGAGCAAGTTTCTTAAAAACAAGAACCGCATCTCCTTCACAACCACTTCGAGTTGTAAATTTTTGGAGTTGAATATCTTCAAAAATAACCTCATCAGGTTTCCACTTCTATATCATAGAAGCAACCCAATATTTTGTCTGAGCAATTCTTTCTGTACTTTTTACACCATCAGAACTCCATTTTCCAAAATTAATAAGTGAATTATCATCAAAAACTGCCCAGCCAGAAGTAATACTAGCTTGGTCAAAAGCAAGAATACGATAACCTTTCTTTTTAGGAGCAGTTATTTCTAATGTTTCTTTATTTTGATGAAAAGGATTAGATTTACAAATTGGACACTCGTAGTTGCCACGACGCCATTTCTCATAACAAACAAAGTTGATGTGTCCTTCTGGACACACCGCTTCTAAGTCTGTCTTTAAATTTTTATATTCAGTTGATTTTAATTTCCAGCCTGCATTTTCAAAATCTTTCCGAATTTCTTCTATTTTAAATTTTGTTGCCAATTAAATCAACTCAACGGCCGCTGCTACCAAAACCATCTGTACTTCTTTCAGTATCATCAGAAATAGTAGCAACCTCCTTCCATCTAATCATTGGAACTGGAGAGATTATAAGCTGAGCAATCTTATCTCCAGTTTTAACCTCATAAGGTGTATCAGCGGTATTATGAAGAATAATACCTACCTCTCCACGATACGCACTATCTATTGTTCCTGGCGCATTGGCAACTCGAATACCAGTTTTTGCTGAAAGACCACTACGAGGTCTAACTTGAATTTCGTAACCAACTGGAATTGCAACTTTTAAACTAGTCTTAATAATTTTTGTTTCTCCTGCCGCAATAGTAACATCTTCTGAAGAGAAAACATCTGCACCAGCATCCGTAGGATGAGCATATTCTGGAAGCTTAGCTGTATCTGAAAGCTTTTGAATTTCTACTGTAATTCTCTCTCGCGGCACTTCATAAAGTTCAAGTGTTGCAACTACTGCTTTAGAAAGAAGAGTTGAGAGAAATTTTTTCTTATTTTCAGAAAGGGAGTCATCAACCTTAATCTGTTCAATAAGTTTTTCAATTTCTTTCTTTTCCGCCGCAATATCAATATTTGGAATTGTTTTAAAGTTAGCAAGAATTTCCTTTTGAAATTCTGTTGAGTTCAAAGTATCAGAGAGAGTTGCAATTAACGTATCATACATCTTATCAAATACTTCATCTGGTAATTGGATAATTTTTTCAAATTGTTCCCAAACATCAGCCGGCATCTTTCCCTGAGTTTTTAGTGCATTTTCAATATTTACATTCATTTGTTATCTATACCTCCTATAAGTGAAAGGACTGAACTTGTTTTTACAACGTCATCAGCAATGCCATAGCGGATAGCTTCATCAGTGCTAATCCACCAATCGTCATTAATATGAGATTCATATTCATCATTAGTAATTTTAGTTTTTTCAAGAACAATATTCTTCATATCCTTCAAAAGTCTCTTATAAAAGTCAGCATATTGCAAACATTTCTGAGCATCTCCCATAAAACCACCGCTACCTTGATGAAAGAGAAAATAAGAATTAGGAAAAGAAACTCTATATTTTCCTGCTAAAAATATAATAAATCCTGCACTCCAAGCCTTACCGCAGTTCCAAGTAATTACTGGTGTTGGACACAGGCAAATTGCATTATAGATAGCATATCCTGCTGAAAGACTGCCGCCACAAGTATCAATCATAATACTTATTGGCTCTCTTTCATCCTCTGGAACTCTATCAAAATCATCAATACCACTCCAAAATTGCAGGGCAGTAATAACTTCTTTTGCTAATTTATCTGTAATCTCTTCATTAATACGAATAACACGATTAATAAAATCAAAAGTTTTTGTACTTTCTTCTGGGTTAATTTGAGTTAGCGGATTAGTGCAGAGTCTAAAAAGGTCTCCTTCTTTATAAGAGTCTGGTACATCAACTGCCTGCTCATAGAATTTTTCCATTTCTTTAATAAAATCTTCTTTTGTCTTAACTGTTCCATCATCTTTAGTTAATGAAAATACTTCACTTTGTTTACTCATTACTTATTATCCTCCATCTTTTTTCTTTCCTCTTTAAGCTCAGTAAGCTCTCTTGTGAGTTCTGAAATACGAGGATTATAAATAAAGGTTGTAAGAGTTAAATGATTAAGCTCATCTTCTTTTTCTTTTATTTTAAAATTAAGATTTTCTAAGTCTGTCATTTAAATTATTCCTCCTTTATTTTATAATATAATTATATCATAAAAGACCAGTAAAGTCAAAAGTTGAGGTATTAATTTTTTGAGGAGATGTTTTAAGCATAAGACGTAAATCAGTAGGTGCGGCGGCAATAAGTAATTGGACTGATTTATCAGATTGAAAATAATCAGCGAAAGATAAAGAAGTTTTATGAGAACACCATTCTCCTATCTTTTTTCCTAAAGGAGTTTTTAAGTAACAATAATTATTTTCTGTTCTTCCTATTGCTAAATAGTAAAGACCCTGTGCCGCTGCCCTCAAATTTGCATGATAATCACTTTCATTCTCTTTATTTCGGAGGAAAGGAAAGACATTTTTAGGATTAGAAGCATATTCTTTGAAAAAGTCTCCATCATATTCAAAATCTATTTTAAGCTGATTTTTAAGAACAACTCTATACTTATCAAAAAGTTCCATCTATTTAGGGTCGCGGCACTGTATACCAAAGATAAAATTAAATTTATAATTTTTAAATTCTTCAATAAAATCAAATGCGTCTTCTCTGTCAAAATAATTTTGGTCTGCTACATAGATAGAAGTTTTTTCTTTTTTAAAACCAGATAAATCTCTATTCTCAATTCTTATATGAGAATTTCTTTTGAGAGATTCAAAGTTAGTATTAAGTTTATCAAAGAAAGGTTCATAAATCAAGTAAGATGGCGGCACATTGTAATAAACAAAGTCTAAAGGATAAAAAGTTTGATAAAAACCTTGACCATAAATGTTCTTTTTACTGCCTGTTAAAATAAGAGTTTTTGGTACAATAGTTGAAACTCTTTCTTTAAAATAGATAATTTTGTCAAAACGTCCTTCATCAGTTTTAGGAGTTAGCATTGTAACCATATCACCTTTTTGTCGGTGATAATTGGCTACTTTTGCTAATTCAAGATTTGGATAGGTTTTTTGTCCATTATGCCAGAGGTCAATATCATAAAGCCCTAAGTGCATTATTCTTCAACCTCCACTCTATCAGTTTGGCTGTCTGTAATAAAACCATTTTCAATCTTGTTAATTTTTGTGAAGAGAGGATAAGGGGTTGATTTGTATTTTTTTGGAATAAAAGTATCATCTCTTTTAATGCCTGTAATAATTAATTTATTACCTCTTTCAAACCACGATTTTTCCAAAACGTGTTTCTTTCCTTCTTCATCTTTTTCAAAAATTCTTTTATCCCATACACCAAATTGATTTTTCCAAATCTTCAAAGTTACAACACCCGTCGTTGTAAGTAAGGTGACTGTGCTTTTATTTTTATTTTTATCAATTACAGTTCCTGCAATTCGATGTATTTTAAACAAAGTAATTTCATCACCATTTTTTGTTGTGAATGTTCTATCTAACTCATTGGACTCAAGCTTATTGTAATCATCTATATCATAAATATCTGTTCGCAAGTCTTGCAACTCGTGATTATGATAATAAAAGCTTAAACTATCCATTTCCCATTTAGAGATATTTCCTTCACAATATTTTTCTTTATTTTCTTGTAATAATAAGTTATTTAATTTATTAAGAATTTCCTGCTGATTATCTTTCATCCATTTGCGCATTGGGTCCATACCTTTCTTATAAATATTATCCCAATCTTTCTGTGCTATCATTCCTTCAATACCATTTTCTGTTATTGATTGTTGAGTTAAAAGACTATCATCATAATTATCTAAGTAAAACTTTAAAGCAATTTTATCTAATTTATAAAAAGTTTTTACTTTAAAATTCTTAATATATTTATTAAAATTATAGAGACGTCTTTCAGAATCTAATTCTTCTGGAATTAAATCTTTTTCAATTAACATCTTCATATTCTGCAAAGTAATTCTCTTCTTTTTATCTGTTATAAGATTAAGATATTCGTCCATAATTTCTTCTCTTGATTTGTTCTTATATAAATTATCAAAAGCTCCAGACTTAATAAGAGAAATCATCTGTGTTTTATTTACCTTAACTTTTTCAAGAAAATCTTCGATATTTTGAAAAGGTCTTTGCTTTAATATGTCTCTTATAAGCTGATTACCAACCCGCGTGATACCTCTTAAACCATAAAGTATTACGCCCTCCGAAACTAGAGGAGAAAAGGTTAGAGCTGATTTATTTATATCTGGAAGAGAAAACTTTAAACCTCTTGACTTCATTTTTCCAATTGCAGCAGCGATTTTACCGTAATCCGTACTAGAGTTTTTTATTTTCTTCTCTTCTTCTTTATCTTCCTCGTCATCTTCGTCTTCTTTTTCATCTTCATTAATTTCATCCGATAAATTCATTGCTCCCGAGTCAACAATAAGATTTGCTGTATCCCAATAAATAATAGGATATCTATAAGCTAAATTCATTTCTTGTAGAGCAACTATTGAATAAGCAAGGGTATGCGCGGCGTTAAATCCGTATCCTCTATTCATTGCAATAAGGACTTTCCAAACATAATTACATAAGGCTGTTTCACAATTCTTTTCTTTTGTAACTTCAAAAAATTCTTTCTCAAGTTGCTCATACTCCGCAGGTTTCTTTTTAGAAATCGCCTTACGCAGTCTATCTGCCCAAAGCAAACTAAAGCCACCTAACTCTGGCTGCTGAACCAACATCATAAACTGCTCTTGCTGAATACATAGACCATAAGAAATTTTCAAAATTTTTTCAAGAACTTTTTGTCCTTTTTTACTTACTCCATATGCGTCCATTTCTTGATACCATAGTTGAGGGTTCTTTTTAAAACGAGCAAACTTTTCGATAGGCTGCTCGCCACCCTTTTCTTGCGCCATAAGACGAATAACTGCATTAAGAGCCGCTAAATCATCTACTGATTCAGGCTTTACCGCTGCTATTCCCTTAATACCACTTTGTTCTGTCATTTGAAACAGACTTTCAATCTTATGGTCGTGTATCATTCTCCACATATCAGGAGAAGTTCTATCTATATTATAAACGCCTATTGCATCTTCATAGCGCTCTCTTAGAGTTTTGTTCTTATCAAGATAGCCGTCCTCTGTCAGAAGGTCAATACAAGCTCTTTCTCTGTCCAAAGCTTCTATCGACAGCAAGTCAATTTTTAATGAACCTACATCTTCAATTGTATGCAAATCAAATTGAGTTACTATATCTCCATTAGTAGTTCTCATTTGTGCGGTTGTATTTGTAATAGGTTCATCATAAAATACCACTCCGCCGGCGTGGCTACCTACTCCACAGCATAAACCAGCTATAAATTTAGCTACTGTCCAAAGATTATGATATTTTCCGTCCATTAACTCTCTGAATTTCATATCTGGAGCAATGCCATTTTCTTCATCACCGTAGTAAGTCTGGTCAAGTGTTCTTTGCTGACCTCTGTCTGATTTAATAAAAGAAGCAATATATGCTGCTTCGTCTGGGTCAAGGCCTAAACCTCTCGCCGCAGTTAAAATAGAAGATTTTGTTGCCTCTGTACGAATAGTTAAAACTTTAGAAACTCTGTCAACTCCATAAGTATCTTGTAGTGCCTTATAAACTTGTGCTCGCTTACCCCCTTCTATATCCAAATCCACGTCTAACGGACTGACTCTTTCTGGATTTAAGAAACGGAAACTATAAGTTTTTGTAGTTTCTCTTAAAGGATTAATTTGAGTTATATTTAGCATATTTAAAAGAATGAAACCTAGACCAGAACCTCTTGATGGTCCCATTAAAGAATCTCCTTTATTCCAGATAACATCAACATAATCTCTAAGATTTAAAAGATAAGCACTCCATTGAGTGTGCATCTTTTCTGACGCTAAACGAATTGCTTTTAAATTGTCATCAATCGCTTCAAAAGTTTTTTCATTGTTATATTGCTCTGGGTCTATCAAAATTTTTCTTACTATTGCCGCGGCAAGGTCACGATTTTCTTTATGTGAAGAAGTATAAAAATATTCCAACTCTAAAATTTTATCTTTAAAAAGATTAAATTCTTTTTCAGTAATAGTATCTACTGTTAGAGGAATATAAACAATTCTCGTTGGTCTAGTTAAGTCATAATCTTCACACTTCTCATAAATTGTCTTTGTGTTATTCATCCATAAAGAAACAGTTTCTTCACCTAGGGATTCGTCCATATAAGAATGAATTTCTTCTCTACTCATCATATAAGTTGAAGCATAAAAGGCTGCCGTTTCTCTGTCTCCTTCTTGTGAAGTAAGAAAAGCGTGATGAATTGGTTCATCTTCTTTTTTAAGATAGTGAGCATCAAGAGTTATGATAACAGGAAAATTTAATTCTTCTGATAATTGTTTATAAAGTTTATTAACAATAATTTGCTCTTTATTGAAAGACGGCTGGGTTTCAAGGAAGAAATTTTCTCTTCCGCAAATATCTGAAATATGAATTATCCATTGTTTAATATACTCCCTCTTTTCTTCTGTTGGAGAATTGTGATAATCAAGTAGAAGCTGACTCGGTTTTGAACCTAAACAGTTATGAACAATAACATTGTTGCAACAAAAAGAATGGGAATCAACATTTAAACAATATACCGTTTCATTCATCTCAACTGGCTCAATAGATTGAATATAAACTTTTTTGTATAGCACATCATCTATTTCAACATATCTTGATTCGCAATGTTTTCTACATTTATTAAAAATTTCAACAACCTGCTTATGTGTTATAGAACTTTTTTTATTAATATCTCTCCACCCATTATTGCTAGAAGTTAAATAATAAGCTTTTTGATGATGAGTATTATTTTTATCTATCTTTTCTTTGGTGCTATATATACTAGCTCTAATACCTTGACTTTTTAACAAATCTTGAAAATCTTTGGTAAGTTGATATGATATTGAAGCGGTAACCATTTCTCCCGTATCATATTCTCCTTTACTTCGGTTTCTAAAATAACCATCTGCTAGCGCATATCCGAAAAATAATTCATAGTTTAATTCTTGTGTAATATTTTTTAATCTATTTGGAATTTTTTTTGTCAGAGCTTTTTCATTATTAAAAAGATAATAAAAAAGTTTAAATGCATCTATTGAAGTAGCAGATAAGTCTACTCGATGATGTTCAGGTTTTTTTAATACACTAAAAGAAATTCCTAAATCTTGACTAGCTTTTTTAACAAAACTTTCCCAATAGATTGGAAACTCTTCTTCATTAAATGTAAAACCTAAATGATAAATACTTCTTTCTGAATTAAAAGATGTATATCCGTCTCCTAAAAATAGACCAAATAATCTCATTACTTCTGGAGTGATAACAATATCTTTAAGAATGGCCTTTTTTGTAGACTTTACAGGAAGAATATTCTCCCATTCTTCTTTTTTAATAATATTTTGATTGGTATAATTTATTTTAATAGGAAAATAAGCAATATATTTTTTGTCTTTATTTAAATACAAATCTTTCGCTTCTACCCAATTAAAAGGAACTTTTTTCTTAGTTCTTTTATAATTAGAAATTTCTTGGCTTTTTCCTACTAAAAATTGATGATTTTCCGTGCAATAAATTGGTTCTTCTTTATTTTCAGTAAAGGTAATTTTATATCCTGTTCCAGTATATTCCCTAGAAGTTGGGAAATTAACTTTTTCCCAATCTCCATACATATTTAGAATATAATCTTGAGAAGTAATATCTTGAATATTTTTATATCCTTGTGAAGTTAATACTGGAGTATTCTTTCTAAAACAGGCTGTGCTAAAGATAACATGGCCCGGCTCTTTACCGACTACTTCTTGTAAATCAGTGTAGTAAGTTGGAACTCTGCCCATTTTTCCTGTGACAAAATAATGAGACCACGCACGAGTTGAGAGTTCTCTTATTTGGCGATGCCCTATCTCATCTTTGGCTAAAAGAATAAAATGATAAAATTTATCTATTCCTCTCTCATATGTTTCTTTACATAGACCATTTTTGCATAAATAAATTTCATTGCCTCGAATAATTTTAAAATCAGGATATTTTTCCCTTATTTTCTTTTCAATTTTCTGACAATTTATTGCTTGTGCAATAGTTTCATGGTCAGTTATAGCAATAAAATTATGTTTTAATACATCAGCAGCATACCAACATAAATCTTCTAAACGATTTGTGCTGTCTCTTAAACGGAAATTCGAGTAATCTGTATGGTTATGTGCTGAACCAAAAAATTCTTGCATTTAAAATTATCCCTCCTAAAAGATTAAAGATACTTATAAAGTTCTTTTTCTTTTATTTTCTATAATAATTATAGCATTATTTTTTTAAAAAGTCAAATTATAATAAGAGCCGCCAGACCATAGGCCGGCGGCACAATATTACCAACGTTTAACTATTTTACAAATGTAATATGAACTAACTACTTCTCCTTTAGCTTTCTTTTCTTTAAGAGTAGTTGAATAACTTACAATCTCAAAGCCTTCTGTTCTTGCTTTTTCCTTAAAGCTTTCAATAAGAGCCTTTGCTTCTTCCTCTGTTCCAACAGTAATTTCATCTGTCTGTTTAATCAATTCATAATCCATTCTTAAAATCCTCCTTAAAAATCATATTTTGAAATTTCTTTAATTTCAATTTCATCTATCTGAATTTGTGGTGTCATTCGGCCGCCCCAATGATTTACATTTGCTCGGCCGGCGGCAGTAATATTAATTTTATCTGAATAAGACTTAATTTGGTCAATTAACTCAGTTGCTTTAAATTTAATATATGTTACTCCATTAAAAGTAAAGCGAATTGTGTCAGCGTTCTTTCCAATAATATTAATCGTTTTTGGGTCAATTGTAATATCTTCTGCAATAATAATTGGTTCTTTACAACCTTGACCATAAAGAGCTTTACCTCGATCAAGCTCCTCAATCATTGTTGAAAGATAAGAACAATTACCTTTTACAACGAAATCTGCTTCATAGAAACCTTCATTAAAGTTAATATCTTTAAGCGTTTCATTTGCATAAGCATTGAGTTTGTCTATATTACCAAGTGGAAGTGATGCGCCGGCAGCGTTTGCGTGCAAATTACTATAATTTCTTATAGATTTAGACTATTTCTTACTATCATAATGATAGAACCCCATTTCCAATTACGTATCAATAGTAATTGTACTCTCCTTTATTGGAGATAGTCGTTACAGGCTTCACATTAAGTGATTCCCACGAGATTACCATATTCTTTAGAACTTAGGCTTCCTCGTTAGCCAGATTTTTTTCTGACCCCGTTGATAAACGGCAAGGGAGTTACGGGCCACAAGTCGACCCTCGCAATAATCAATCAAATGACTGTCTTGTAAAAATTTCTGAAAGTCCTTTAGTTCAGATTCTTCTCTTCCTCTCATTGAGCCTTTAAGTTTTCCATCTGGACTTGTTCTTCCAAGTATAACTGGTTTCTTATGCTGTGCCGCAACACCCATTGCACATAAACCTGTTAGAGTATTTGGTATATCAAGTTCATCAGCATTAAGAATAAGAATTTTGTTATTTTCCAAACAATTATCCATTATTTGAATATTAAGCATTTCGATTGCTTTGTCTTTTTCTCTATTCTGTCGAGCCTTAGCATTAACGCAATTTCTTACACTCTGAGTGCTGATTGTTTCTGTAAGTCCTTTTTCTCCTCGTTTTGTAGAAGGAACGAGTTCATTCGGAGTGATAAAAGCTTGAAAAAGACGTTCCTTTTCGATTGAATTACCAACTCTAATAAGAGCGTTGATAAGAGGAGTGATATAAAAAGCAACTCCTATTTGCGTCAATGGGCCATCACCTAAAGAATAAGATTGTTTTTCAACTAAATCTTTAAAAAATTGATTGCGAAGATATGAAAGACCGTAATCACAAATATAACGATTTTCCAAAGTAAGCATTGCCATCATATCACTTATGAGACCAAGTGCAACTAAATCTATATAATTCCAAATTAAAAGGTCATCGCCTGGCTCTTCTAACTGTCGTCTTTCTTTTACTTCAAAATATTCAAAGAATTTATAAACTACTCCAACACCACTTAAATCTTTATTGGAATAATTTTTTGAAAGTTGATTATTAATAACAACTGCGTTTTCACTGTAGGTTGGTGCATTATGATGGTCAAGTACAAGTATATCGTATCCCATTTCTTTGAGAACTTTATGACTATCATAATCATTACTGGAACTATCTGCACAAACTATAAGGTCAGCTACTTTATTTTTTGTAAGGTCTTTTAGAAGAGTATCAAGACCATGTTCTTTTCCATCTGGAATATGATAAGAAAGTTCAAAATTGAAACCTTTCTTATTCTTATAATTATCTGTTAGATAGTTATAAAAAAGTGCTGAAGAAGTGAAACCATCGACATCTGGTTTTTATACCCTGTCTTTCGACATATTTAAAAAATTCTAAAATCTATTATATTTTCTGTCCATCCAAACAGTAGCATTATCATATAGGAGATGATAAAACTCTTTAATATGGTTTATACCGCCAAAAGAAAAATACCAAGTAGAAGCTCTTCTTTTTTCTTTGAAAATGCTTCCAAAATTAAAGATATCTTTAAGCCATATTGCCATTTCATATGTAGTGGTAAAACTAATAGTATAAGTTATTTTACTTCTATTTTCACTTTTCATAATACTTCCATCTCCATCAAAAAAACCTCTAATAAAATCATAGATATATTTTTTAGGAACTTTTTTTGGAGGTTTTAATTGTAAGCTTTTTTGTTTTCCACATCTTTGATTAATTAAATCATTGGCCGTTTTTTGTGAACAAAGCAATATTCTTCCCATAGGCTAACCTACTTTTGGATACTCCCAAGTTATAGGATTAGAAGCTTTAATAGCTTTCTTAAACTTTTCTAAGCTATCAATACTATCTTGAGCTAAACTTAATCCAACTTGGTCTTGTCCGTGTCGATTGCTATTATCAACTATATATCCATCTGCATAAAAGAAACCGAGCCAATAAGCTTTTTCTTCTGTATCAATATTTTCAAAAAAATTTTCAGTATGAAAGTATTTTCTGTAATGATTCCCTTTAGTAGTTTTTACTCCTATTTTTTCTAAATATTTAGCTATACTTGTACGAGTTACATCAAAGTCTTTTTCTATTTGACGCATTGATATATTGTTTTTATAAGCTTGAATAATTTCTGCTTTCTTTTCTTCTGATACTTTATTAATTGAAATTGCCATTTCTTCACCTCCTTTTTACTTTATTTATTTATTTAGATTTTAGAATTAAGGGAATGGACTATACCTTCACTTTCGTGTTCCTATTATAGTCTCTGAGCGTTCTTCTTACTTTAAGAAGCTTCGTTGCGTCTGGTTACCCAATTCTTAACGATGTTACTATACCTCGGTCGCTAGCCTTGCCGCAATAATATCACTATTATTGTTTAGTTGTTAAGACTCTAAGGGAGTTCCCGCAATTTAAGGAATTTAATGTGAACCCAATAATTAATCCACTATCAACAAAATTTTACTGCCCGCCGTCAAATGTTTCTTTAACATCTGATACCCCTCTTCCATATGGTCAAAGCCTTGAGGCGACAATTCATTCTAAAGAGTTGGATAAAAGAAAGAGTGCCTAAATTCTGGTGTATCGTCTTTTGAAAGAATACCTCTATCAATTAATAACTCTTCAAGAAAATTACTTGTAATTTCTTTTTTAGTTTTTCTTATGTACTTCAAACATAAATCGCTCCTTTATATAATTTTTTAAAAGTTTCTTGTCCTTTATCAAATGGGCTGTCTTTTAAGTTTAATAGCTCTTTTGTATCCCAAAGAAAACCCATTTTACATCTGTTTTTATATTTTAAACAAATTTTTTTTAATTTGTTATAATAAAGCTGTTGTTCTTTCCAAGTTTCTCCTTCTTTATCAAAACAAATTAAAATTGTTCTTGCGCCGGCGGCGGCCAATAATTCAAATTGATAAGTATGAAATGAACTGCCACAAGCCGCAACACAAATATTGTTTTCTTTTCCAAACATGGTTTCATATTGAAGGACACTCTTTTCACCTTCTGCTACTAATGCAATTCCAGTTCTTTTAATATTATCCTTAACTAAATTTAATCCATAAAGATTGTAGCCTAACGGATGATTAAGAAGTTGACCTTCAATTTCAACAGGCATATACTTTATGCCTGCTTCTACACTTTCTTGATTTAATGCTCTACCTCTTATTCCAATTAATTCGCCTTTTTCATTATAATGAGGAATAATAACCTTATTCTCTTTAATATCATATAAAATATTAAAACGTTTCATTACTTCTTCGCTTATTCCATCATTTAACCATTCTGGTGTTGGATTGAAAGTATAAACATTTAAAAGATTGGGATTAAGAACTTTTAATTGAACATTAATTTCTTTTTCCTTATACTTTTCAAATTGTGGTTCATAAGGTTCATAAAAAGTTTGCTGCGCCGGCACAAGGTCACTTTTTTCTTTTATCTTTAAAACAATATCTTTATAGAAATTATACTTAATTCCTAATAATTCATATCGTCTTTTAAATAACCCAATTAAATCAAACGAGTCACCGCAACCTGTATAACAATGAAACAACTTATTTTTCTTGTAATAATAAAGTTTCATTGAAGCATTACTTGGGTCAACATTATGACAAATAGTTTTAAAAATTATTGCTGTGGCAGTATCTTGATATTCATCTGACCCAAGCTCAGTTACAAGTTCAATGACTCTTTCATCAGAAAGAGATTGACATATTTCATTTAAATTGTCCATTCATTTTTCCTTTATATCAAATCTTCAAAATCCATTTCGTGTACCATTTTACGACGTTCTTGCTGATTTCCAAAAGCTTCTTCAATATCATTTGCAAATTGAGTTGGATACTTTTCAACAAATGCAGAAATAAGCTCTTGAGCATGTTCATCAGTTACGACGCCATTATTATAACATTCTTCTAATTCGTCCATTTCTTTTGTTCGCTCTACTTTAAAATCAATAATTTGGAACTCTTCGATAATTTTATTATCTGGAGTTGTCACAAATAAATCATGCCGCCTTAAAGTACCAAGGTCCATATATGACCAAATTCTACACATTGTCCAACGTCCTCGTCTATTTTTAAAAACGTCAGTCACAAGATTTGGACTATAATTGAAACGCGCCCTAAAGCCATCTACCATTTTAAGTTCTTCTGGAGTTGGACGTGACATTATACACGCAAAATCGACTAGATTAATTATTGCACGTGACCCTTGCACATTGCGAAAGTCCATAAAACCTCCAGTTTTCTCGTCATTATTACTTACCTGTGTTGCTGTCATAATAAAAGCATCAAGTTCAATTGCAAGATTTTTTAAACAAGTTGTGAACAAACGCAAAGCAACATCCTCACGAATTTTTAAATCTCTAAATTCATTGAGCATTGCGGGAGAAGAAAAAATATAATCATAAAAGAAGTACTCAACTCCTTTTTGAAATGAATACTTATGAAAAACATTTTTAACCAAAGAAGAACAAGGGTCTGGTATTCTTACAAAAAGAAAATTATCTTTATATCTTTCCATAATATCCAAAGCTTTATTTATTCTGTCCATATGTTCTTCTCCAAAAGTACCATACAAAAAGCGTTCTTCATTAATATCTGTAAGATAAGCTAAAATCATTGTTTGAATTTCAGTAAAATCTTGTTCTGTCATTATATAAAGAACAGGTTCACAAACTCCTGTTGCCTCCCATCTTTCACTTACTCTATCATAACGAATTGGATAAGCAATTTGACACGCATCCGCAACCATTGTTCTACTTTTACCTATTCCGCTGCCCGCCGACCGCAGATATAAAGTACCCTTACGTCCGCCACGAGTTATTGTATTAAAAGCTTCTCCTTGAAGTTTAATACCTACTTCTGGTCTTATTTGTAATTTTTTTATAAGCTCTCTTGTTCCATCAAAAGCAGTTCCTTCTTCAATCAACTGATTTTCAGAATATTTATTCTCCAAAACTGCCATTTTACCTTTTAGTTCTTTAATTATATCAGTAGGAGTCATCTTTTCAAACTTATCATTAATTTCATTTGATTTTGGATTAAATAAATCCTCACAATAGAATCCACTAATATCTTGTCCAGATTTTTCAAGCTCTCTCAAAAGAGCAAACTTTTTAAATCTATTATAATAATAATTAAAATTTTCTGGCTCACAATAAGCTTCACAGTCTTGCATAAATGCAATTCCATTCTCTTTTTGAATTAATCCTGCCGCGGCTTCGTTTGATTGCAAATAAGTATCTATATCAACAGTTCTAATTTTTTCTGCCCCGCCGGCATAAAGATTATAAATTGCTGAATAAATATAGCGGTCTAGGGGCATAGAAAAATCAGATGGCTCAAGTTGATACTTATCTGTATCGCTTAATAAAGATGGCTTCTGCATTAAAGTTCCTAAAATCTGTATAACAGTTTTTCTGTCAACTTTAACCATAGGCATCACTCTCCTAATGTATTTAAGTCAATCATTTTTTTCTTTTTCTTTGGATTAAAGTAATCTTTTGGATTATACTTTATTTCCAGTCTATCTTTTTGAAGTTGTCTTTCAATAGCTTCACCAATTTCATCTGCTTTCTTTGCCTGATTATGATAATATTGTCTTGCTCTTTCATAAACATATTCAATAATACCAATCGTTTTATACTGTTCTTTAACAGGATGATGTTCTACTTCATAAAAATATTTAAGAGTTAGTAACTGTCCACGATAAGGATAACCTTTTGCTTTATATTTTTGCATAAGAGCTAGATTATGAGCACTTACTGGCTCTTCTTCTGAATTAATTCCAAATAATCTTATAATATAAAAGAATAAGGCATCTCTATCATCATATTGATTTTTTACTTTCTTTAAATTTTCTTCATTCAAATAACGCTTAACAGTAGCATTTGAAATACCTATTTCTCTTGCTACCTAAGACATATTGAGACATTCTGCATAAAGAACATTAATTTTTTCAATTATCTCTGGAGTTACTTTAACTCTTTTTTTCGGCTCACTTGCTGCCTCGGCCCCAGCGTAAAGATTAAGATACTTAGAAACCGTTGAAGCAGAAATGCCAAGTTCTTTTGCAACTCTTGCTTTAACTCCATATTTCTTATAAAGAATAGGAATTTGTTCTATTATTTCTTTATCAATTTTGCTCATTTAATTCCACCTTTTATCTTTTCTTTTATAATATAATTATATCATAAAAAAGAGAAAAAGTCAAGATTTAAATTATAATCTTGACTTTTCTTTTAATTAAATATTACCAAGTAGATTGTCAAGATAATCTGCCGCTCTAGCAGTAATACTTCTTTCAACAGACTGTAAACGAACAGTTGAAAAAATTTTAGAAAATTCTGGAGATTCACTCAAATGAAGCAAAAGCTTCAATCCACTCTTATTTTTAAAGATTTCAGAGTCAGTCTGTTTAAGGTCTCCATCAAAAAAGATACGGCTCCCTTGTCCACAGCGGCCAATAAGAAGTTTAATATGGTCTTCTGTAAGATTTTGAGCTTCATTAACAATTATAATTGAATCTGTAAAGTTACGACCTCTCATGAATCCCATTGGAACTACTTCGAGTTCTTCTTCTTCAAGCTTACGATTAATTTGGTCAATACCGATGAGGTCTACAAGTGGACCAATTTGACCTACTGTTTTACTGAGAACATCACCAGGAAGGCTACCAATATCAATTGTATTTGCTGCAAAGGCATTATTTGGAACATAGACAATTTTACGAATGTTGCCTTGCTCAAGTTGCCAAAGAGCATAATTATTCAGTAAGTAGCTCTTACCCACACCAAAACTACCACCAGCATAGAGAATGGAGCTAGATGATGTTGTAAGAGCATCAAATAAGCAAATCTGTTCATCATTCTTTGGAGTAACTTTTCCTACATATTTATTTTTAAAACCTTGATTTTGCAGAACTCTGAGTTCTCCATTTCTATAAACGCAATTACAATTTGTTTCATATTGCTCTTTTTGAGTATATTTATCAAGAACTTTATTGTTTTTATTTCTAATAATTACATACTCATTTTCTCGAATGTCTGGTAATTTAGTTTTTCCAGCAAGCAAATCATCAAATTCTTTATTATATCCATTTTCATCAAAATCAAGATTTAAATAGCGAACGCCTGTATAGATTTCTGTGCCGCCATATCCTCTATTATCTATGTTCTGAATGTTAGCTTTGACCTTCAAGTAAACATCATTAGTAATAAGAACTGCATCTTCCATCACTGCGACTTTAAGCAACTTATCATCAACAGCAATTTTCTCATTTTCATAAGTTGAGTTCCATTTTAATTTATCTAAATTACGAGAAATCACTACTGCGGCACGACGTGCTTTAAAAGCAACTTCTGAATTCACATTAAGTTTTAATCCATCAAGTTCTCTTAAAGTATCTGTTGCAATAATAATATTCTCTTCTTGCTGAATAATCTAAGGATAATCAAGTAGGACACAAGTGTCTACAAGAATTGGTTTATTCATTTATTTCCTCCTTAAAAAAGAAAAGGTAGAAGATAATTCTCCTACCTTTTCCTTTAATTATATATTAGAACGAATTTCAGTAAGAACTTCTTCTAGTTTATCTTTCTGGTCTGGTAGAATTTCACTAAATTTAATTGGTTTACCAAATTTTGTGTGCAATATCTGAGTTGCCATATCCACCTTTCCTTTTGAAATTAGCTCTGTCCAAAGTTCTTTAGCATCTTCCATAAGTTCATCAAAACTTCTTTGTGTATAAGGATTTTCTTCATTCGTTGCTTCGCCGCCTGTTGCTTCAACTTCCTTGTCGATAGCATCATAGATAGCATCTACAAGTTTATTGTAATCAAGCTCTACTCGCGGCACGATATAACGATAACGAGATTTTGCAAGATATCTATCACCAAGCTCATCTCTAAAGAACATAAATCTCTTACGAACAGGTTTCTCTGCTGTACCAACGTTAATTTCTCTAATGTAAGCAATCAGGTCGACCATCTTGTTTACAATATCAAAAGGACGTGCCGGCAGAGCAGGAACAATTTCTGTATATTCTTCGCCTTTTTCGTTTTTAAATGTTTTCTCGGCTGAGTGAGAAATGAAGATTAAACCGTAACCGCTATAAGCTAAGTCACGAAATGTACCAGAAAATTCTTTCTTAGCCATATCATATCCCTGCTATTATACCGTCTCTTTCGAGATACTTTAACACTTCTATAAAGTCGGAATAGACTATATCTTTTTCTTTTAAATAAAAGAAATGTGGCATTTCGGAATTGCTTCCTACGTTCTAAGAACTAGTCGTTGAACCTTCAGTGCGGCGGCACTGCTTGGCTGCTGATTGCCTTATCTTTAAAAGACTTAGGTGTTCCAGCAATTAACCACATTATTCAATATACATCACTGTATAAGGGAGCCAGTTGACCCCAGGGAATATCTCCTAAATTCTCAACATTATTCTGCGAACAAATATATTTTACACAAAGATTCCAAGCTTCATCAGCCGTATCAATTGCAATAGAATGGAACTTCTCCTTAAGTTCTTTCTTTTTTGTCAACTGACTTACCATTGACTTCCAATCTGACCAAGTTTTTGCTGGCTGAACATAAACATTATTGAGGGCATTAGAACCCATTTCAACGATAATACCGTATTTTTCAATATACTTTAACTCCTTTAAAAAAGGACGGTCTAGACTATATCTTCTTCGTTTTTAGCCTCAAATATATTCGTTGCAATCATATATTTTCGAGGAAGATACATTTCTGCATCTTTGTAGCAAAGAGTGATTAATTTCTTTACGAAATCTTTTTTAGAAAAAGTTACCCTAAATGAGTTTCCATTTTTTGAAGGTTTTGTTCTTGTATTGACTCTAGTAATTTTTTTGCATAATTCAATAAAATCTTTACAAATATTTTCTGAATAAGATGTAAAATTAACTTTATAATTACCATCCTTAGTGCAATAAATACTTCCGTCACCGTCTATTAACCCTCTTAAAAAGTCTTTTTGTAGTGTTTCTTCTACAATAGGTAATTTATTGGTAATATAAGTTTTATTTTTTACAACTCCATATTTATTTAAATCCTTTACTATTTTATCACTTCTAACAGAAGATAAGAAACTTTCAGAGTTCTTTCTCTTAGAATAAGTTAATTTAGAAGAAATTCCTAATTCAGTTCGATATAATTCTAATAGTTCTACATCTGTTGCTTTTAATTCTAATCTTAACTGATTTTGTCTTCCGGACTCCTCTGTCACAGAACCATCTGTAAAAATTAACCCTAAAAGATAAGCTTTATTTGGAGTATCTATAACTTCAAAGTAATCTTCTTTTAAATTGGAATTAACTCTCCTTTTTCGTAAAGCAACATTATGTTTAATTAAAATATTTTTTATTCTTGGTTGACTACAATGTCTCATTTTTGCGATATTTGTCATAGATAAACCTTGTATATATTCATCACATATCTCTTTTTCTTCTTTTTCATTTATAATTCTCATATTCTTTTTCACCTCCATCCTTATTATTTATTGCAACTAACGAAGTGTGGCATTTCGTATTTCTACTACTTAATTATTTAGTCGTTGAACCTTCCGTTAATCAGACGGCTTGGCTGCTGATTACCATATCTTTAAGACTTAGGCTTCCCAGCAATTAACCACATTATTCAATATACATTACTGTATAAGGGAGCTATTTATTTATTTAACCCTGCAATCAGCACATTCTCAAACTTAGCGGCGAGAGACGTCTTGCCCACGCCCGGTTTGCCGTAGGCCAAAATAAATTTACCTCTCAGATTTTTACTTATCTTCTACGGCTCAAGAGCCATCAAATCTATTGCCATTTTAATCCCTCCTTAAAAGTCTTTCAGAATTGGCTTCTAATTAGAAACCAAAACTGTCAGCTTTCTCGGATGTTGATTTTGCGGCAGGCTTTGACTTTGATTTATTCAAAAGAGCTTCCTTCTTTGCCTGTCTTTCCTTAAGAGCTGCTTTAATGTCATCTTCGTCATAAGCATGGTCTTCATCTGCACCTTCTCTACTACCAGCAGTAATAAGAAGTTCTCTGCAAGACTCTGTACGATGTCTTACGATTGGCTCGCCAAAGCCTACTTCTTCTGTATATGTTGTAACTTTCTGAGTCATATTGATAATGCCAGCAACTGTTACTGTATCAGACTTATTCCAATTATCCTCAATAAAAGACTTGGCATTATCTTCCGCAATAGTTTCAATTACATCAACCTTACCAGCATAGCCAACCAGACCAATATTAACAATAAGACGTCCTGTCTCTTCGCCTTCTTTGTCCTGTTCTGGTCTCATTCCAAGAACGACACCTGTTACTTCAAACTTAGCTACATCTTCATCAGATTCTCTTGCTGAATTAATAAAGTTTGAAGAAATCTGAAAACCTGTTCTTACTGCACCAGTTCTCTTGTCAACCCACATATTTTCTACCAGATTTGCTGTTTTGCCAACAACAGAAACTCTTGAAGCCTGTGAAATTGTTTCTGCCGCCGCAGCAGATGTAAGAGATTCCTTATAATCTGCAATTTTATCATAAATAGAGTTCTGAGAGCCATCCTTTTTAAGTCTCATTGCAAACATAGAAACAGGAATAAGATTTTCAACCTGCTTGCCCTTTACTTCCTGGTCTACACGGATTGTTGCTGTACCACGAATGTAATCTCTGCCGTCAGAGGTCTTTCCTTCAACAATATCAAGTTCATTCAAAATACCAACAATAGTACATTCATTCTTACTCTGTATCTTTTTAATATCTAACATAAATTTTCCTCCAACTTATTTTAAAAAAATTCGTTTAAAATTACTAAAAGAAAGTTAAAATTAAAGTGGGGTAATATTAATACCCCACTTAGATTTTACTTTTGAGAATTAGTCCTCAACAGCCTCAGCGTCTGGGTTAAAGCCTGCACCAGCCTCAGTAAGAGCAAACTTCTTAACAATCTTCTCCTTACCATTCTCATCAGTTTCTGTTACAGAGAATCTCTCAGCATAGCCCTTATTTACAAGACCTGTAACTGAACCTGTAACTGAACCTGCTTTCTCAAAGCCACAAATCTCCATCATTTCGTGAGTTGTAAATGGAACACCTACGCCTGCCTTCTGAAGAGTCTCGAGTACCTTTTTGCTTCCTTCTGTCATTGCCTTCTTTGCCATAATAAAATTCCTCCTTAGAATTAAAATAAAATTTATTAAATAAAACCAATAGTAAAAATAATTTGATGTGTTGTTTAGAACACAATGACTATTGTTTTATTTTCTATAATTATTATATCATAATCTGATTTTAAAATCAAATTATTAACTTGGTTGTTCTCAGTAAAAAGTATTCTTTTCTTTTACTGTATTTATATTATATCATAAGTTTTATTCTGAGTCAAACTTTTAATCTTCCTTTTTCGCCATTAGAGCCGCAACAAGGTCTGACAAAACTTCTGTCGTTCGTGTCAGATTTTCAACTTGCTTTTTCATTGTTTCAATAGTAAAATTAAAACTAAGAGCGACAAGATTAATTTCATAAAGAGATAAATCAAAGTTTTCATCAATTAACTTACGTCTAACACTTTCGTATCTTTGAGCGTCTGCCCTGACTTCTTGAATAAAATTTTCCACTTTTTCATTCCTTTCAGGAAGAGGAAGCATTTTACCTTCTTTATCGAAATATTTGTCAGTTAAATTATACATTGAATCAAGGCAGCTATTGAGAGCTGCTATTGCAGTCTCTTTATATTGCTTGATTAATTCTATCTTAGACATTACCACTACTCCTTTTGTAAATCAACAATAATATCATTTTCATCAAGAGTTGATGATTTTACCCCTACTGCGGCACGACTTAATACTCGTAGTTCTGAAGTAGAAATCTTTATACTCTTTTTCTTTGATACTATTATTATATCACAATCTTCTCCTATCGTCAAATATTTAAGAACCTTATCTCCGTCTTTAATTTCAGAAATCCTCTTACCCTTAATATTACGATTACATACAGAAAATTCTGAAAGATTTACTTTTTTAATTATACCATCTTTTGAAATAGAAATCAAATATTTATCTGTTTCTTTTATCAAATGAGAGTCGATAACATAATCATCATCAGAAAGTTTAATACCTCTAATTCCCATTGAAGTTCTTCCTATTGCTTTTATATCATCTGTATTTATTATAACAAAATTTCCATTATTAGTCAAAATTCCAAGTTGCTCTTCATTAGCAAAATGAACTGACTGAACTTCATCAGACTCTCGTAGATTAATTGCTTTAATTACCTTACCTCGGCGCATTTTATATTCAGAAGCAAGGGTCTTTTTAATCATTCCATTTTTAGTTACAAAAATAAAATATTTACATTCATCAGCTTTGTTATAAGTCGTAATTGAAGTTGGAATTTCTCCAGACTTAAATTCAAATAGCTGATTAACATTAATTTTTGAGCCAACAGGTAATTCATCAACTGCAAGAGAATACATTTCTCCTTTATTTGTGAATACAAGAAGAGAACTAAAATTATCATCACGAATAGTTTTAGTTATAACTTCTCCATTGGAAAGTTTAATTTTTGAACCCTTGCCGCCACGGCGTGTTCTAACGAGAGTTGAAGATTCAAAGGTGTAAAGATTGCCGAAATTAGTGTAATAAATAAGAAGTTCTTTTTTCTCAATAGGCTCAGCATCTTCTTCTTCACTTGTAAAATCAAAATTAGTTAAACGAGTTCTTCTTTCATCTCCATATTTATTTGCTACTGCTCGTAAATCTTTTTCAATTTCTTTATAAAGAAGTTCTTTACTGTTAAGAACAGATTCATGGTCTGCTTTTTCTGCCAATAACTTTGTTTTTTCGTCATTAAATGACCCTATTTCAAGATGCATCAATTTACTCAAAGTCATTTTAAGAATAGCGTCGCACTGAGCATCATCAAACTTAAATCTATCTGAAAGCTTTTTCTTAGATTCTGCCTTATCATTAGAACTACGAATAAGTTCAACGACCTCATTAATATTAGCTATCGCAATCAATAAACCATCAATAATATGAAGGCGATTATCTATTTTTACCAAATGATACTGATGAATATTTGTCCTCATTTCAATTTCATGGTCAAGATGTGCTTGAAGAGCTTCTTTCCACGAAAAAAGTCTTGGGTATGTGCCATTATCAAGCATAACCATATTAATTGTATAAGATGAGTCAAGGTCTGTTTGTTTAAAAAGAGTTTTGATAAGATGACTCGGATTAGCCCCCTTTTCAAGAACTATTTTAATATTAGACGTATTTTTTGACAAATCCTTAATGCCATCTTTTGCAATACCAATTATTGTTCCATCATTTATTCCTTTTACTATCTGTTCCACAATCGTATGAGTATAAACTCCATATGGAACTTCGGTAAAATAAATTGCGTTTTCTTTTGAATCATACTCTGCCGTTGCTCTCATACGAACAGAACTACCCAATTTCTTTCCATTGAATTTCATTCCTTTAACTGCTTCGCCGCCGCCATAACGAAGAATTTCTTTTACGGCATCAGCATTAAGAATTGTACCAGCAGTACAGAAATCAGGGGCACAATAAATTTCATCAAAAGAAATATCTGGATTCCACAATAACTTAATCATTGCTTCATTTACTTCTCTGAGATTAAACTGCGGCACAGAACTAGAAAGAGAGGTCGCAATTCCAGACGTACCATTTACAATGTTATAAAACCCTAAAGACGGCACAACTGAAGGAAATTGTTTTGTATTAGAGTAGTTATCAAACCAAATTTTAACACTATCTTCATTAATTCCTTCATACAATTTACAACCTATTTCTCCTAGTCGCATATCTGTATATCTCGCCGCAGAAGGTTTACCAGTTTTTATTGGACCAAATTGACCTTTGAATCCCATAAGTGGATAACGCTGGTTATATGGACGTGCCAATCTAACCAGTAAGTCATAACAAGATGCGTCGCCATGAACATAAAAATCTGCCATTGCTTTTCCGACGCACTCTTGTGACTTAACGAAAGGTTTCTTATAAGTATATTTATTTAAAAGCAATGAATACATACACATACGTTGTGATGGTTTGAGGAAGTCTCTTGCATCAACTATTGCTCTATCTTGAATAGTCATTCCAGCATATGTTCCAAAACTTTCTTCAATTACTTTTAACATATCAAGTTCATTATATTCCATTTTCTCACTCCTTTTATAATTATATTATATCATAATTTTAAAAATAAGTCGAATAATTAAACATTATTATACTTACTAAAGTCGATATGAGACATAACGAACTCTTTACGATATTTAATATCAACGCCCATTAATTCACACAGACGCTGTGCCGCCGTAGCACTATACATTATCTTATCAACCCTCTGGCCGCCTGTTGTTGAAAACATTGTAGCTTTAAGGTCAGCTTCTTCTAATTGGCCTACGTATTATCCATTATTTCTAATGGTACTGACTATTTCTTACTATCAAAATGATAGCACATCGTTTCGGTTCTCATCAGCTTCGTTTCCTAAAACTGAGACACGTATCAATAGTGTCCCTACTCCCCAGCATTTCAACCTTAGGGATAGTCGATACAATAACTATTTAGTTATCACGAGATTATCTGTCTTTTAGACTCAGACTCCCTCGTTAGCCACAAAATTGTGACCCTTACCGATAAGTAAGTTAGATGTGTTAGGGCCAGACTATCTCTTACCCCTTAATTCTATCCAAATCCCCTTTGATTTGTCCTTTTGCTCTTGCGGCAGCGAGTTCTTCATTAGTGTAATACCAACTTAAAGGCTGCATATTTTTATCATAAGCAATAAACAATGGACAACGCAACCAGTGAACTCTGTTTTCCTGTAAGAATTGAGGACATAGACGATATAGATTAGCCAAAATCAAAAGTGCTATATGATATCCATCATCCGTGTAATCCAGTCTTTCGAGCTGGCACTGACTATATTTTACTCTCTTTAAGAGAGAATGCTCTTTCCCGATGCGTGCTAATAGCACCAGTACTCTCCTATAACGGAGATAGTCGATACACCCTTCGCTTAATTATTCCTCATATAAAGAGAGAAATAATTTACGATTGGCACGGTATTCCCTTTATCTCACCATTCTCAGGTTTAGGGTTTCTTAGTCAGATTATTCGTCTTTGGTCTATGGCCCGTTATCTCTTGTGGTTTCAACGAGCAGTCTTATTTTTCTGATACCGTTAGCTTACTTAAATTATTCGTTAATTATAAGCAAACCGTCCTAGCAAGGACTAAAGCATTTTCGGACAATGTTACTTATCCGCATCGACACAGATGTAAATCTGTCCATAACGAAGTTTCTTTGGGTCATAATGGTCGACATCAATTCCCAACGCATACATTAAAAGTTCAATTTCTTTATTTGAAAAATATTTTTCTTCATTATCTTCCTTTAAGCCATTTAACATTTTACCTCTGAGATACATTACACCATATTTCTTAGTATCTCGTCCAGCAATAATTGCATTTCCTGCCGAGTCGCCCTCACAGAGACAAAGAATTGAATCTTCTCCTAAGTTTTCTGCATCTGCTAGTTTATCAAGAAAAGCAACTTTTTGCTTTCTTAATTCTTTCATTTTGTTGTTGCGGTTAAGAGCAGCTTCTCTTGCCTTGTCCGCTGCTTTTTCAGCGTTAGCAATCTTATTCATCATTTCAATAATAGGACCGAAATCTGCTGTATTAGAAAACATTTCCAGTCCATCATCAAATGCCTGCGCCGCAAGAGTTCTTAAATTTGGATTATTAATTTTGCTCTTAGTCTGATTTGAAAAAGAAGGGTTTGCAACCTTACAATTAATTGCAAAAACGAGTCCTTTTCTTATTAGTTCTGGGTCAAAACTCTTTCCGCTAAGTGATTTAATTTTTGTTGTGATTTTTGCTTTCGCTCCAGTAACTGGGCTACCACCTTCTGGCACGGCAAGACCATTAACAAATACATAAGACTGTGTTTCATCTTTTGTCCAAATAAAAGCAATTTCCAACTCATCTGTACCATCTGATGCCGAAGCAAGAATTGGTTTAGACATTAAAGGAGATTTGGCTTTTTCTCGAATAAAATCTGCAATACCGTTTTCAGAATAAAATTCTTTCTTTTCACCTGCCGCCGTAGCAACTATAAAATGAAGCTTTTTGTTTAGATAAGCAATATTTTTAATTTCTTCACAAATTCGCTTATATGTGTAAGTTTCTACCATATTAGAAAAAACTTCTTTATCTGGCTTAAATTCAACAAAGGTTCCGTCTTTTTCAGAAGTTGAAGTTTCTTTATAAGAAATTAGATTGCCTTTTATAAATTTTGCTTCTGCACAAGTTCCAGAACGAACACTTCTTACTGTAAAGTATTCAGAACTCATACATACTGCAGTGCCTCCAATCTGGGATGTTCAGCAAGATTCGCTATGTCTTGCTCGGAATTACTCCAGCTTAATGTTTCCATTAAGAACAGACTATATCTTCTAAGTCTCCTTTTTCGACCCGCTTGGGTCTATTTACTCAAATACTTCTGCTAAATTAATTCCTAAAATTTTACTCATATTAGGATGTTCTTCTTGCAATAGTATTTTTTCAATAGTCGTTGAACGTTCATCAATTAAATACTCATTTTCTTTCATTTTGCTTATGCGAAATAATATAGCGTCTTTTAAAGCTAAATCATAATCATTATTATATTTTTTTAAATTAAACGATTTTGATTTTTGCTTTGCTCGATAGCCACTATATTCATATTTTGGAATCCCTTCAGACCAACGCACTCTTATTCTAGGATATTCTCCTTTTTCTAAAGAAATTCCATTAAAATTAAATTTATTAGAAACAGTAGTTTTCTAGTTTTTCTTATTAATACTACAAGTAACTATTCTTAAATTTTTCTTTTGATTATTTAAACCATTTCCATCTATATGGTCAACAATAAGTTTATCATCTGTTACACCTAAAATCCACCTATGCATACGACCATAAGTATCGTGAGTTGCATATCTAGTTTTTCTATTTGTATTAGAATCTGTTCTTTTCTCAGGTGTTAAATACCATCCAGTTTTCGGAAGACGTTCATAATCATCATCATCTAAGTAAACAACTGCTCCACAAGTAAGCTAAAATTCTTTAATAATAATCACTCTCCTTTTAATTAGAGAGCATTTAATTGATACTTCGCTGCGGATTATCCAATTCTTAACTATTTTACTTTACCGACCCAATTACTGGCCGCCGCATCAGTGTTACCACTAATGTTTAGTTGTTAAGACTCTAAGGACTTCCCCGTCAATTTAAGAGATTTTACAACGGCTATGGAAGTTAACCGTTTAAACCTGAACTATTTTTATAAGCATTTTTATCGAACTTACCACCAGTATGACTTTCAGTATAAATAGCTACAAGTACATTCTTACCATCTTTTATTCCAAAAGGAACGCCACGGCCATAATCTCTTACAGAAACGCAATTCTCTTTTTCATTAAGAGTAATTTCTATTCGATTGCCATAACCTGCAATGGCTTCATCAGTAGAATTATTGATAATCTCTTTTAAAGCTTGATATGTTCCATCAGTATCATCTGAGCCAAGATACATTTGAACTCTAGCACGAATAGCTTCTCTGGTTTCCAAATGCTGGATATTATCAATACCATAATTTCCCATTCATTTTCCTCCTTTATTCTTTTTTATAAATATATTATATCATTTTTTATTAAAAAAGTCAAAAAGACAGACTACTAGAGTCTGCCTTTAAGTTACTTTATGTCAAAATATTTTTTAAGTGCCGCCTCAGCTTCTTCTGGACGATGATAAATTGTACCATTGAATTTAAGAGTATTATATCTGTGACCTAAAACTGCATAACCTGTCTTGCCGCAGTCCGTAATGCAAAGTTTCTTTAGCTTCTCATAATCAATAGTAACTTTATTTTTTGGAAGAGCAACAGAAGAAGGTAATTTTTCTATTTTATCGAAAGCTGGCAAGGGCAATTTTGTAAAGTCTTTATAAAGTACGATAACATCTGCCGCTGCGGCAATATCTGCTGGAGTTACCTCTTTAAAATAAGACCGTGAAACATTAAAATAAAAATCGCCTTTTCTTTCCCAAGCTTGTTGATTTGTACTACCACGATAGTCAAGACCTTCGGGTCTTTTAGTCATATCATATTCACCATCAATGATAATATTGCAACAACTAAGTAAAAGGTCTGTTGCCTTATCTTCTCTTGCCACGAGTTCAGATAATTTATAACCCGTATAACAGATGATATTTTTTTCTTTGTAAATAAGAGTATCTTTTAGAAAATTAGCTAGCGGGGCAACATTGGCTGGGAAAAAGGGGTCACCGCCAGACAGCACTAAATTTTCAATATGCGGATTCATTGCCATTTGATAGAGTTCTTTCTTTACTTCATCAGTAAATGGTACGCCGGCATCAACTGACCAAGTTTCTGGATTATGACATTCTTTGCAATGATGAGAACATCCACTTACAAAAAGAACAACTGAAAGTCCTCTAGCATTGGCGGTATCATAATTTATAATTTTACAAAAATTCACTTAAAATTCCTCCTTTTTATTCTTTATAAATATTATATCATAAAAAAGAAAAAGAGTCAAGATTTTTAAGTCTTGACTCCTTTAAGATTACTTGTCTATGTTTAAATGTTTCTTTCTGTTCATAATATCTTGGCTTCTGCCTTGATTAGGAGTATAGTTACTGATATATCCACACACTCTATAACTCGTATGAACAATATCTGGGTCCGTCTCTCCACACTGTGGACATTGCCATCTTATTGTTCCATCCTTAGCATAAACTTTCTTAAAATCATGTCCTTGACATCCACACTTGCCACAAGTTGAAATCTCTGAATTAATCTCACCATAAAGACAAGTATTACCAATATGTTCAATAATTTCCAACATTGCATCAAGATTATTGCCCAAGTCTGGCACTTCAACATAACTAATTGAGCCGCCTAAGGTTTTGTCACTAAATTGAGCTTCTGCGGTGAGTTTTGAGAAGGCATCAATTTCTGCAAAAACAGGAATGTGATAAGAATTGGTTTCATACTGACGAATTTCCTCTCCGTCAACAGTACGAAAATCTCTTACACAAGCAGATGCAAATTTGTCAGTTAAACTTTCTGCCATTTTATACCCTCGGTTTCCCGATATTTATTAGGGGATTAGACTATATCTTTATCCTTTTAACAAAAGGACATTCTCCATTTGGGCTTATTTCAGCCTACATTTCGCTCTATTATTGAGCCTACTCACTATAAATTAAATTTATAACTTTCCCTAGTCGTTAGACGTTTATTTACTTAAAACTTTTATCATAGCGAAAATAAAGTTTTAAGTAAAATTTAGTACGGTGTTACCTCTATCCATTGGACTTAGGCTTTCTTACCAGCTTATTTTCATTTAGCTATGACCGTTTAGAAGAAATCGCTTTATTAATTACTTAATAAAGCCCCACGTATGTTTAGGTGTTCCATATAAAGCAACTGACACATTTAGTCTTTCACCAAGTTCCTTGTTATTTCTGTTTAAATAATCAAGTATTTTATGAGCAAGCTTAATTGCTTTTTCATCTTTCCAATGGTCTTCTCCCGTGATATATTTGACACATTCATATAAGCCTGAATCATTTTATACCCTCGGTTTCCCGATACTTATTAGGGGATTAGACTATACCATCAACTAAATCTATTAAGAAGTTCTAGCATATTTAGTTGTATCTATTATAGTCGTTGAGCGTCCCTCCTTTTGGAGGTTTCGTTGCGTCTGGTTATCCAATTCTTAGTGATTTTACTATACCTTGGTCACTAACCTCGCCGCGGCACCATTACTGATGCCGTTTAGTTACTAAGACTCTAAGGACTTTCCCGCAGTTTAAGATATTTTACTTGGACACTCAGGTGTTCATCCAAGAGTAACAGTTGCATAACCTCCATAAACTAATGAAGATAAATCGTCTTCTGGGTCAAGTGTTGCTAAACCACCATAAACCCAAAGTATTGGGCAAGACTTTGCTTTAATCTTTGCACAATGATTAACTCTCCAAATTATTCCTTGATTAGCAACACCAAGATATTTGTCAAGATTAAGAAAAAGCTGTTCTTCTGATTTGTCTGGATTATTTTCCATTGCTATATAAGGAAGATTAAGAGACATAACGCCGCAATTAAAACGGCCCCAAGTTACCAATTCACCTGTCTTTGGGTCTTTATAAGGTGAAAGTAAAGCTCTACACGTTTTTTCCTTTGTCGCCAAAGGCACTGACTATATCTTCTCTTTTACAAGAGTCTTCCGCTTCGGTTTTCAGATGATTCGTTTCCTAAAACATCGCTAGTACCAATCTCTAGCCCTACTCCCATACATTCATCAGGGATAGTCGATACACTTCATTCTAAAATTGTTATATCTAAATTATCTATAATAAAATGTGTTCCTTTTCTTGCTTTAGTACGAGAGATTTTATTTTTTACTAAATTATATTCTCGTTCTACTGCCGCGCCACTTTTAAAAATTTTAGTTGTATTAGTATCTAATTCTACAACCTTAATATCTTTTGAATTATATGTTGAACGACCAATTTTAATTTCATCTGAAAAATTATCATCTTCATAAGCAATTTGCCATTCTTCTTTATAAAGACTTTTAATTTTCCCACTACATCTTTTTCCAAGTGCTGCATGATTTTTTTCATTAAAGAACTTCTACATTTCACTCATAGAATTAAAATGATGTTCTTCATTTGTTCTAATATTGTGACATTTAACTTCTCTCGCCATAGGGTTCTTACCGCCTAACTTAGTCTAACGAATTTTTTCTTTTATAGCCGCCATCTCTTCTTTGGTTTTATGTTTATAAGTATTACCACCACATTTTAATTTATTATCAGTTTCATTATAACCTTTATGAGTGGCGTCATAATAATTAATCCAATAATATTCTTTATCAGTTAATTCTTCCTAAGAGGTTGCGGTATCAATCAATTCTGTTTTAAAATGTTCGGGACCTAATTGACGAATTACTCTTGCTAAATGAGTATTTAAATGATTATTTACTGCATCACTTATATGTCGTCTAAATCTTTCTTCAATTGTTTTAGTCGTCTAACCAATATACATTTTATCATTAATATCATTTGTAATTTTATATACAAACATTTTTCTCACCTCAATATATAAGTAAGAAAAGCTCCACATCTATCAAAAAAATTAGATAATTTTAGAATTTTAGCACGGTCTCATCTATTGCAATATCTAAGTATTGTTAGACCTAACCGTTAGCCTGCTTAAGCAGACACCCTTTGGTAAGGTTCAAAAGATTTTACATGAGCTATAGTATTACGCTTACCCATGCTTGGAGTTACAACGCCCTTTAAGTCTAAGTGCTTCTTGACACTCATATAATCTGGTACAAGTCTTTTAGCACTACATTCAGCACAAAGTTTTGTTATCTCGTAATATTTTCCTCCACGCATTGTATCCTCATCAAGAAAATAAATAATTTTTGGAAAATTAGGATTTTCTGCCGTTCCATCTTCATTCGGAATACCTGCAATTCTCTGTTTTAACATCTCTTTAAAAACTAAAATTAAATCATCTACATATTCTGGACTTTCATTTAAATAAACAGAAACTGTTAGAAAAACTGCTTGACCGACACTTGAACAAAGAGTTAAATTCTGATACATAAAAGTTTGAACTCCTTGTCGAATTTCTTCTTCAAGTTCTCGAGCCGCCAATCTCTCTAAAACATTTGAATCGTCTATAAATTCCGCTAATTTTTTACGAATTTTTTGTCTACTAACATCGACAAATTTAGCTAAAGCTAACAAATTTATAGTACATCCACCATAAGTACAGCTAGCAACATGCGTAAGAATCTATGTTGCAATAGTACACGCAGTACGAAAATCATGAGGCTTATCAACCCAGGTATTATTGATTTTACAACCGTGCTGAAGAAGATAATCTAAATTCAGCAACTCACAATTAGTCAAATCTCTTACAGAGTAAGCGGAATCGTGAGCATAAACGACACCTTTCTTATGAGCTTCTACACAAGCTGGTGGAAAAACTTTAAAAAATTCTTCCTTTGATGGAATTTCTGCCAAATATGAGTTCTTAATATGAGTTAGTGTTGCTTTTTTGTTTGCATTTTCAAGTTCAACTTCTGGATTAGTATAAAGAACCTTTTCAATTTCTGTCGGATTCTTTTTAATTCTCTCCTTATTCATTTTATAAGAAGAAAATTCACGAGCAACAGCAGGTACTTCTCTATAAAGAACACTCATTATAAGATTCTCAACTTTTTCGACAGCGATTTCTCTTTGCTCACCAGCCTCTGCCCAAATCAAATCTTCAATTTCATCAAGTAGCATATCAATTTCATCAAAATCTGGATAACAAATTTGATTATAAGCTTGAATAATTGCATTACGAATACGGATTTTGTCATAAGGATAACGTTTATTTCCTTTAATAATGGTCATATCCCATTCTGCCATATTACATTCCTCCTATTCTTTTTATATTTTAATTATAACTCAAATAGAGAAAAAAGTCAAGGAATTTTGTTTCCTTGACCATTTCTTTATCTTATATCTCTTCCCATTCTTTCATTTCTTCTGTAATTGCATGAATGTAACAGTTGCCGCCTTTCTGCTCATATTTTTCTAGCATCCCCATCCAGTCTTCTTTAGCATAGTGAGGAATTTTTTTTGTATCCTTATACTAATGGTAAAGGTCTGTTATGGAATGTCTGAGCATCACTACATCAGTTTCATCTGATTCTTTTAACTTTTCTTCTATAGCAGTTAATTTTGTATTGACTTCTTTATTTGCTTCCTCTACCCCTTCTTTAATCATTCTCTTAAGAGCCGCTCTTGGCTTTTTGGAAATCAATCCGAAAAAAGTAATTATTGTTACACATACACCAATTATTGAACCTATATTTTGAAAAATTATCAATAGAGCTGTCATTTTTTCACCCCTGTCTTCGTAGATTATCATTATGAAACTTATCTTTTACAAGAAATTTTGAGTTTGTAAAAATTTCTTGAAGGGTAAGAGTTTCTAAGCTCCAATAAGGAACTCTAATTAATGGGAATCCGTGCATCAGACAATATTTATTCTTCCGCCTATCCCACTCTTGTTGTCTTTTAAAACTTGACACTGTTTTGTGAAAATGTGGCACATATTCAAAATGTTGCCGGCCATCTACTTCGATGAGACAAACTAATCTTTTACCTTGAAAAACTGCAAAGTCAAATCTTAAAGGCGTTTTCTTATATCCATAAAGGTCGGGAAAAATATATTCCCTTTTGAAATTCAGACGAGCATCGGTGAGAAGTTTTTCTATCTTCTATTCTCCCTTACTCGTCATTCAAATCATCTCTTCTTATTGCAGACTTTTTTGGATAACACTTTGGTCTTGGCATTGGAATAAAGACTGGATATAAAAGAGGGGCAGGTGCAAATTTATCTTTAAAACAAGGAACTTGTTTATCTTCAATGTGATAAGTTACCAAATGATGATAAGGCGGCACATCATCACAACAGCAATGAAGCTTCATTCTATCGAGTCCTTCTTTTTCAGTTAATTTTTTATCTTGCTCATAAAAATCACATTTAAGAATAGCTGAAAAATAGGTCGTATTGATTATATCTTTTTCTTTATTTTCTTCTTCTTTTTTAATTTGTTCTGTTCTCCAATTTTGTAGTGCCGTCTAGTCAAATTCAGAAGACTTCGTCTTATAGACAATTCCATAATAGATTTCCTTGCCGTCTGACAGTTCATAACGACTAAATTCTTCGCTCCAAGTTACTTTAAAAATAACTAGATATTTTTCAATGTCATAAAGCAATTGAATGAAATCTTTGTTTCTGAATTTTGCAGCTTTTAACTTAGCAGTCAAAGTGTTAGTTTCATCGCAAGCCGGCACAACATCAAGGCTTACTGGAAATAATTCTTCTGGCTTTTCAAAGTCAAAACCGCTAAAACTTTCATCGCAACATCTAAGCTCTCTATCGTCTTGTGGGTCCCCAAGTATCTATTGAATTAGATAAGCAGTCTTTAAATAATCTTCTCTAATTGAACAAACAGGAAACTTTTTGCAAGTAGCACAATAAGGCTTAATCTATGTGTGATGTGGCGGCTTACAAATTTGAGCAGGACTTAAGAAATAATCATTATCCACAAATAAGTCACCCCTTTAACAAAATTAAAAGAGCAGGAAAACTCCTGCCCTTCTAACTAAAAGTATTTTTTGTTTAAGAGGTCTTTAAGTTTTTGGTTTTAGCTTTAGTTAATAGCAATCTGGTCGAAAGTACAATCTTCTGCCGCCTTATCACTTCTAAAGCCAAGTATTTTGCCATGACGAAGTGAATATTCACCGTCAATATGCTCAATCTGCATACAGGAAACTTCAACTACTTTACCAACCAAAGATTCAGGCTCATGAACAATACGGTTTTTGACATCATCTGTTATGCCTGAAATCCAAGCAATATGGACAGGTTTGCCATCTTTCATTACAGACAAACTTATTGCTGCCGCCCACTCATTATAAAATGAACGTGTTATTGGAATGATAGGCGCGCCATCGCAATAGTCTGAATACTGACAACTATCAAATTTCTCACCCGTTTTAATGTTAAGCCAATATGGCCAGGTGACAATCTCTTTGCCGCCGTACTCTTTTGTTGGTGCTTTCCATGCTCCATCTATAAAAGCATCAATTGTGCTTTCAATTTCTTTCTTAACTTTAATGGTCATTCTTGCAGTTCTCTTACCACAATCATAAGTAGCAGTTTTCTTCTGAATAACCATTCCTTCGTAGCCGGCCGCCAGTATCTCTCCACAAAGAGTCCAAAGCTCCTCGCCCTCAACATACTTAGCTTTTTCCACAAAATCATAGGTAGGGCGGCACAATGTTTTTTCAATGTATGTTATACGCTTTTCAATCGGAGTCTTAAGCAAAATTTCAGACTTATATGCTAGTACATCAAAGCAGTAGAAGTGAAGTGGAGTTTTTGCCTGCCTTTCCAAACTCTTGTTTTTCAAGCAGTTCAGAATAGCTGTTGCTTTTCTACTTCCCTCATCTCCATATTTGTAAATTTCTCCAAGTAAAACTGTTCCAACTGGTATGTCCTCAAGTTCTGACAAAATCTGAGGTATCCAGTCTGCCTTATCTGCATAAGTGCCTTCAACATTCTTAGTACGACTTCTAAGATGAAAATTACCCTCTTCATCTTTGATAATCATTGCCCAAATGCCGTCAACTTTTCTTGCTCCAATATACTGACCACTCAGCATATATTCGTGAATCTCCTGCTTCCACTTTTGTCTGTCATAAGACTTAGGCGGCGCCCAGTACTTCATTGCATCAAAGCCATCCCAAAAGTCTGTTCCGTTTATTATAATATTCATTTAGATTTCCTCCTTTTTCTTTTACTCTTAAATTATAACAAAAATTTTAAACAAAGTCAAATTTTTTTTCTTTTCTCTCAGAAGAAGCGGCGCGCTGTTGCAGCGAAGCGAAGCTGAGCAAGACAGCACGTTCGCAGGCTTTGGTTCTTTTGCCAGCAAAAGAACGATTCTGGTTACTCTTTTAAAGAGTAACGTAACTTATGATAGTAACCGCTAACAAAACCTGATAGTAAATGTTAACAACCGTGATAGTAACTATTAACATTTTCTGATAGTAACTATTAACATCCGTGATAGTAATCGTTAACACCGTGATAGTAACTATTAACATTTTCTTAGGTTCATGTTAAATCTGAAAAAATTAAACAAAACATCTTTAATTTCTACTTATAATTAGAACGAAAAGGAGGGATTATAATGCTAAGAAAAATCAACTTCGTTACTAATGAACAAAAACTTAAGGAAATGGCTTATGGAGATACTGTTTATGCTTGGTTACTATTACATTCTCATTATGACCCTGATGAAGAGCATAATTACATTTATAAAAATGAATTTACTTATGAAATGATAGGTAAAGATATTGGGCGTACAAGGCAAACTATTTCTAAACGTTTTAAAGAATTATTGGCTTAGTCTTTAGAAAATAAAGATGGAACAAGGAAAGATTTAATATACGAATGTGGAAAGAAATATAATTTACCTTGTTTTAGAGATTTTCAACAATTAGATAAAGATACTGTTCTAAATCTTTTCAGACTTTGTGGTCAATCTCGTAGAGAAGAGCTTATTAAAACTTATGCCTGGCTTTTAAAGAAGTTTGAAAAAGGAGAGAAAAATATTAGTTTTAATGATATTATTCTTGCCTTTGGTCACTCCAAAGGAAATGAACAAACTTATAATAGGTACAAAGATATTCTTACTACGCTACAAGGTGCAGGTCTGATAAAATTCAGAACTGATGTTGCCAGAACTCAGGGTAAATATGGTAAGACATTATATGTTTATCAAGTTAATAAGAAAGCCTCCCAAGAATGGCTAGATAAAAATAAAGAAGACAATAATGAGTAAATTAAAAGAGGCCAGACTAATCTCTGACCTCTTTCTTTTTATGCTTCTTCAAATTTCTTAAAAATTCTTGATACTTTTTCCGCAGCTTCTCGCTTTCCAATTACTGCATACTTATCTACAATTTCATTTTCCTTTACACCTGAATGACCCTTAACCTTTTCAAAAGAAAGAGTTCTTCCTTCCTCTTCTAACTTACCCATAAGACCCCAAATCTTCTGAATGAGAGCTAAATTCTCAATCGGTTCATGCTTCTTTCCTCTCGTCCAACCATTTTTCTCCCAATTCTTTGCCCAAGAGGTAAAAATATTAATACAATAAGCACTATCTGATATTATTCTAATATCAAAATCTGGTATTGTTGCGGCGGCATTAAGTGCATGATAAATTGCTGTAAGTTCCATTTCATTATTGGTTGTCTGAGGAAGACCCCCATAGTAACCTTTTAACTTGCCATTTTCACTCTCATAACAAAAGCTCCAGCCGCCAGCCTCTCTTACATAATTACCGTTTGCGTCTTTTCTCATTGTTGCTGCGCCATCAGTCCAATATCTCATTTCATTTTCTCCTTTTCTTATTTTAAAAATTAAAACCTGTGTAGTTTTCTTTCAAATCGTCTAAAGAGAAGTCATTCATTTGAATTGGAATAGGACAACATTCATTAAGCAAATCATCAATAAGATAAACTTCCCTTTCTTTTGCCAAATTAACTTCTGGATTGAAGTCAGTTAATTTAACCCCATCCCTGTCTCCTGCTTCTATATAGGTGTCTATGTAAAGAATAGGCAACTCATAAAAAGCAGACCAATTATACGTTTGATAACGAGCTACATACTTAAAACCAAGTACCTTTGCAGCATTTAAAATAATTTTATCTTGATAAGTAAGCTTTATTGGATTATCTCTTGCCGCTATTCTAATGATGTCGATAAGTTCTTTATCGTCCTTTTGCAGATGTTTTTCAAGTGCTTTTTTACTCATTCCTTTATCAAGAATAGCAGTTCTTAAATCATCTACAAAATCAAACATACTTGATGTATAAACTTCCATAGTGTCTACATTCAGATAAATAATAACTATATCATGCTTATCAATCAAGATAGAGTCTGTTGTGTCTGCGTCTCCTTTATAGATACACTTATAACCATTTTCATCATCACCTGATAGAATAGTAATTGGTTTGAGTTCTCCACTTGCTGTATCAAAGTAATAATGGAATGTGTGAATATTTGATTCTTCCATTTATATTTGCTCCTTTCTTTTTCTTTAATTTTATTATTTCAAAAATTTTTAAAAAAGTCAAAAATACGCTGTGCCGGCTGCCATAAAATTAAAGGAGTGATTTAAAATCTTAACTTTTACGCAGGCCGGCACAACGTACTTATTTATGTATCCAATCTAATTTTGTCTCTTTTGCGAAATAGCCATCTTGTCCTTTTTCAAAGACAAGCCAACAAAATACAGTGTCTGTTTTTACAATCTTATCATAACGAGTGCATTTAAGTCTATTAGAAAAAACAAAGACCCAAGAAGGTTTACACGTCATATAAATATTAGCAAAGCGACGCTGTGATTCTAAGCTTACAAGCTTAGTCAATACACAAACTGTGCCGCCACGTCGTACATCAGATAACGCCTTTCTTACGAATTGGTCAAAACCTATTGCATCTCCTCTTCCTACTGTTGGAAAGTTAGAAATAATAAGGTCATATTTATTATAAAAATCTGAACGAATAAAATCTGATTGAAGTATATCTGTCGTTCCTTCTCTAACACAAATATCATATTTATCTACTTTGATTTTAACTAAATTTTCAAATCTTTCAATAAATTTACCTGTGCCGGCACAAGGTTCAAGGACTTTTAAATTAGGATTTTTTAGATATGGTAACTTAGCTAAGAGAGAGTTGATGGCTTCGGGGTCACTATCATAATAGTCCCATTCTGGTTTCTCAATCATCCAGATTCTCCATAAAAGTCAAAGCCGCATCTTCAAGGTCTTTAAGTGTTCCTGTGTTATCAATAACATAGTCATAAATATAATTATGAACATTATCATCAGCATGATTACCATAAGTATGATTAAGATTTCTTTCAACAAGAACAGTAGAAACTTGAATACCTTCTTGCTCTGCCGCTTCCTTTACTCTATCAATAACATCAGGGTCTCTAATATCAAGAAAAACGACATCATAAGTTTCTCCCCATTCCTCTGAAAAGTCTTCTTTAATTTCTGTAAGAGCAGTTTGAAATGGACTATCATTCCAATCGGTTAAAGCATCATTAAGGTCAGATAAAAATTTTCTATCTGCATCTGTCTTTCCACCAGACCAACCTAAAAGAGTAGCTTGCTCTTTTACGAAATCAATAATTGAAAATTTATTTATTTTAAGTGAACTATTCTCACGGCATAGTTTAACAAAAGTGTCTTTACCACTGCCGCCGCAACCATTCATTATAATTAATTTCTTCATTATTTTCTCTCCTTTTACTTAATGACCAAGTCTGCCTAATGTAATTCTGTCTTTTTCTTCTTGCGGCCAATTACCACTAAATTTACATTTAATATCAGAACAGCCTTTATCCCAATAATACTGATAAAAGTCACTCGCAGCATTGTAAGATAAATAGTTATAAGAATCATAGTCTTTTTCATTAAATCTATTAGCAGTATGCTTTATTACCAAATTATAAGTAACATTCTTTAAAATTGCAGGAATATTAGAAGGATTGGCATAGAAGTAAAAAACAAGACCATTAAATCGTTCTGCTTCCTGTAGTAATTGTTCATTACGACAATAAACATCTTCACTATCACCATCTTCAATCCATAACATTAAGCAGTCTGGCACATCATAATTTTCAAATTTATTCCAGTCTAAATAAGACTCTACTTTATCAATTTTCTCTTGAATATTACCCAAGTCTTTATCAAAAACATTAATTTTCTGTCCATCAATCTTTTGATAATCTTTAATATATCCTATATGGTAGAACTTTTGACTCATACTTATTTCATCTGGAGTAAATCTATTCATTAATTCATAATCATAATAAAAGCTGGAATTATTAGAGATATGATTTATATTTCCTACTTTATAAATAGGACTAAAAGATGAAATAAGAAAAGCTTTAGAATTTTTAATTAGCTTTTTAACTTTTCTCTGAGAAATAAAACTTTCTTTAGCTTTAATTTTCTTTTTAGTTTTCTTTGGTTTTTTACCACAAATCTTTAATTCAAAAGGCTTAATTGCTTGTACAGCTTTTAGTATGTTATATCCAATTAAACTTATTAAATCATCATTATATTCGTATACAATTATTTTTGAATTATCTATCTTCTTGTATAAATCATTTATAATATCATTTATAAGAAAATTGGTTTGTTTTTCAAGAGATAGGTCTTCAATTTTATAATCCATATTTAGTCTATAACGAAGAATTAATGTTTTCATAATAGATGTAATAACCATTTTATTAATCATCATAGCACCTCACTTTCTTTTCTCTTATTATAATTATATACCAAGGAAAAGAATAAGTCAAATAATTGTAACGAATTATTGTAGGAGGTAAATAATTTGATTGCTGTAAATTACAAAATAAATACAGATTTAGCTGGTCGTACTGCGGCACAGCTTAATTGGAACTTAAACAAACTTTCTTCTTCTCTTTATATTATAACAAAAGAAAAAAGAATGGTCAATGGTAAATCTCTTGTTGGCTTGTTACAAGGTAACATTCGTAAAGGAGACCTAGTAACTATACTACTTGATAAAGAAGAAGACCTTGCAAAAGCAAAATCTTCTCTTAATAATATAGGTAAACAATTTTAAAAAGAGGTGAAATAAATGATTTTTAATCGAGGCACAGACACAACTCTTGAGCCTGCTTATTTTGCTAGAGTGCAAAATTCTGATATAATGGGAAAATATGAAGGGCGTATTAGGGAGCTTGAAGAACAACAGAAGGAAACAACGGCTACTATTACAACTATTCAAAGTAAAGATACTGAACAAGATAATAAATTGGTAGAACTTGAAGAAGAGATTGCTGCATTAGGTGATTCTTGTAAATGTGACCCAATGTCTCCAATTTCATCTGATGTTTTAGATAGTTTAACCTTTTCAACACAAATTTAAAGGAGAGAAAATAAATGGCAGACGAAAAATATTATTTAAACGAAGTTGGCCTGCGTGCATTATGGAAAAAACTTGATGATAGAGATAAGGAAGTTGTTAAGAAAATTCTTGACAATAAAACTGCTATAGACCTTTTAAATGCTACTGCTACTATTGATAATCAAGCGCCACTTGGTTCTGTTGAAAGAACTGTTGGAGATAAAGTTGCAGAAGAAATTGCAAAAATTGTTGCAAATGCACCAGAAGACTTTGATACATTAAAAGAAATTGCAGATTGGATTTCAACACATAATGATAGTGCTGCTGCAATGAACTCTGCTATCCAGAAGAATAGGGATGCAGTTAGTAGTTTAAAGACACTTCTTGGTGTTGATAGCTCTACTAATCTTTGGACATCTAGTGAACTTACTGGTATTAAAGCTGATGTTGCCCAGGCAAAAGAAGATATTATAACTCTTACTACAACAGTTTCTAGTAACACAGACAATATTGCTACATATAGTAGTGATATAGCTACTATGAAGGAACAGATTGAAGCTCTTACTGGTTGCGATGTTACAGATGGCATTTCAACTGAAACTATAAATTCAATTTGCACTTTTACTTCTATTCTTGATTAAGGAGTGAAGTACAATGGCAGAATTAAAAAAAATATTTGAATGAAAGAGGTCTGAGAGAAGTTTGGGACATTATTAACGGTCAAAATTCTCTCATCGTTTCCAAAATAAAAGATATTCAAAAAAGAACTACAGTTGGTCTTTATGCAGATTCAACTTCTGGTTGGGCAGAAAATGAGTCAAAAATTTCTGAGGCCGGCTCTATTTATATCTATACAGATGCAGAGACTTTTAATGGAAAAGTCAGAAGCACGGTCAAGCCAGAAGAAAAGGTTGTTGATGATTATTCGGTTTGGATTAACAGTGATATTCAGGAAATTGAAGTCACACACGAAGGTGACACCCATACCGAATATGAATTCAATCAGGTGCAGCATACCAAAGATGAATATATCAGGATGATTGATGAAAAGAACGCCAAATTGGAAAGCACCATTACGGACACGCAGATGGCTTTGTGCGAAGTATATGAGTCGATGGGGTAAAGAAGGGGTGATATTATGGCAAGGGTTTATGCTGACCTTATCCGCAAAGGGTATAAAACCATTGAAGATGTACCTGAAAAACTGAAATCAGAGGTGCAGAAAATTTTGAAAAACCTACAGTGACCGAGCAGGACAAAATAATGGCACAAGTGCTATATACCGCACTGATGACCGACACATTAATCGAGGAGAGTGACGAAGATGTATAAGAAAGTCAAACGTTTGTACGATTTAGGTTTGTACACTGCTGAACAGGTCAAGGATTTTGCTGACAGGGGGAAGATAACCTCTGAGCAGTACGAGGAAATCACTGGGGAAAAATATGAAAACCCCAAAATAACAAGTAAATAAAATTCATGTTTTATTAAGAAATACAGGCTCGGAAAGTGCGTAGATGCGTGGTTTGTGAGCTTGTATTTTTTAAAAATCATAAAAAAATTAAAATTAGGCAAAAAACAAGGAGAGGAGATACAATGAGTGTAAATACATTTGACAAGAACAATGGTGTTCTTACACCTTTATCTAAATTGTATCAAATAGAATCGGGTGATGAGGTTGGCAAATTATTTAAAGAAATGACCCAACTCAAAGCACAGGTAGAAAGCAATACCGAGAAAATTAGTGAATTAGAAAACAGTAAATCGGTTATGCCGAATGGAACGGCATTTACGATAGTCTATGGCACAACAAGTTCTTCAATCACAGGAAAGGCAACAATAGAGGAGGAGCAAGTATGAAGATATATGAAGGAACAGACGGACTAAGAGGATTAGTCAGGAAGCTTATTGAAGTTTATAATTTTAAGAGAGTTGTGTACGAGGGTGATAATGCAAATATTGATACACAAGATGCCATCTTTCAGCTTTGGGTAACAGATGAACTGTTTTTAAGAGGTCAGTTTGCTGATACAAATAGTATCTTTGGTTGGTGTGACCTAAGAACAGAAGCGTTGACTTGTCCTTGTGTGTCCCCTGCACCTAGAGTCGGAGACCCAAGAAGATGGATTATTTATAAGCAAAGTGATTTAGTTGCTATAGGTATAGACCCTAACACAGCTAGAAGACCTGATATAAATATAATAATTGGCGAAATAACTAACTATGAAACAGGAGAAACTGAAATAGGTATGACAACAAGTTGTGCTGATAATAATATTGACAAATATGCTGTTTTTACCAACGGAATGTCTGTACTGTCTGCACCATATAGATATTTTTGTCAGCAAAAGTCAGTAACATCACTTACTTCTGTAGTTTCTACCAGTCAAAACAAAGGTTTTACAAATGTGTATCACATACTTTCTCATATACAGGGTATATCAGATAGCAATACTTATTGTGACTACGCTGTACCTACACAAACTATACTGCTTAATAATAAGAAATATCTATTAAGCAGATTTGCATTTGAGATAAAAGATTAAATTGTAAAGGAGGGATTATATGACAAAGACATATTTGGATGAAGAAGGACTAAATTAGATTTGGAATGTGATTGATGCCAGAGATACCAAAGTAGTTGAAAAGCTGAAAAATCTTGAAGAAAGAATGAACGCCCAAGAAAATAAAGTAAGTATAGCTTCAGAAGTAGCTTATGTCGCTTCCTATGGAAATTCTGCAAAGCCAATAGTAGGTACGGCAACTGAGTATACAGAGGAGAGTGGAAAATGATTGAGCGCACAGTGTTATTAAAAGATGCTGGTCTTACGAGTGCGGGATCAGATGCTAAGGATTTTAGGACTGCTCTTAATGCAATTTCATTAGCATATGTATGGAATAATAAGAGTGTCAATATAGGTAATAATATTTCATCAACTTATGGTGACTATTATTTTACTGATACTAGTCATATTAAGATTGATTATTTTGGAAACAGTCAAAGCTATTTAGGAATAAATTTAATCACACCTAACGGAACAAAACGTATTGACTTCACGAGAGGTGGATATTGTACAATATCCATTGGAAAGACTAATAAAGGTATCTGTATTTGTGCTTATTCGGGTTCAAATGGCTCAAGAGACCCACACTTTTATAATCTTTATATTGGTGAAATTACAACTCTTGATGGTATTACTACAAAAGGTTGTATTTACGCTGCTGACGATGGAACACTAGCTATCGCTACAGATGACGGCATTTCTTCTGAAAAAGCTCAAACTTCTGCAATAAATGCAGATAGAACTGCAATTCTTGCTCCTGTTGTTGATACAACTTATGGTAATGTTTTTAAAGACATTTATTTTATGAGAAGTTCTCCTCTTAATTGTAATATTATGGCTGTTGAAGGACAGGGTAATTTTCTTTGTGGAAAGATTCTTTGTCTTAAAGATTAGGAGGTGGGAGCATGATAAAACATGAAGTTCTCTGTAACCAAACAATGTATTTATCCTAAAAATGATAATTCTTATAGTGTAATTTCTGATAACGGAATTTCACAAGAACCTGCTTTTATTTCAACCATAGATAATATAAGAAAAGCACAACTTGTTGCTGCAGCAGATAGCACAACTGGTGCAATTTTTAATGATACTTATATGATGTTTAATACACCATTGCAATATAATAAAATGAAAATTCTTGGAATAGACAAAATTTTTCTCTTAGGCAGGTCTCTCTGCTTAGCAGATTAATACAAATTAAAAGTTAATTATTTCTGGCTCGTGTCAATCCCCTCAACGACACTAATTAACTTTTTAATTATATATCTTTTACAAAGGAGAAGTCATCATTTGATGGCTTCTTTTTTCTTTTATTCGTGCCGCGAGACCAAATGAGAGAAATGAACCTCTAAAGTTTTCAGACGGCGGCACATCGTAAGCTTGAGTTTTTGACTCTGATGTGTTATAATTAAGTAAAAGGTTAGAGAAAGTCAAAGTGATTTTGACTTATAAATGAAGAATAAACACGGAGGTGGCAATGTGAGTAATTCAATTTACTACAAAGGAAAGAAATATGGCGGTGGAGAAGCAGCAAAGCCGCAAGAAATTTAGGCAGAAGAAAATGAACTATTAGTTGGCGATGGAGCGAAGTGGACAAAAAATAGTCCAATTCTCGCAGTAAAAAAAGCTTTAACTGCTGGTGCAGAAGCTTTTAATGCTTACATAGTTGGAGCGTAGACAGAGGGGACAGATGTAATGAGACTTTCAACAGACCCTAAAGGAGAAAAAGAAAATGGAGGACATCTTGATATAAAAGATGCAACACAAGTTCTTCATGAAGGTTCTTCTATTGTTCATACAAGTGGAACTTCAAGTTTTACAATGAGCGATGAAGCTCAAATGGATATAACTCATACTGCACAAGTCTTTATTCATGATGGCGCTATTATTAATATGGACGTTGAAGGAGAAAATGACTATTGGACACCAGAAATGGGAATTGCAACAGGTAACTGGCAAACAGATGATAAGCATAGTTCTCTTTTTATTCATAATCAAGCTAGAATTATGGCTAGTGGTGCCGCGGCATTAATAATTGGAGAAACAGCTTCAGGCAATTTCAATGGCCATGCTTACTTTAGAGCCGGTGCAGTAAAGAAAGTAGACAGCACAATTAAGTATACCGAGCCTCATGTTATATTTGATACTGGTAACTTCTATTTTGGAGAAAACATACTTGACGATACAGCTAAGTCAAAAAGAAGTCCATATTTTAAAATGGGTGGCGGTGCTTCCTTAATAATGAACACTAATGATGACAATGATTTAGACCCATCATTAATTTGTTCTCCAACAGAATTTTATTTCATGAGTCAGGGAAGCCGCGGCGTTGATTATTCTGGTGAAGAAAGAAAGAAATGGGATTGTCCGCCAAATATAGGAGATAATCCACAAGTATCTGGATATCAACCTAATCCTGTTTGTACTACTATTAAAATCTCTGGTAAGACAACTGTTCTCATGGATAACAGCGGAGAATCTAAAACTTACTTGAAGATATGTGCTGATAGCGGCAAGCTTGTAAGAGCTTATATTACTGGCAATACTTTTATTCAGCAGTCTGGCAATGCTCATACGGAATTTAACGACTATGCCTTTGTTCAAGCTTGTAATGATAAAGATAAGTATCCAATTTTTAGACTTGGTAATAATAGTCATAATACTAATGACACAAACCCTACTCAGATAGCACCAAGTCTTAGACCTTTTGTTGTTAGAACTGTTGATACTACTTTAGACTTTATTAACACTGGAAAAGAAAGCTATTGTGGTTGGGGTAATCGTAATGTTTCTTATATTTATCTTTCTAGTACAGACGAAACATCAGAAACTCGTTTTGAAGAACTTTCTTTCATCACTAATGAAAGTTCTTATGATGCAGAATGGAACGCTGTTGCTCAAGGCACTGCTAATACTGTATCTTGGATACCTGCAAAAACTCACATAGTTCATGAGAGTGGAAGATATTGGCTGACAAAAGATGAAGATAATACAAGAATTTGCTATATAAATTATGCTCATTTTCACACTGAAACTGGATAGAGTGCTGGTATTAATTTCTATCTTGGTCCAACACTTAATAATCAATCTGCTTTAAGATATCTCAAATTTAGGATTACTAATGCAACAGGTACCTTTAAAGCTAGTAAGGCACCAAAAGCTTCTTTAGAACTTCCTGCTATTAGCTTAACTTTAAAAGCAACCAATGGAGTATATAGCTTTGACATCGACAAAGACTTACGTAATAATACTCCAAACTGGTCAACAGGTAAGTATCTATTCATAGGTCTTGATTCTATGAAGGATATCGTTTCAACAAGTTATGACGGTCAGCAATTAGTTAGCCCAGAATATAGTACTGATGATGGTAGAGACTTATTAATTGGTACAAACTCAAGACTTTCTGGTATTAAAGCGGCAGGAAATAACTTCTTAGCTTTAGGTAAATCAAGTGGTATTGATATTTTCAGTGAAAGCAACTCTATTAAATTAAAAGCTCAAAGTCAGAGTATTACACTTGGCGGCGCTTGCATTAAATTAACAAGTGACGGTACTGTAAGTGCTTTAATTCAGCACAGTGCTTCTCTGAGAATGGAAGGCTCTGGAACTATTGTTTGTAAAGACGGAGCAAATCTAAGTTTTACTGGCGGCACTAATGCTCAAATTACAGGTGGTACGTTTAAGACTTCCGGCACTCCAAATGTAACTATTCAAGATAGAGCAATTTTACTGATGAGTGGCTCTGGTACTCTTAATGTAACTGGAGCAGCAAAGGTTAATTTTGCAGATGGTCCAACGGTTAATGTTAAGGGAGCTTCTAGTATCAATCTTACAGAAGGAGCAAAGCTTGCCTTAAGTTCAAGTTCAGAATTTAATCTTAGCGGTAATTCCACAATTATTGGTGAAACAAATAGTAATCTTCAAAATGAAGACGAGACATCTTTCACATTTAAAGGTGCTCCAACAGAAGAGTCTGTAACCTTTACTCTTAAAGAACTTAAAGCTCTTAAAGCTTTACTTTCATAATCTTAAATCATAATTTTAACCTGAGAATAAAAATCTACGGAGGGAGGTAGAGTGAACTATTTTATAATCGGCAGCGACGGAGGCGGATGCTGCAATTTTATTCAGTATTAGGGCTGTCCAATAGGATATTCCGATGGTGCACCTTTTATATCAGCAGATAGATACAAAATGCCACAAAAAATAGATACAAGAAATGAAGAATTAAAATAGAATAAGGCTGACTCAGAGAAATCTGAGCCAGCTAATAATTGAGGTGAAATCTATGACATATGATGAATTCATTAAGAAGCATAAAGGAGTTGCGAATAATATTGATGGCGTAGCAGGAGCACAGTGCGTAGACCTTGCAACAGCTTACTTTTATGAAGTTTTTGACTCTAATATCAAAAATTTCTGGTTTGATGCTCATCACTTTTGGGACTTGTTTAATGACAATGCTTGGCTAAAAAAGAACATGACTAAAATTGAGAATAAGCCAGAAACAGTTCCTCAAAAAGGTGATGTTGCAGTTTGGAAAGGTTCTTTGAATGGCGGCTGGGGTCATATTGCAATCTGTACAGGAGAAGGAGATACAAATTATTTCTATTCTTATGACCAGAACTGGACAGGCAATCACGATGCTTGTACAAAAATTAAACATAATTATAATCATATTGCCGGTTTCCTTAGACCAAAAGACCAGTCTAAAATCAAGAAAGAAGCAACCTCAAGTACAACAGACAAGAACGATGTGCCGGCAGGCGTAAAATTAGTTATTGATATCTCGCAGTATCAGTCCAAAGTCGATTATGCTAAACTTGCAAAAGCAGTTGATGGCGTTATCATTCGTGTTGGATATCGTGGTTGGGGAGATGCAGGAAAACTTTGCGTTGACCCAAATTTTGAAACTCACATTAATGGAGTAGTTAAAAATAAAATTCCTTATGGTTTTTATTTCTTCTCTCAGGCAACTAATGCAGAAGAAGGAAAAGCAGAAGCAGACTTCTGTTATAATTTAATTAAAAACTATAAGCCAACTTATCCAGTTTACTTTGACTCTGAGAATAGTGGTGCAGGTAATAATCAAGGTCGTGCAGATAAAATTTCTAAGGCTAATAGAACCTCAGCAGCAGTCGCTTTCTGTAAGGAAATTCAAGATAAGGGTCTTGTAGCTGGCATCTATGCTAGCGAGAACTGGTTTAAAGAAAACCTTGAATGGAATGGTATTAGATGCTATTCTATTTGGTGTGCTAAATATGGGTCAAACAATGGTACAGCACAGACAAAACCAGAGATTGAAAAATATGATGGCTGGCAGTTTACTTCACAGTATTCTGTAAGTGGTATTGACTTTAAAGTTGATATGTCGTATTTTTACAATGTGCCGGCCAGCGGCGATTCAAAAGATGATAATAACAAAAATGATGACAAAAAACCAAAGATTACCTATAAAGATTATTATGTAATTGCAACTAGTGGAGTTAATGTCCGTTCAACACCGAATGGGACAATTAAATCAACTCTTATGTACAAAGCAAAAGTAAGTTGTATTGTTGATTCTGAAAAAAATGCTGGTGGCATAACTTGGATTAAGACAAAGGATAATACTTGGATTGCTAAAAAATATCTGTCAACTACTAAGCCAGTTACAAAAAAGACAACTTACACAGATTATTATGTAACTGCAACTGATGGATTAAATTACAGAACATCCGCAAATGGTACTATTAAGGGTACTTACAAGAAAGGTACAAAGATTACTGTTGTTGATGGCTCAGATAAAACTGTTAATGGTCTTGTTTGGGTAAAGACAAAAAATAAATATTGGGTAGCTAAGAAGTATTTAACTAAAAAGAAGCCTACCGCTGCAGCCCCATTTAAGGTAAATACTGACTATACATTATAGGTAGATCTCAAAGTAAGGTCGGGTGCCGGCACAGGATATGCTCAGAAAAAGACTTCTGCTCTTACAGTAAATGCCAGAAAGTCAGCATATAATCAGATTTATGCAGTTCTTAAGAAAGGCACAAAGGTAACTGCTCTTAAAGTAGTCAAGAAATCTGATAAAGAATATTGGGTACAAATTCCTTCTGGCTATATCTGTGCAATGCAGAAAGGAGAAAAATTTATTAAGTAATGCCACTTCAACCTCAATTTACTTCAGTTTGTAATGGACTTTTAGTAAACAATTTGATTTTGACACCGCCGGAACAAGAGCCGGCGGCTATAAATCTTATTAAAGTTTATTAGCTACCCGAGCTTACTTTTGGTGCTTTTACAACAACTCAAGCTGAGTTTATGAGCAGACAATGTGTTTATGAGAATTTTGAAAGATTTAATTGGTTCATTGATAATTGGACAGCTTGGAATTTAGGAAATGATAGCAAAGAAATTAAAGTTGGGCTTTGCGGCAAGAGTAAGGCGGCACGACGTAATTTAAAAAAAATTTTAGTTTATCTCTGCCACACTTATAATCTTGGTTTAAATCAAATTTATCTTTCCTTTTCTGACCCTTAGTTGTTTAAAGAGTTGGGTAAATTTATTGAGACTAAGGAAATTCCAAAAAGTCAATTATTTACAGATGTACTTGACATTCCAAAACAAAATTTTATTCCTAAAATTACTTATGAAGTCTATACAATGGGGCAATGGTAGTAGTCTACAAATAAAAGTTAGATTGAAGCGATTAAAATTCATGCTACTGGCGGCGAATTAACATATCGAGTTTTCTCAAAGAATTGTTGGTTTCCTTGGGTTAAAGATGGAGAACAATCTGGTTCTTTCACTTATCCAATCAAAGGTTTTCAATATATTTATGATTCAGAAGACTATGAATTATGGTATCGCTGTACTTTAATTAATGGAGAAGTTAAAAACTGGCGAAATACATCTCTTAAAATTCCTTATAAAAAAATTATCACAGGACTTGAGTTCAAGTTAGAAAAGAAGTAAGAGGACTTTCTTAGAGAAGCCCTCTTATTTTTTTACTTTGTTTTAAAGAGGAGGTGCTTGAAATGGCAGAAGAAGTTTTTGTTTTGTGTCCTCACCAAAGTGAACACAAAGCAATAGATGAAAATAATGTAAATAATATCAGGTGGAAAAATAGTGCCACTCTCCATTCTGATGAAACAGCTTATTTTGTCGACGATACTGCGACACAACAATTTGAAGATAAAATTAAACAAGCACAGGGTATATTATAATGGAACTTCAATCTATAAATGGACTAATAAGTTTTGGAAAAGAATTTTTTGCCTTAAAAGATGAATTACAACCGAGTAATCAAGTAATGACATTTCAGGTTCTTGCGAAGACTTTTCCTTTTAAACTTTCAATTAATTTAGATAAGAAATTAAATCTTGAAAGTCATGACTTATCTCAAAATCTTTTATTTCATTATTGTGAACCTATGCATAAAGAAGTTACTCAATCTGAATTTCAAGCTTTGGCGGCACTTGAAAACTTTAATAAAGATGAAAGAGTTTTCTATGTTTCCGAAGATTGATTTTTATAAAAATTATGAAATAATAAGGAGGAATTAAAATGTTAGAAAGTATTTTAGGTTTAGCTACAGGAATTTCACTTACTGACCTTGGTGCTTTAGCAGCACTCACTACAATCATAGTACAGGTTCTTAAGCAAATTTTACCAAAAGTTATTCCAACAAAGATTGTAACGATTGTTACTGCAATTGTCCTTTCTGTCGCCGCAGCCCTCATTTGTTTTGGTGTTATGTTTAAGACAGCACTTATTGGTTTACTAATGGGCTTTATTGTTGCATTTGTATCTATGAATGGCTTTGACTCTTTGAAAGAAATTTGGGTAAGATTTACCTCTGGTCAAAAGACTGATAATGATGAGGTTGGTGGAGAAGGATAATGGCAGATAATCACAATCAACTACTTAAGGATTTGATTGGGACTATTAGCAAAGACAATATTACAGGTGAGACAATCAAAGAGATTGAGAAATCTAACCTCTGGAAAGAACTTTTAGAATTTATGAAGTAGGAAGGTGGCTCAAACTTATTGGGTCACTATCCTATTTTTTAGAGTGATTTTAAAAATAATACCTTATTTAAATTTATCAATGCTACTGCTGATATGGATAGCAATGAATCGCCTGCCGGCTCATTTAATTTTAAAGCAATACTTGATAATTTAAGAAACAAGGTTAATCCAGATGGCTCTGCTAACACTTCCGGCGACAATCCGTGGAACGAGTCTTTAACAAATTCCTTAACTTATTTATTAAGATATATAGACCCTGAATATGTAAGGGATTATGAAAATAAACATTAGATTAGTTATAAGCCTGATAAGGATAAAGAAACAAATTTACCAAAAGAAATTAATAATACGAATGGTAGTATTCCTGTTAAGGGCAGCTCATTAAATGGTGGTTTTAGAATTACTGATGTGAAAAATGCCAATGCAGGTAATTCTTTTACTAATGATGGCGAAAGACCTTGGGTTATTCCTAATTATAATGTAGATGGCGATACATATGACAAAGTTAGAGGTATTGATAAGATACTTCAAGTTCTAACAAGTCATAAGGAAATGCAATTTACTCACACTCAAAATCAGACTAATAGTGAAAATAAAAATTAGATTGATAATCCAACAAGTGGTATTAGTAAATATATTAGACTACTTATGCCAAAGTATCTCAGAAGAGTTGAAGTTGAAGATTTAAATAGAAACTTTTGGGTTATTGGTCAAGTTCTTGCCGCAATAAGTGCTTACTTATTTGATGAGGACTCCCCAGTTACTCAAATGTTTAAAAGAATTTTAAGTGAATTAATTCAACTTTGGGAAAATATTCTCTATCTTTGGGCAGCCGTAATGCTTGTTTCTCAAAAACCATATTATACAAAGGTTCATACAGAAGTTGTTTATATTCCAAATGATAGCTATAGAGATTATTGGAAGTATGATAATTTTCAAGCCACAAGAACTACTGATTTAAAAACAATTTGGACTAATAGACTTTAGTATTTGAAAGACTCTTATCCAGAATGTCATTTATGTATACTTCCGGTAGTGAGGGGCGGCAACTATAGACATAATTATTATAGTACAGAAACGTGGCCGGGCGTTATACTTTATAATCGTAACACGGATGTAGTTTCATATCATAACTTTAATCTTACTATTTCTGCATCAGACTCTAATATTAAATCAAGATGCTATTTTATTAGAGAAGAAGGTAATAACTATCTTTGGGGCTATCCTTTTAGTAATGTTAAAAATTCTATAGAAGACAACCCAGCAATTTATTATAATGCTATAAGAACAATTCCTATTTCAATTGTGACTAATTTCTCTTCTGATAACAATTTATTAACTGTCTCTAATTGTGTTATTGGGGTGTATGATGCCGCAGCAAGTGTAGTAAATGAAAAATCGCAAATTAAAATATTGGATTGGAGTGCCGCTAATATTAAAGAAACAGATACAACATCAGTTTCCTTATCTCAAAATAACTTAATTGCAAAATATGATAATTTAAGTCCAAAAATTAATAAATCTGTGATAGACAAAGGTATTTATTTTGGTGAACTTCTTTCAAACACTATTTCTTCTGCATAGATTATTTATGAACTTAATATTCACTCTGTCCCAATGTAGCCGCTAGCGGGTAGTAATTTTTAGCTTTCCACATATCAAGCACAAGACGCGACGGGATTAATTGAATGGGCAAAAACATCTCCTTCTTATGGTGAAGGTAAAAATGTTTTTACTTTAGCATTAGCTATGAGACAATATGATAACTGGGGAGATGATAATAAAAACTATACTTATTGGGGTCTTAAGAATGGAAAATGGGGATGGTAGACCGTTTCTATGAAATGGAATTTTACTAGTCGAGCTTATACCTCAGCAATGCTTCATAATTCTTTAACAGATTCTAATATCTTTTATAAATCTTGGTCTTATATGATTGATAGAGGCTGGAATTTAGGTTATTCAGATGCAAATAATGGTCATACAGGTTGGGATAATAACCAAACTTTTATTTATATTGAAAATGGAGATAGTGGTTTGTCTTCTAATAATTGGTGTATCAGATATGTTCAAGCTGTTGGAGTCCAAGCTATTGTTGATAGTAGTAAGAATATTACTCGTACAGACCTTAATGATGAAACCTTTGATAAATATGATAAAACTACTTATGGTCTTTGTACAGCAATAAAAGTTACTCTATTCTATCACGATGGAACATTTGCTACTAGAACTTATTATCACAATAGAAACAGTAAAGGCAATGCTTTAGTATCAGGGTGGAAAAATATAGATGAAAAAGGTAGATATAATTCAAGCACTTATGCTACTGATAGAGCAACATTAAATCAAAATTATACATTATTTAGGGGTGCTAGATATGATTATGAAGCATACCACCGTAATGGTACAAATAGATAAAGTAGAGAGGTGAGATAATTGAGTTTTTCTACGATAAATGCGATGCTTGATGCATTACATAAAACTATCCCTTACCCTCCTACCTCAAAAGACCTTTCTTCTATCGCAAATGATAAATTTGCTGTTTGGTCTAATCTCTTATCTTACCTAAAAACAGAAGTCAATTCTGTAGGTCATTATCCTTTTTGGGAGAACGACCTACAAGATGGTTCTCTGTTTAAAGGAATAAGTGATAATTGTGATTATGATAATGGTCCTGTCCTTTATCTTGATATAGAAAATATTTATAATGAGAGCAAGGCCGCCGGCACGACAATTTGGAATGAAAGTCTTAATGATTTAATTAAAACTTGGCTCGATTTCTCTAAAATTATAGATGAGGATAGAGAAATTGTTCCTAATGGTAGAATAACTTTTTCAGATATTTTAAAAGCTGATGCAGGCTATTCTTTTGAGTCTGAACCTTTTGTAAAAGCTTGGAAGAATGTTGATAATGAAACTTATGCAGAAGTTCGTACTACTAAAGATATGGTAATGTCAGTAATAAAATCTGACAGAAACTTGCAATTTACTCGTTCAATTAGCAGTGCCGCGAGACCACTTATAAGATTGATTATGCCAAAATATACTAGAAGGGTTGAAATTGAAGACCTTAATAGAGATTTTTGGGTGATAGGACAAACTATTACTGGTATTAGTCAATATTTATTTGATGATAATGGAGCAGTTCCTAAAATATTTAAAGGAATAATGAGTGAATTACTTCAGCTTTGGGAAAATATTCTGTATTTGTGGGCAGAATTAGGTTTGCTAGCCAAAAAACAATACCCAATTAAAATTCTTTATGAGCCGCTTCCTAATAGTGTTTATTAGCCTTATGCTAAATTTGATAATTTTGATACTGCGGCATCTTTAAGTATAGCAAGTATTGAATAGAGATGTTAGTATTTGGTTGACAAATATCCAAATAACAATCTTGTTGTCTTACCTTTTATTCGTAATGATAATTACCGTCATAATTACTATTCAAAACAAATTTTTCCTTGTATTTTGTTTTATAATCATTACAAAAATGGTTGGATAGGAAGAGAACTTAAATGCAATAATTAGCCTCTTACTATTTCAATTACTGGTTCAGAGTGCGGAGTTTCTTGGGGTAATAAAATTTATGGTATCAAAGAAATTGAAGATAATAAGTTTAAATATTGTGCTCCTTGTCAAGAAGCTGATGACGATATTAATATGGAAGAAGGAAAATATTATGGATTGGTTAGAGTTATTCCTTCTATTGATGGTGTTCATTATGATAATAATGATAATATCATTATTAGTAGTTTAAGATTAAGTATTTATGATGCTGCCGCACCAGTTATTAATAATTCAACTTCATTAATTGGTAATATACATACAAATAGCAGTATTAGCAGTGGAGAATCAACTCCGGTGGCTTTAAGCGCAGCGGCACAAGGTTCAGATAAAACGCTCATTTCTCCAACAACTCTTACTGCGGCAAAAGGAGAAGCTTATTATCAAGGTGAATTAGTAAGCGGATATGCTAAGGCTATTGTTCCAATTATTAAAAATGCTGATTTTAAAGTAGTTAAAATTGGTGACTTTTATCCTATTGATTTAGCACAATCTGGAGAAGGGTTTAGACGAATTACAGCATAGTCTGGTAGTTCTTCTAATCGTTATTGCTGGGATACTTATGGAATTGGTAGTTTTTATAACACTCACCATTTTGATAAGGCGGCACAGACTGGTTATTATACTACAGATACAAAATTAGTTTTTCGTTATTATGGTACAGGAGATTATTTTGAAGCTCATACTTTAACTCCTGCTTGGCTAAAAACAAAAGGTGCAGATTACATTAAAAAAATTGTTAATGACAATACCAATTACCCAACGATTACAAATAAACCAACCCTTTTTGTTACAAGAATTGGCGTGGGCTATTGGACAGGAGAAGCTGGTTCACAGTGGTCTTATGGAGTATTTTGTGACCTTTATTTTTCTAGTGGTACAGAGGTTATTTGGCTTGGTCCTGTTTATCTTTTCGATGGCTATTGGACATATGATACTAGAATTTTTTCACCTGACGTCTCGGGTGTTCGTTGGAGAAGCTTACGAATGAGATGTAATTCATTTACAGCAAGAACTGTTAATGAAACTACTGATTATAAAATGACAGGCGGCCAATTAGCATGGTTCGATTATAATAAGATAGTTAATACAGGAGATACTTCTCAAACTTTTTCTAATCGTCCTAATTGTAAAATTAATTTTAATAATAATACGAATACTTTAACTTATTCTGAACACACTAATCCATTAATTAGCGGAGCAACAAAATTTACTCCTATGGTTGTAAAGAAAGGAGATAATACTCATATCTTTAATAAAACATCAGATAAATTATTTGCCGCCGGAGCAACGTTAAATTTATCTAATACACCTTCAGATTTTACGGAACGTAACTTTATGGGTGCGGGCGATGCAAATCATTTTTATTTAGTTACATCTTAAAGAGAGGTCAAAATATTTGACTTCTCTTTCTTTTTTTGATATAATATATTTATAATAAAAATAAAAAGGAGGAAAAGTAATGGTTTTAACTACTCGTCAACGTAAAGTTGTAGAATCAGATGCACAGAATATTCTTTGTGTAGCAACTCCAGGCTCGGGAAAAACTACAACTTTAACAGAACGTATTCGTTATTTGATTACAGAACGCAAAGTCCCAGCAAGTCAAATTGTAGCAGTAACTTTTACTACTATGGCGGCAGAAGAAATGAGAGGGAGACTTGGTTCTATAGCAGATGATGCTTTTATTGGAACTGTTCATTCTTATGCTAATCAGATTTGTAAAATGAATGGTATTAATACTGATAGAGAAATTGCAGATGAAAATTTTAATGAGATTATAAAGAAAGCAATAAAACTAACTCGTGATAAATTCCCACAAGTAACTTATGTTTTTGTTGACGAAGCACAGGATTTGAGTCAACTTGCATATGATTTTGTAGAGTACCTCCCTGCAACACATCATTTTTTCTGTGGTGATGACCGACAGATGATTTATGGTTTTAACGGATGTACAGATGAATACATGAGAAAAATGTATTTTAATCCCCTTTATACAGTTTATAGTCTTGTTGAAGATTTCCGCAATCCTCCTAACATTATTACTTTTGCAAACAGTTTTCTTAGAAGTTATCAAGCTCTTAGCCCATCAGCCATTCCAATGAAACAAGAAGATGGTATTGTCGAAGAGTGTGCTTTTAATGAAGCACTTATTGAACTTGAAAATACAGGTAACTGGGGCAGTTGGTTTATTCTTTGTCGTACTAACCATGAAGTTGCAGATATTCTTGAAATGCTTGAAGAAAAGAATATCCCTTGTATCTCTTTTAAAAAGGGAGACCTTGAAAGCAAAGAAGACCTTGATATACTTCTTGCAAGTAATCGAGTTAAAGTCCTTACTATTCATACAAGTAAAGGACTTGAAGCTCCTAATGTTATTGTAACAGGAGCAAAGACGCATATTTTGGAAGAAAGAAAAATTTCTTATGTCGCCGCGACTCGTGCGGAAGATACACTTTATTGGTGTCCTTCTTTCAGAAGAAATCGTTGGAGAAAAGAAAATATTAATAAAATAACAATGGCAGGAGCTGTTCAAGACAGACTCAATAAAGAGAGAACAGGAATGGTAACTTTCTAATGAAAAACTTTGTACTTTATGAAGATGATGAAAAGAAAATTGAGATTGACGGCTATTTTCATTGGCTAATGAAACAGCTTGCGGTTAAAGATTTTCGACTTAAACCGCAAGAAATGAATTATTTACTTACCTTAGCATTTGGTGTTTTAAAAGATAAAAATATTCAGCTTACTAATACGACTATTATTAATAACATACCTGTTATTGAAAGTCAATGGCCGATTAAACTTCATCCACCCTACGATATCTTTAATGGTATTGTAGCGGCACTGTCAGAATATGATAGTCTTGATGATAATACACCTTTAATTCTTAAAGAACTTGAAGATGAATTTGCATCAAGTGGTTTCTTTATTCATATCTTTCCACATCGTATTTATGATGTAAAAGGATTTTTGACTCTTCAAACACCAGAGCAATCATATTTAATGCTTTTTGGATTTGAAGAAAATAACTTTGATGAGAGTTTTTTAGAGGATTTCCTTTAAAAAATTACTTATAAATTGGAATGTTTTTTCGCTACATTCCTCTTAGCGTTGAAATTTCTCTTCAAGCGGCGGCAGCGCCGAATTAAGGAGGAATTTAAAATGAAGAAATTTAATTTGTTTTTGGCGACACTTCTTCTTTGTGTCGCAATGTTTTGTAGTTGTGGGTCTGTGGAAATTGGAGATAGTTCCATTCCTCAAGCAACAACAAGAGCAGTCTTGATTGATGTAAATGGTGATAGCGTTGCATTAGAAGATACAGACAGTAGTTCTTTTGTGATTGATGATAGTTCAATCGCAGAGACAACAACGACTACCACTAAGGCAAACACTACTACAACAACAAAGAAAAAGACAGCCGCAACAACAACCACTACTACAACAGCAGTAGTAACGCAGAAAATTATTTATGATGCTGCGCCGGCTGTTGAAAAAACAATAACTTGTAAGCAAACTGAACAGACAAAAGCGAAGCCTGCTCAAATTGAAGAATTTATTGTTTTTAAGTCTAGCACTCATTATGTTCATAAATCAACTTGCAGATGGGCAAATTCAGAATGTAAGAAGATTACAGATACAGAGAACATAAAGGCTAGAAAGTGTACTGAATGTAATCCCGATATCGAGATTAAGCATCTCTATAAAGAACCTGTTAAGACCACCACTACGGCGGCACAGAGTTCTTCTAGTTCTATAGACTCTTATAGTAGACAGTTACTTGCAGAAATTGTATGGCATGAAGCTGGCAGTAATTGGATAACTCAATATGACAAGGCACATATTGCCGCGGCAGTAATGAATAGAGTTTATGACAAGAGATTTCCATCAACTGTTTATGATGTACTTGTAGCACCAGGACAGTTTACTGGATATTGGCCAGGTAGTTGTACACCTACTCAGGCTTGTTATGATGCAGTAGACTATTATTTTGCACACTCAGGTGAATTTGACGCATCAAATAGCTGGTATGGAGACGGCAGACAGAATCACTTCTATTATCAATAATCTCTAAAAGAGACGATAACAAATTGGAATTGGCAACTCCAACTTTTAAAGCGGAAAACCCAATGATAAGAGTGAAAATATCAGATAGAGAGAAAATTCAACGCAATTTGAGAAGGACGGCTTAGGCTGTCCTTTTTTATTTTGACTTTTTTCAAAATTTTTGGTATTATTAAATAAAGAAAAAGAGTGACAAATGGACTTTATTAAATTGAAAAAATTGAAAGACCATATTTTAGAAAAGGAGCTAAGAAATGAATGAGTTTTTAAATTCCTCAAAATATGATTTTCTAAGTACTAATTCTCTTTTACAAGATAATATCATTTTACTTGGTTATGGCGGCTCAATCGCCTATGGAACAAATCTTCCAAGTTCAGATATTGACATTCGAGGTGCCGCCCTGCGGTCTCCAAGAGATATTTTACTTAATCAGAATTTTGAGCAAGTGATTGATAATAAAACTGATACGACTATTTATTCACTTGAAAAGTTTTGTTCTCTTTTAACTTCTAATAATCCAAACACACTTGAGCTTTTGGGATTAAAGCCAGAACATTATTTATATATTGCTCCGGCGGCACGCCCTATTCTTGAGCATCCACAGTGGTTTCTTACTAAGAGAGTGCAGAGGAGTTTTGGTGGTTATGTTTATGCTCAAAAGCAGCGTCTTATGAACGGATTAGACAGAAAAGAAAAAGCAAAACTTTGCAAGTATATGATGCACATTGTTAGACTCCTTTATACTGGAATTGATATTCTTAAATATGGAACTGTTATTACCTGTAGAGAAAAGGAACACGCTACTCTTATGAGTATCCGTAATGGAGATTATCTTATGGAAAATGGTGATATTGATGAAAAATATTTCCAGTTAGTCAAGATGCTGCAAGAAGAATTTGATTACGCAGCATCAATAACTCATTTACCAGACAAGCCTGACTCAAAACAAATTATTAATTACATTTATGATGTAAACTATGGAAGAATGAAGAATTTTATTTTATCGGGAGGAGAATTTTAATGAAACATTATTTAACAGTTGGAAAGTTTAAGGAAATACTTGATAAGTACGATGATGAGATTGGTATTGTAATTCCAATTTGCGATGAAGAAGGGTATGTAGAGGGTTATAACTTGATTAATAAAGTGGCTCATCTTACTGATTCAACGGAAGATGAAATACCAGAAGTTATTATGCTAGCAAGCTCAAATGTAGACATTAAAGACTTCTGCTCTCGTGCTTGTGTTCAGCCTGATGAAGTTTTATTTCCAGAATAAATATATTAATCAGAGAAAGGTCAAAGCTTAAAAACTTTGACTTTTCTTTTTTTTTATGATATAATTATTTTAAAAGGAGATGAAAAGAATGAGTGAAATAAGAACATTTCTTGCTTCTGATATGCGATTATTTGACGCTGCGGCGGCGGGAGTTTATCGAATGAATGTAGAAGAGTATAATCAATTCGTGATTGATAAAATTAATCGGACTCTTAATGATAATGATTGTCTTTTAATGAATGGAATTATTTCTAAGGGGTCGCTAATTACAACTCTCGTTGAACTTGCAAAAATTAAAGGGAAGAAAATTTTTCTTACAAAAGAAAAACTTGTAGGTGAAGATATCAAATCTTATCGGAAAAATGATACTTTTATTTGGACGCTTGATGGTACGCAAGTTACAACAATTCTTGATAAAGAAGCCTTGATTGTAATACCAGCAAGTGAAAAACGACTTGAAGAATATTTATCTGAGAGTAATGTTTATCTTGCCATGCCGGCCTCCATGTTTCCAAAAGACTGGAAAAGAACAAATGTTTATGATTATGATAAACACGTTCTCAACACAAGTCTTGAGTTTTATGATTTTGAACCAATTGAAATGGGGTCGCGGCTCAGAGAAATAATTGATGATTATGAGGTCTTCAATACAATGGAAACAACGGAACATCAATGGGAGGAAAAGTAAATGGTTATTATAAAATTTTTTGCTTTTATTTTCTGCTTTTTTTGGAGTGTAGAAGTAATTCCAATGTTAAGTTATTATCAACTTATGATAAAAAAGATTATGGGAGGTAAGAGATAATGTATAATCAGATTATTGACTTGATTACTGACAAAGAATGGAAAAAAGTAATTAAAGACTATGGTTGGCTAGTTACAATTTTAACATTTGTAGTGCTTGCAGTAATTATTATCATTCTCTCAGTCTGTGCTTCTTGGCTTTGGAGCTTTGTTTTTGTTCCGTTGGGTCTTCCACAAATGAGCTGGGTACAGATGTTGGGATTGCAGATTTTTTTAAATATCATTTGGCCGAAGAACGGTGGAGGTAAAGTTTAATGAAAGAAGTTACTATTGAATCATGGACAACAAAAAATCCATTATCTATGATTGGATATCATGCAGGATATTGTTATAATAGCGATATTTCTGATGTAGAGAAAAATATTAAAAGGGGGATTAATTGTTTAAAAAGTGGGCATTTGCGAGTAGCAGAATTTCCTAAAATTTATCTTACCATTTCAGGATATAGTGCAAAAGTTATCAGAGAATGGTATACTCATATTATTGATACTAGCCGGCTTCAAAGCTCTACAAGATATATAGATTATAGCAATTTTGAATATGTTATTCCTCCAACAATCAATAAAAATAAAGAAGCTAAAGAAATTTATGAAAATGCAATGAAAGATATTCAAAATGCAATTCTAAAACTTAAAGAAATAGGAATAGCTCAGGAAAATTTTAGTGGATTGCTCCCATTAAATTATACTACAAAAATTACTTGCTGTCTTGGACTAAGAGAATTAATAAATATTGTCAATCAGAGGTCTTGTAAGAGAGCATATTGGGAATTTCAAGAGCTTGTTGCAGAAATTCTTAAACAATTAGAAACCTATTCTCCAGAATGGAAAAAACTATTTGAATTGAATTTATTTGTTCCAAAATGTGAAGTATTCGGTTATTGTCCAGAAAGGAAGGGGTGTGGTAGATATCCCACCAAGGAGGAAAAATAATGGAAGAAAAACAAGGATATATTTATTGTTTTAAAAATCTATTGAACAATAAAGTTTATATAGGAAAAACTATTAATGACCCGCAACGAAGATATTATCAACATACCGCAGGTCAAATAAATGACGGGACTGTTTTTCATAATGCAATGAAAAAATATGGAAAAGAAAATTTTCTATTTTATGTAATTGGAAAATTTCCGATAAGCCAATTAAATGAAAAAGAAACTTTCTATATTAAAAAATTCAATTCTCATTGGAGAGATGGTTGGGGATATAATATGTCCTATGGAGGAGAAAATAGTCCTGACGTTCAGGAAAAACCTGTTAGGGCTTATCCTCTGGCAGATAATAATGACCCGATTAAAGAAAAAGGAGAGTATTATAAGTCTATTTCAGAAGCTTGTCGAGAATTTAAAAGAACAAAAAATATTGACCTAAAAACTGGTAGAGTAAGTAAAATTTGTCATGGATTAGCTTATAGCACTAAAGGATATACATTTTGTTTTGTAGATGATTGTAATAAAGACATTCCTACGAATTATAAAGGTTTTAGACGTGAAGAGGCTAGTAAACACAATATTCAAATTGCATCGGCAAAAACATTTGTCCCTATAATTGTATACAATGATGATAAACAATATTATGTTAAAAATACTAAAACTTTAGAAAAAATAGGACATATTGATCCACGAACTGTTAAGAAAAGAATTTTAAATAATGAAATTCAGCCTAGTGGTCTTTTAAAAGGATATCATTTTAGATATGCAACGCCAGAGGAAACTGAACGCCAAGACGAATTTTCTGAATGGGACATCCTTCCTTTTGAAAATATTTTAGATTTTTGGAAAATAATTAAAGAACAGCTAGACAAATATAATATTCCTATAATGCTAGATGATAAAACATTTAGAGATAACCAAGATATCTACAATGATTTAATTGAAGAACTATACAAAGATATTCAAGCTAATATAGAACTTTTTGATAAAGGAGAAAATAAATGACAACATTTTTTTGGATACTTGGTATAATTGCTGGCATCGCAGGTGGTGCTGCGGTAGGGGTTTATTTTAGTTCTAAGCCTACAAAATCTTCCTTTGGCGGCACAGCATCTTCTTTTAAAAAAGAACAAGCCAAAATTATAGCAACCCTTGTTGAAAAGAAGAATGATTTTGAAAAGGAACTTCAAGACGAAAAAGACCAAAAATAGAAAGAAATTAGTGAGAAAATGGCAATCATGGAACGCCATTTCAATGAAAAACTTGCTACAACTGAGCAGTCTCTCGCTACCCTTCAATCTCAATATGAAAGGCAGAAAAAAGCTCTTGAGGAACAATTTAATCAAGAAGTGGCGGCACGTCAATCTCAATTGGTTGAACAAATTCAATCTGAAGAAAAACGTAAGCATGAAGCAATCGACAAACTTGCGGCAGATTATAAAATGAAGAGTGATGAACTCAAAACAGAATTTGAAATTTTTGAAAAAGACTATAAGGAAAAAAAGTAGTCTTATGAAAATTTGCTTAAAAAACAAGAATAGCATTAGGAAGAAGTTATTGAACGTTTTAAAAAGGATGAAGAGCGTCGGCAGAATTGCAATTTTTATCGTATTCAACTCAGCGAAAATGACCTTGAAGACATCAAACGATTGAAGAATGTTGCTACAACCCTTAATTCACCACAAGTTCTCTATAAATTAATTTGGGAAAATTATTATAAATCAAAGTTTTCTGAACTTATTGGTCGAGTTGCGGGCAAAACAAGGGGCTGCGGCATTTATAAGATTACTGACATTATTAATGAAAAGGTTTACATTGGACAGACTAGACAAACCTATTCAGACCGTTGGAGAAGTCATGTTAAGAGGGGACTTAGAGCAGAGCCAGCTACAAACAATAAACTTTATAATGCTATGTGGGAAGACGGTGTTGAAAATTTCACATTTGAAGTACTTTGTGATTGTAAAGCAGAAGAACTTAATGAGAAAGAAAGATATTTTATTAAGTTCTATAAGAGTGATGAATGGGGATTCAACGCAACCCGAGGCAATATGTGAGCTAAAGACTTTGAGCTTTAGCTCTTTTTTCTTTTCTCCAAGTCAGAATTGGCGCGACAGTGGGCCGCAGGCTCCACGAAGCGACAAGGGCTTTGGTTCTTTGGCCCGACAAAGAACCCCTTTTGATTACTTTTTGGGAAAAGTAATATCTATGATATGTTATAGATTTTCAGTAGTAAAAAATGAATTTTCAGTATTAAAAAGTGAAGATTCAGTAGTAAAACCTGACAACCTAGTATTAAAAAGTGAATTTTCAGTATTAAAAAGTGAAGATGAAGGAAAATCTTAGAGAATTTTCATCACTTTTCTACTTTTAATTAGAGCAAGAAAAGCTTTAAGGAGGAATAAAATGAAGAATAATGAAAAGCAACTAAAGAAAGTTGGTGAAAATCTCCCTGTTATATCAGATAAAATTGAGGTATAGAGAAATTCTATGAGATTATATATCTACTTAATTTCTATATCTCATTTTAATGGTAAAGATAAACCAAGGGTTTTTTCTCATAGGGATTTTACTATTAACAAAATCAAAGAAATGCTTCATATGCATCCGACTACTATTAAAAAATATTGGGCATTATTAGAAGAGAATGGACTTATTAAATATGAGGGGCCGCGGCACTATGAAGAGAATTGGGGTAAGGAATTTATGGCTCGCAAAAAAGATGGAACTACATATTATACTATTAAAAAAGGAACTCCATATAGAATAATGCCAAAAGAAACTTTAGATAAAATTCAATATGAATATCTAGTAAGTGAACTTGAACTTAAACTTTATTTACTTTTGGCTTAGATGCAAGAGCATTTTTGCTATATGAAAAGTTATGAAAGAATTTTTACTATTAAAGATTTACGAGAACTCTTAAAACTTTCTAAAAATGTATCAAATAATAAGGCAATAATCAATGGATTAATCTGGCTTCAAAAATTAGGACTTATTGAATATGACATTTCAGTTATTAAAGACACTAATGTTGGAACAAAGGTAAGTCTTTTTGAATTAAAAGCTGTTAATTATTATACGAATGGCGGTGAAGCTACTACCTATATTGGAACAGAGGGACAAGGTATTTCAGAAGATTTGAAGAATACATTGTTAAATGAAGAAGGTATTGAAATTTTTGAATAATGATAGAACATCCTTTGTCACAGTCTAACAATACAATAAAACTTTTGACTTTTTTCAAAAAATATCATATAATATAATTAATGAAAATGAAAGGAGAAAATTAAAGTGTTATCAGCAATACTTTTTGGTCTTGTCATTTATTTCTTAATCAAAGGTGGCATTGACATTCTATATCTAATTTTCTTCCATAAAAACAAATAATTAAAAGGAGGAATTACTTTGAAAAACAAAATAGAACTTATTACTTTAACAGATGTAAAGAACTTCGTTGCGGCGGCATCAAATGTCAATGGTGATGTTTATCTCGTAGACCGTAATCACCGCTATCGTATCAATGCTAAGTCAACTCTTGGCTGTCTTCTTGCCCAAGCAGAATGGAGTGAGATTTGGGTCGAGTCTGAGACTGATTGCTATTCATCTATCAAAGAATGGGTAGTTGACTAATGCCTCATAGACTTTTTCTCACAGGTGATACTCATAGACAAGTTGATGTCGCAAAGCTTTCTTTCCAAAAATTCCCAATTCAAAAAGACCTCGACCGTTCAGATATAATGGTTGTCCTTGGAGATTGGGGCGTTCTTTGGTATGGAGATGAAAGAGATAATAAATGGATAAATGCTTGGGACTTAAAGCCTTGGACAACTTTTGTTGTTTATGGTAACCACGACAATTATTCGGCTCTTCAAAAGTATCCAATAGTCTATAAATTTGGTGCGGCGGCACGAAAGATTACCGATAATATTTATGTTGCAGAAAGTGGCAATATTTATAATCTTAATGGTAAGCTTTGCCTTTGTATTAATGGAGCAGACTCAGTAGACCGTTCTGTTCGTACCGAAGGACTAAACTGGTGGTCAGAAGAAGCAATCTCTTCTGATGTAATAACACAGGCTCTTCATGAACTTGAAGCCTATAATTTTGAAATTGATTATCTTTTTACTCACTGTGGCGGCACAGAAGTCTGTACTTCTCTCGGTTTTACTCCGATGCCGTCAGAAAAGCAACTTCAAAAACTCATTGACCTTGGTCCAAAAAATGACTATGTTCATTATTGTGGTCATTATCATCTTGACCAATGGATTAATGTTAATACACGAATTGTTTATCAGGACATTATAGAAATTAGATAAATAAAGGAGGAATTAATTTATGATTAACGCACAGATTACAAACGCAATACTTGGTATGACCTCTGAACATATACCTTTTGTTCAGTTTGAATTTCAGTATCTTAAAGAAGGAGAGACTACTCCATCTAAAGCAGTAACGGGATGCATCTTTCTTCTGAGTTCAGATTCAGAGACTCTTGATAATTCTTCAATGGCTCGTTCGCTTGTAACACTTTTTATGATTGCTGGAGCACCGACTTGGAATGATATTCTTGGTAAGGTAGTAAGAATTGAAGTTAATGAGAAGGGTGTTGTTACAAAGCTTCAAAACGCACTTTCTGACCTTTACATTACACTTGCTATGCCCGAAGAAGAGTCAGAAAAGGAGTCACCTGTAACTGCTGAATAATTAATAAAGGGTCAAAGAAATCAAAAGTTTCTTTGACTTTTTTTATTTTTTTTGATATAATAATTATAGAAAATAAGAGAGGAGATAAAAGTATGAGATTAAGAGATAGATTAAGAGCAGTAAGACCATCGACAGAAGAGTTTGAGAAATATTGTACTATTGAAAGGATTATATCTATCAAGGGTAAAGACAAGTCCTATATTTTTGAAAATGCAAGTTTAGGTTTGCTTTGGCTGCTTAAGCGAGACTATAAGGCAGTAGTTCCAAAAAATTCAAGAGTTGCCTATATAAATGCAAGTCCAATTGATATACCAACAGAGGTAGAAAGAATTGATTGTTTGTCTACTTATTCGTTGCAGCATCTTTTGATTAGGCTACTGAGAGGAAAGGAGTAAGAAAATGGCTAGAAGAATTAGTGAAGAAACTATTATTCAGATTAATGAAGTTTATTTGGAGTGCGGAGTTAAATCTAAGACTGCTCAAATAGTTGGTGTTAGTCCTTCTACTGTTACTAAATATCTTATTCCAAATTATCAATCTCAACGTTCTGCCGCGGCGCCACCTCCGTTCGAGGGTGAGCTAGCTGGTGTAGAGCCATTTATTAGTTCTATCATTTCCATTGTTGATAGTCAAAATCTGTTACCTACGGCGGCATTTTGTAAAGCGTGTGAATTGACAGACGATGAACGAAAAGAAATGGAAGAAATTCAGAAGGGAGTTATGATATGAAAGCTTTTACGACATCTTCAAATTTTGATGATTCTTATGTTTTTATTGGCTTTAATCCAGAACTTGTATGCAATAAAGAAGGCTTTAAGTTTACTTCGTCTTATCATGTTCTTGCAGCACGATTGCTAGGTCTTTCTTATCCAGATTTCTTGAAGTATTGTCAGTCAAAAGGAGCTAAGCTTCGTGGAAGAAAAGGATATTGTTTTCCTGTTTGGGATAAGACAGCGGATAAAAAAGGTATGCAAGAAATTATTCGAAAGCTTAATGCCAATTGGGATATTTTTCTAAAAGAAGTTTCTTTCTAAATTCAATTTTTTAGAGATTTTCTAGTCCTCTCCCACTTTAAATTGAAGTAAAATTCAGTTTGAAGAATAGGAGGGGATTTTGTGATTTTATTTCAAGAACAGATGAGGGTAAGAGACGATACTCTTGACCCAGCATACTTTGCTAGAGTATCTCGAAAGCCGCAGGCCGGCACAGGAGAATCATATGATGATAGTGAACTAAGAGAAATGATTAATAACTTACAAAACACTATTAACAATATGCAAATTGAAATTGATGAATTAAAAGCTAAGTAGGTTCATACTGAGCTTACTGAAGAAGAATATGCTGCTCTTTCAGAAGAAGAAAAAGCAAAAGATACAGAATATTTCGTTATTGGTGAATAAATTTTTTGACTTTTAACAAAATTTTTGCTATAATTATAACATAATAAGAAAAAAAATGTCGAATTTTGTTTCTTTTTAGTATTTTTAGTCTAATTAGGAGGAATTTTGTTATGAGTAAATATATTGCAGGTTTGATGTCACCTTCATTGGGTCTTATGTCTGAACCACAAACTTACCAGAAAGTTTATGAAATAACAGCTGGTTCTAAGGCTCAAGCAACTTGGATTGCAGAAGAACTTCTTACTCGTAAGTTTTGTCAAGATTTTAACACTTCTCTTTCAGAAGTTGTAGTTGGCTTTGTAGCGAAAATTAAAGATTAATTTATAAAGGAAGTTAGAGAAAAATCTTTGACTTCCTTTTTATTTTTTGCTATAATATTTATAGTAAAATAAAAGGAGCGGAATAGTATGGAAAATATTTATAAGCCACGAATGATTTGCGTTGGGTCAGATACAAGATTTAATGTTCAGATTTGTTATTATAATATTGGTAGTCATTCGCCAAAAGAAGAAAATGGTAAAATACATTATATACTTGTTTGTCCAGATTGTCGAATAGATTATTTCGCCGCCGCCCCTTGGGACGCAATTGACTATGCTAAAAATCGTATTGAAGTTAAGGGTCGCGGCACAGCATATGGAAAAATAAGAATTATGGTTATAGATGAAAAGACAGAGGAAGAATACTTGGGTATGATTGTAGAAAAGGTTGTACACAGGAAATATATTCCTTTGGAAGCTTCAAGAAAGAAAGTAAGGAGATGAGAATTGTGGAGAATTTATTTATAATGACTATTGGCGTGCCAGGTTCGGGCAAGTCAACTTACTTTAAGAAGATGAAAGATAAAGAGAATTGGGTTTATATTTCTTCTGATGATATTAGAGAAGAGCTTTTTGGTTCTGCACAAAATCAAGAACATAATCAAGAAGTTTTTCAAGAAATGAGAAAAAGAAGTGCAGAAGCAATCAGACAGAACAAAAACGTTTACTATGATGCAACCAACATTAACAGGAAAAAGAGAAGAAACTTTTTGAAAGATATGAAGATGATTGCACAAGGTCATTCTTATTCTTTTGAATGTATTTTATTTGCTGTGCCGGTGCAGATTTGTAAAGAAAGAAACGCTATAAGAGAACGAAAAGTTCCAGAAAATGTAATCGAACGTATGGTTAGACAGTTTCAAGTTCCTATTTTTTCTGAGGGCTGGGATAATATTATTCGTCTTGCTCCATCGGCAAAGGACGATGCTCTTGAAAAAATACTTACTAACGCACGTTTTCTTTCTCATGATAACCCTCATCATGAATTATCTATTGGCGACCATATGATTAGAGCCTATGAAATTGGTATTCAAACTAACAAAGATACCGCTCTTAAGGCTCATTATTCAAGAGAAGTCCTTGAGGCGGCACGTTATCATGATATTGGTAAGCCAGAATGTAAAGGGTTTTGTGATTGGCATGGTAAGCCAACTAAAATTGCTCATTTTTATTCTCATGATAATGTAAGTGCTTATAATTACTTGTGTTATGTAACTCATTTCTATGATGACTCAAAAAAAGAACACATCTTTTCAGAAGAAAAAGCACTCTATATTGCTCTTCTTATCGAATGTCATATGAAGCATTATAATGGTGACTTTAATAATTGGTGTAAAAAGCAGCACGACCCTCATTTTATTGCCGACCTTAACCTTCTTTATGAACTTGATAAGGCGGCACATTAAATCTGATTTTTATAGAGCCAATCATCTAATCTTTCACTTTAAGTAGAAGGGAGTAAAATCCTTTCTACTTATTTTATTATAGAGAGGTGATAGGTAAATGCCAATCGCAGACGTACTTATGAACGCTGACATCGCGATGTATCCCGATGGTAAGTGTTGCCCGAGTGGTAAGGATAATCAGGATGATAACAATAAGTGCAATTGCGGTCATATGTGGTTTATTCCACCTTGTCCACCAATGCCTAGAGATTATCCACCTTGTCCTCCATATCCGTATCCTTGCGTGCCTCCAGTAGAGCCTGTTCCTTTAAAGAAAAGCTCAATAGAAGCACAGATTTGCAAGCTTTCCAAGAAGGCAGCGGCAATCAAGAAGATGATAGATAACTTTACTAACAAAAATAAGGATGCTATAATCAAAATTGGAGAAGCTTCTTATAATTTTGGTTCTTATGTAGTAATTGGTAAAGATGGGGAAGGCCAGAAAACAGAAGAAGATTCCGCTTATGGTAAAAAAATTCTCGAAATTCTAAATGAAGAATTAGCCGCAATCAAGTCCAAAATGCAGGAACTTGCAACCTAGCTTGATGAGGAAGATGAAACTAGCATAACCAGTTCTACTGAAAAGACTGTAACGCAAGATTAATCTTAGGGGAGGCGGCGACGTCTCCCTTTATTTTTTTAAGGAGGTAATCTTATGTTTATAACACCAACTGTTGTTAAAGCAGAAGCTAAGTCTAAGGTTTTTACAATTCATGAAAAACCAGTTGTAAATCTTAAATCTTATTGTCATTCTAATGTTCAAAATATGGGTGAATGGAGAATGACTACTCAGAGTGTTCATGAAGAAATGATTGGCCCGGCGGCACATTCTCAGAGCAAAGACGAGATTAAGGTTAAGGAAGACGCATCAGAAGACGGCGAATAAGAATTTAAAGTAAGAAGAGTCGAAGTAGAAAAACTTTGACTCTTTTTATTTTTTTTGATATAATTATTATAATAAATAAAAAAGGAGTAAAGAAAATGAGAACTTTGGAAGAAATTGAAGAGCTAATTAAAAAGCACCCTCCTTATTCGTTTAAGAATGACCCGCAGCACGAAGATGAAGAAGAGATGCTGGCAGGAGAAAAAGATTTTGTGAGAAAACACGGTTTTTCTTTTGCTGATACTTGGGGTCTTGACCACGTTATTGCCTGTTTCGCTGCCCCACGTCTTGCTTATCTAAGAGATAACCATTCTAGCTATCCCGGTGAGCTTCGTGCTGAGGCAAAGAAGATTGCTGGTATTACAGAAGTGCCAGACATTGATGAACTTGCAGATGCGATGTGGATAAGGATTCTTGATGAAATGATTGAGGCTTTTTGTCTTATCATTGATGAGGGAGAGCCAAATCTTAACCTTTCTTACTCAGAATATGATAAAGAAAGGCGTAAGAGAGAGATTATGATTAATAAGGGATTGACGGCTTTTTCAAAATATTATCAGTCACTTTGGGATTAAGGAGGTTAAATAAATGGGAGAAGATAATTACGGACTTCATTTGAAGAAAAGAGTGAATGTTACAGTTAAGGTCTTTACAGAAGTAGAATCAGAGGATGGTACGAAAATTCTAAAGGAAATTTCTTCTGACACTACTTCATGGAAGAGAGCTGATATTGTTAAAGATATAGTTGAGGCTGATAAGCTTAAAGATGTTGAATACTGTGCCGGCATAGGACCAAAAGAAATGATCTTTGGTAAAATTTACATAAGAAAAGACGGCAAGGCAATTTATATCTACGCTAGAAAATCAGAAGATTGATTTTCTAAAAAATTTTTGATATAATAAATATAGAAAAATGAAAAGAAGTAATAAAGTTATTTTTGAAAAGGTCTGTAAGAGATGCTCAAAACCATTTCATTCTAAAGACCAAGAAATGATTTTTTGCCCTGATTGTTGGGCGGAATACATAAAGCTTATTGAGGAAAACCAAGTTGGGTTTTATCACTATGATGAAGATTTAAAAAAGGAAATTTATGAAGAGCTTTGCGAATAAGGTTTTGACTTTTTAAAAAATTTTTGCTATAATTATTATAGTAAAAGAAAAGAGAGTAAGATTATGCTCATAAGTCTATGGGAAGCACATAGCAAAAATTAATTCGGTCCTCGGAAGTGGTATGAGGCGGCAAGGATATGTCGATAGAGTCATATAAGTGGCTAATGAAGTCCATTGAATATCCCTTAAAGGTGAAATGCCTTAAATTTGTGTCCGTAGCTCAGTTGGTAGAGCAGAGCACTTTGCTTGAATAGTATAAGAAATATACTTTTTACTTAAAATAAGGGGTATAAAAAAAGAAGGATTACCTTATAAAAAGCTGAAATAAACACCTTTACAGAAGAAGAGTAGAAAGAGATATAAGTGCAAGTCTTGTTTCAAGTACCATAATGCTAAGGTCAGGAGTTCAAGTCTCCTCGGACGCACCAATAGCCAAATGGCTAGTTGTTCTTTCCTTTTGGAAAGAACTGTTTCTCTGTAAATGAATGAAAGCTCTTTGAGTTAACATTCACCGAAGTCTTAAGATTTTCACACCTAGTGAACAAAGACAGGTGGCATAGTCTACTAAAATCCTTGTAGTTACCAGAGAAAACACTTAGTGTTTAATGATGCCGCAACCCTATTGTGAGATAGGACGAGGAGACTGGCTCCTCTATTCGGAAACGTACCCAAGTGGTTTAAGGGAGTCGCCTACTAAGCGACCAGCTTGTGCAAGCAAGGCAAGAGTTCAAATCTCTTCGTTTCCGCCAAAGATTAAAAAGAAAGAAGGCATAGAAATGAGAGGATATAAAGTTTTTAAACCTGACTGGACGTGTAGAGGATTTCAGTATTCAGTCGGAGAGACATTTGAAGAAGCTATAACCCCTATATGTTGTAAGAAAGGATTTCATTTCTGTACAGAATTAAAAGATTGTTTCAATTATTATTCCTTTGACCCTAACAATAAAGTTGCAGAGATTGAAGCCCTTGGTGACATTGATACACAGCCAAACATGAATAAACACTGTACTAATATCATAAAAATTGTTCGTGAACTTTCATGGGAAGAAGTCTTAAAAGCTGTTAATACTGGTAATTCCAATACAGGATTCGGTAATACTGGTACTGATAATAATGGTAATTATAATACTGGTAACTATAATACTGGTAATTATAACACCAGTATTTATAATAATGGCAATTCTAATAGTGGTCATAGAAATAAGGGCAATTATAATAGTGGTGGCCATAATACGGGCAATTATAATAGTGGTGGCTGTAATAATGGTGATTGTAATAGCGGTAACAGTAATAACGGTAATCGTAACAGCGACTTTAATAACAGTGGCTATTCTAATAGCGGCTACTGCAATAATGGCGATGGCAATAGCGGTAATCACAATACTGGTAATCGTAATAGTGGTGATTGGAACTATACCAACTGTTCATGTGGCTGCTTTAACACAGAAGAGCCGAAGATTTTTATGTTTAATAAGCCATCTAATTGGACAATCGAAGACTGGTATCGTTCAAAGCAATGATTATATTAGACAGATTTCATAATAATTCTCTTCAATGGATTCCTGCTACTAAAATGACTAGGGAAGAAAAAGAACAGTATCCTGATTATGAGATACTAGGTGGTTATTTAAGAAAACAGAATAATCTTGGAAGTAATCAACTTTATTGGGATAAATTATCAAAGTCGGAAAAGGAGATTGTCAAGTCACTTCCGAATTTTGACGCAGTAATTTTTAAGAAAATTACAGGTATTGATGTAAATAAAGATTTACATAACTAAATAAATATTTATTCCTCAATTTTGGTATAAAAAAAATAAGTTGAAAATTTGATTTTATTCAAAATTTTTGATATAATTATTATAGTAAAAAAGAAAAGATACATACAGCAAAAAATTTTAAGCGTTTAATCTGGGAATTAAAAGTGCAATAAAGGTATCTTGAAAGGGGTTCTTTAAATGTTTGTAACAGTACAATTCAAAGACAGGAACAAAGTCTTCAAAGGAAGAACTTATGATTATCTTCTTAACAGAGAAGAAACTGTGCCGCAGGTCGGTCAGATTATTCGTCTTATGGACGATAATTACAATTATCTTTGCTATGGAACAAGAGTAAAGGTAGTTGGTGTTAAAGAGACATCAGAGGTTAAAGAACCTGTCAGTGTAAGGTATGTGGTGGCAAGTTTAGAGAACTAAATATTGGCGAGTGGTGGAATTGATAGACACACTCGACTTTGACTCGAGGTTATTAATTAAAGGTTTGAATCCTTTCTCGCCAGCCACAAACGGACTCGTAAGAGTCCAATATTCTTCGTTAGCTCAGTCGGCAGAGCGGCAGAGCGGCGGATTGTTTACCTGACCTTACTAAATTTTGTGAAAGATAAAATGAATAGTAAGAAAAAAGGTAATATTACAGAATTAGAAACGATGTTGGCATTTATGAAATTAGGTTATAATGTTTTAACTCCATATGGAGATTGTGAACGTTATGATTTTGTTGTAGATGTTAACGGCAAATTACTAAAAATGCAGAGTAAAACTTCACATTCAGAAGATAATGGTGCTTCTTTTGTGTTTAGTGGAAGAAGTAATCATAGAAAAGAAGGAAAAATAGTCTATCATCAATATACTGGTGATGAAATTGATTATTTTGTAACCTTCTTTAATGATAAATGCTATATTATTCCTGTTGATGAATGTGGTAAAGATAAAAGGTTGAGACTTTTACCGCCAAAAAATAACCAAACAAGAGGAATAAATTGGGCTAAAGATTATGAATTGGAGGAAGTAGCAAAAAATTGGTAAGCTGATGTGTAAGCAATCCGTAGGTCGTTGGTTCAAGTCCAACACGAAGAGCCAATGGCACGTTAGTCAAGTGGCTAAGACCCCGTCCTTTCACGACGGTAGCAGGAGTTCGAATCTCCTACGTGTCACCAGTAACTGAAAAACGAACTATTCAGAATAGGTTCAAGTGTAAAAAGTTGCTGCTTTATAGCAAACAATAAGATGTTCGTTATAAATATAATTTTCATGCAGCAATACAACTGTATAATCAAGATGTTGTTGGTTATCACACCTATTTAAACCATCCGAGTTTTCAGTTATACCAGTATCTCATTTTTGAAAGGAGTATTTTATGATAAGACTTAATTATCGTGAAAAAGAAGAAATCATTTCTAAAGAATTTAATAATCTTGCAGAGGCTTATGAATTTGCAATTAGAAATGTTGCAACTTCGGATGATAGAAGATGTTACTATTTTATGTGTGGAGAATCTTTTAGGTCTGTTATTAGGAGAGCAGATGTAGATAAAAGAGATGCCTTGATGTGGTCTATTCTTAAAAACTCCTTAGAAAGAGTTACATTAGTTTGTGAGGAGAAATCTTCATAAGGAATAAGCATAATAAACTTAATCCTTGTTCATTCTTCTTTTGGAAGAAAGATTTATGATACTGGGGAGTAGTTCAATCTGGTAGAACGGCTGACTCTGGTTGAGACAAGTATTAGTTGGTGCAATTCCAACCTCAACTACCAAAATCAGCAAGTTGCGGGTCCGAATCTCGCCTCCCTAACCAACATCAACATAAAGAAAGAAGATAATAGAATTAGCTACTCTATGAATAAGGTGCTCACTGTCCTTCCTTTTCTTCTTTCTTTATGAAGATTAATTTAAATTTAAAAGTGAGCATAACAAAAAGGAGAGAATATTAGGCATTTGAGGGAGAAGAATCTCTCTTATAAAATAAAGACCCTTTCTGCAATTCTTTTAATAGAAGAACAAATATATAATCATTTATTATAAATTAGGGTCTTGATAGAAACCTGAGTAAGTTTCCAAACTGTCTCATAACGACATCTGACTGCAAAATATTACATATCACATATTTGGTTTGCATTACCTGATAATTTAAGTGTCGTGTTAATTAGGTGTCTTTTACTAAATAAAAGACTATCTTACTGGTGGTAGGACAAAACCATCACAACCGACTTTGATAGTAGAGGAAGGAACTATCCCGCAGGAACAGCGGTCTAAGAGTTCAAGTGCTTCTAGAAGGGCGACTTCTTTAAGATAAAAGAGGCCTAGCAGGTTATGACCTTTCAAGCCAAAAAGGTTATTGGTAGGGCGTCCAATTAAAAGAAAGCCCACAAGAAGAATACTGATTAGAGCGTCAGTTTAAAGATGGCTCAGAGAAGAAGAGAGTTTAGCGGAAATCGGCGTTACTAAAGGAGATATGTGACGCCGTGCGGCTAGACACTTATCTTCTCAATTTGGAAGAGTGGTGGAATTGGCAGACACAAAGGACGTTGAATACAAAGTCTTAGATTGGGGCAGTACCAATGTTCAACACCATTAAAATCCTTTGGATTAATTTCCGTGCGGGTTCAAGTCCCGTCTCTTCCACCAATGACACAGTAACCAAGAGGAAAGGCAAGCGGCTGCAATCCGCTGACTGAAAGCTCAAATCTTTACTGCGTCTTCACAAAATGACACTTTTGAGGGGCGGCAATAGTTGCTCCAATGTGTAGGGAAGCGACAATAAAGTGTCGTGCCTTCTTTCTGGGGTTGAAAGAAGACAAGCAGATATGGCGGAATTGGTAGACGCGAGGGCTTCAAGTACCCTTGTCATAAGGCGTGTGAGTTCAAATCTCACTATCTGTACCAGCAGGTGTGGTGTAATTGGCAGCCACATTAGATTTAGGTTCTAATGGAGTAATCCGTGCGAGTTCAAATCTCGCCACCTGTACCATTTTAACTAAAAGATATAAATTTTAATTTCTCTCTAAAAATATTTTTTATTGTAAAAGTAAAGGAGTTGTAAAGCAATGAGAGGTTATAAAGTTTTTTGCCCCGATTGGACGTGCCTAGGATTTCAGTTCGAGGTAGGTAAAACATACGAAGAAAATGTAACTCCTTTATGCTGTAAGAAAGGATTTTATTTTTGCACAGAGTTAAAGGACTGCTTTAACTATTATCTTTTTGACCCTGATAATAAGGTTGCTGAAGTTGAAGCTCTTGGTGACATTGATACAGAGTTAGAGTCAAATACAAGTAAGCATTGTACTAATAAAATTAAAATTATTCGTGAGCTTTCTTGGGAAGAAGTCTTGAAGATAATTAATACAGGAAAGGCAAATACGGGACGTTGTAATACTGGTAACTATAACGGCGGCAACAATAATAGTGGTAATTATAATGCTGGCCATGGAAATAGCGGTAACTACAATAGTGGTGATTGGAATACTGGTATTTATAATAGTGGGGATTATAATGGTGGTACTGCCAATACTGGGAATTGGAATATTGGTATTTATAACAGCGGTAATTTTAATAGTGGCGATTGCAATTATGGCAACTGGAATAGCGGCAATTGTAATAGTGGTGATTACAATAGCGGCGATTGGAATAAGAGCAACTTCTCAAATGGTTGTTTTAATACCAAAGATTCAAAAATTTTAATGTTTAATAAGCCTTCTGATTGGACTTTTGAAGATTGGAGAACTCCAGAAGCAGCGCATCTGTTAAGCAAAGCTCAATATACCTTTTTTAAATGGATTTGTTCTGATAACATGACCGATGAAGAAAAAGAACAGCATCCTGAATATAAAACAACAGGTGGTTATTTGAAAAAACTTAATAAAACAAAATGTATGCAAATTTGGTGGAATGGTCTTTCAAGTTATGAAAAGAATGTTATCATGACTCTTCCAAACTTCAATGCAAAAATATTTAAAAAAATCACAGGTATTAATATAAAAAAGAAATTGTAAAGTGGGAATAAGACCAATTTTTCAAGTAGTTGTTTAATACTAAGAAGTTAAAAATTTTATTACTTGTATCAAATAGTCATAAAAGAAAGGAACTTTATTTATGAAAGTCTTTATATCGCATCCTTGTTCAGGTTTGACAGAGCAAGAAATTAATCTTTCTCTAATGAAAGCTGTAAAGGATATTCGTAATCGTTTAAATCCTGTTAAGGTTGAAATCATTGATTGGTTTATTCCAGAGGACTCGTATCTAGTAGGTCTTGGCAAATCAATTGCAAATGGTTTGAGTGAAGCAGATTGCGTTTATTTTGCAGAAGGTTGGAAACAGTCGATAGGTTGTATTATTGAACGAACAATCGTTGAATTGCTTGGAATACCTTTCTTTTCAGCAGATAAAACAGATGCAAATTGTACTCTTAAAGTTTGACGTGCCGCAAGACTAAAATTAAATTTTGGTAAGGCGGCACAATTAAATCTTTGATTTTCTTTTAAATTTTTGGTATAATTATTATAGAAAATAAGAAAGGGGGCAGCAAATGGTACTTATAACATTTTTAAATACAACATCAACTGAAAATCAGGAAGTTAAAATTATCAATATTGATTATCAAATTACTTGTTTACCGCCAGACTATGTTAGAGTTGGTGAGATTTCTCAAATAGATGGAAAACCTGCTAGTGGAATTCTTTGTATGACAACACCTCCTGCGGCACGTATCACTTTTGATATGACAGAAAAAGAAGTAGCAGAACTTAGTAAATTATCTAATAAGATTACAAAAATTATCATAAAAGACTATGAAAATGAAAAATGTTACTATATTGATAATCCAATTCTTGTTCAGAAAGAAGATGTCATAGATGCTGCTGGTGGAAAGAAAAGATATTGTTTTGAATCAATAAATATAAATATAGAAGAACAGAACAAAGAAATTAAAAAATATTTAAGACTTTATTGTTATCAAGTTAATGAATGGAATAAATCAACTATTTTTGGAGAAAGAGCGGTTTATTATCTTCCAATTTCAGATATTGAGGAAAAAGAAATTAGGTCTAAATTAACAGAAAAACCTTATATTCAATTTACAACAGCAGAAAACAGCAGTTGTTCTCAGCTTTATTGCGTTGAATATATAGATAAAGAATGTAGCGTGTCTAGTTCTCTCATTCAACCAAAAAAACTTATTACTTCATATAAATTTTGTGAGAAAGATTATGTATGGATAATTTGTGATGATAATACAGGAAAATATAAAAATGTTATTTTTAGTATAGATGCTGAAACCTATAAAGAAAAAACAAGGAAAAATGAAAATATCCTTGTAATCAATGATGAATTTGCAATTAAGATTTATCTTTTGCGGGAAGATGTTGATAATTCAATTAAATCTCTTTTTCAGAGAGGTTCTTGTAATTGGATAGTTAAAGATATTCAATATCATAGACCAATAAGTTTTTGTCATATTACAGACTATGTAAATTTTTCTGGTATTACCAGACACTCTAAAATAAATGATTTAGCAAAAGATTCTGATAAAGAGACTGCTTTCTTTGTAAATAAAGATGATGTTAATCTTTTTACAGATAATCCATCTCTCATTCAATCAAGCTTTATAACAACTCAAGCAGAAACAAAAGTAACAACAACAAAACCTTGTAATTTTAAGAAGGAGGATAATTCTATGAAAATGAATATGAACGAAATTTTTGGTGGACATATCGGCAGATATTCAAATTGTCACATTAAGTACTCCCCAAAAGGACTTGCTTTTCTGACTGATAACGACTCTTATGTTGTTTATGACGTCGATACTCTTGCAGCAACAGATGTAGCCAATCTTGTAATGGATGTGCCTTTTTATGGTATTCCTGTTGCCCTGAAAGACCTTAAGAAAGGTGACATTGTTATCTACAATGAAGTTTATTATCTCGTAAGGGCAGTTACAGATACTCATATATCAGCAATTCATGTAAAGAGAGGCATAATTGAAAATCTTATTCCTAAGACTTCAATATTCGGTTTCTCATTTTATATTAAAATTGTTACTCCAATGGAAAACTTTAAGCCAGACTCATCTAACCCATTCAATTCAATGCTCCCATTTCTTCTGTTCGAGGAGAGCGATGATAGCAATTCAATGAATGATATTATAATGATGTCAATGATGAGTGGCGGCACAATAAACTCCTCAATGCTTCCTCTTATGATGATGATGAACAAGGACGGCGGCGACAAGAATGACCTTCTTATGATGATGATGCTTATGGGCAATAATCCTTTTGCTCCTAAGACACCAGAATCAACTTCAGCACCAACACCAAAGTCAGCACCTACTTCCCCTTGGACACCTCAGACAGCTCTACTAAATTTTCCTCTTGATAAAGGGTTTATGGAAAATGAATAAGTAATTAATGAAGAGAGTTAAAGAGAAAATCTTTGACTCTCTTTTTAATTTTTGATATAATATTTATAGAAAAGAAAAAACAAAGAAAACAAAGAAGAAATTTCAATGAAAAAGTTTATTATGATAGCTCTTGCCACCGGCACAATGCTCAGTTTTGCTTCTTGCAATTTTCAGCTTATTGATACTACTTACACTTATGATAAAGCAATTATCAGTATGTTTGACGGCACAACGAAAGAGGTCAAAATAAAGAATTGGAAGGACTACGATGGTGAACAACTACAAATCACAGGAGAAGACGGGAAAGTTTATCTTGTATCTTCCACAAACTGCGTTCTAATTAAGGAGTGATTTAATGTATATTATAGATTTTATAAAGAATGAACAAAATTGGAAAGAAATTCTTGCCGCCGCCCCTTATTGCTTGACTATAAGGGAAGATGATGACCTTGTTCTTTTTAAATATTCTCAGCTAAAATCTGATTTCTATAATCCAATCGTCAAAGAAGCTCGTGGTTTAATACTTGAAAAAGGGACTTGGAAGATAATCCGTCACTCTTTTGATAAATTCTTTAATTTTGGAGAGCCTGCGGCGGCACAGATAAATTGGAAATCAAAGCATCTTAACGTAACAGAAAAGATGGATGGTACACTTATCTCTCTTTACTGGTATAAAGGTGAATGGAGAATGGCAACCAATGCTAATATTTCTGCTTACTCTTCTCCACTTGAAGTCGGTGGCTATAAAACTTTCGGTGACCTTGCTGCCGCGGCTCTTAAAGCAGAAGGTCTTATCTATGAGAGATTGAATAAAGACTATACTTGGACTTTTGAAATTTGCTCACCATTCAACCAAATAGTTTGTCGTTATGATAAACTTTGTGCTTTTCTGATAGGAATAAGAGTAAATGAAACAGGAAAAGAAATCAATCCTCTCCTCTATTCTGAAAAAATTGGTGTGCCGGCGGCCAAGTCTTGGCAGGTTACTGGTCTTAAAGATTGCGAGAAGATAGTTGAGTCTTTGACTGACAATCAAGAGGGTATTGTAGTGCGGGATATGGAAACTGGCACACGTTTAAAGATGAAAACTGAAAAATATTTTGAGCTTCATTATCTAGCATCTAATCATAATCTATCAACTCGTCGTATTTATGATTTGATTTTAAAGAATGATACAGATGAGTTTTTAACTTATTTTCCTGCTTACAAACCTATTTTTGAGAATTGCAGAAAAATTCTTAAAGACAGAAAAAACTATTATCTTCATTTAAATGAGAAGGTAAATAACTGGAAGAATGATAATCCCACTGCCACCCGCAAGGAATTTTTGTCTTGGGCAATAACTCAGCTTGGCTGGAAGGAATATTCAAATATTTTTTGGCTCGCTTATGATAATAAGCTTTTTGAATATATGGATAATGTCGAAGACGTCCGTCAATTAATAAAATTCTATCGGTTGTAATAATCAAGTCCTTGATAGTCAAATAACTATTAAGGACTTTACTTTTTTAAAAATTTTTGGTATAATATATATAGAAAATGAGAAAAAGAGAAAGAAAAAATGAGTAGAGCAGCTAAAAGTGCTTTTCATGACTCTATTGAATATGAAGATTATCTTGATAGCTATTCTTTTAGTATGGTACCAATAAACATAAAAGATATTCCAGAAAACGCTGACATTAAAAACCTAGAGGAGATGTTTAGATGATTAAAGTTACTGCAAATCTTGTAAAAGATGTTTTTAACTTCGTAGAAAGACTTCTTGGTGCTCATGCAGAAGGACTCTATATTTCAGAAGATGTTGTCTATAGTGATGATAATGTAGAAAGTATACCAATCTGCACTAATTTTAATGAGCAATCTTATTTTATAGTGGAAGAAGAAGAAGATAAAGATTTCTCTCTTGCAGTTGGAATGACAAAGCTTGTTATTATACCAACTAATCGTTCTTATGTAATAAAAATTCCATTCAGCGGTCTTTATCGTCTTACCGACCTTCATTACAAAGATGATGGAGGAATAGATTATGTGGCATCTACTTTTACTCAGTTAAGTAATGTTACTGATGATATTTGCTATGAAGAAAATGAAGTTTGTGATAATTTTACCGAAGATACTTGTTCAATTATTGCAAAGAATATTTACATTACTAGTCTCAACAATATTCCAATTTATATACAGGAAAAGATAGACCATGCAGCAAGTGTGGAAGCTTATAAGTCCTCAGACATAAAGTGCCAAGAACTTGGTGCTATGACAACAGAAATTAAGATTGCACAGCATTTATATTTCTTTAAAGATTGTACTGTTTTTCCAATACATTACTTATATCTTTTGTTGAAGAAGTATGGTATCTATCGTACAATGAATATCTGTTATGAAGTTGAAGATAACATTAATGACCTTCATCGTGGTAATTATGGACTTTCAAGAGAAGGTATGCCAATTCTTATTGACATTGGTGGCTATGATTCAGGACGCTGGTCTGAAGATTATTAGGGAGAATACATCTGAAAATTTGATTTTTTCAAAAAAATTTGATATAATATATATAGAATAAAGGAAAGGAGAAATCAAAATGAACGATTTCGATTTTATGCAGGTAGAAGACATATACATGGAGGAAATAGACATTGAGTCGCTAGATGAATGATGTTGATAAGGATATCGTTCGTAAGAAACGTAAAAAATCACAGGAAGATAAAGACCAAAAGCGTAAGCAAAATAAGAATTTCCGCCGCCGTAAGCAGGCGGAAGAGGAATATTCACGCTCATACGATTTTTAAGATAAATAAAGGAGGATTTTATTATGGCAAGGACATATGTAAATTGGGGCTGCTGGAACGAACTTTCTAAGGAAACAGGTATCAAGAGAAAACCAAAGGTAGCTAATAAGAAGAATGAGGACGGCAAAATAAAGAAGCGTAAGCAGTTTGCTCGTTGTCCAAAGTGCGGAGGTCAGATGACCTATATTCCAGAAACAAATATTCTTCTTTGTGAGAATGAAGTTCAGAAGAAGTCCTCAAAGAAGAATGAAGATGGTACCACAACAGAGGAAACAAAGACAGTGATTTGCGGCTATACAAATCTTGTTGACAAGAAGTACCTTGGCTATATGAACTACCTGTTTCAGGCGTAATTAAAGGAGGAATTTATTTATGAGTTATATTTGTCCAGTTTGTGGTAAGCATTATGCATCGAAGGCAGATTTGTATGCGTGTATGTCAGGAGATTATAAGAAGAGGGCAGATGAGGCTAAAGAAGAGACAAACATTGACCTTAAGCTTCATCTTTATGAGCAGGATATTCTTGCAGCGGCGAATAAGCTAAAGGAGCAGATTGCTCGCTATAATTCTTACGCAAGAGAAAATAACAGACCTGTATATACAGGTAGAATGGAGATTACTGCTAACAATAGAAAGATTGCCTATTCTTTCCTCCCCTCTATTTTGAGAGACCCAATAAAGGTTAGCGTAACTCCAGATGAACCTGCAAAAACTTGTTCTTGTGAAACTTGTTCTTGCGGCAAGAAAGAAGACCAGAAGACTAAGCCAAATAATGAAAAGAAGTCTATGACAATAGATGAGGCTTGTGACTTTATTGAAAAGATTGATATTAATGAGCTTCTTGACAATCTTGATGACCCAAATTATTGGGTTGAGTCAGGACTACTTAATGCTTGTAATACACTTACAGGTCTTAACGTAACCAAGGAAGATATTGAGAGAAACCTTAATAAGGCTCTTAATAATCCACTTGTACAGTTTCAGGCTGATATGCTTAGGAAATGTTCTAAGTCTAAGAAATCTGAAACTAATCTTGAAGAATTGCTCAATGAGGTATTTGGAAAGGAGAAGTAAGAATGAAGTTTAAGATGAATTTTTCATATCATTTCGTTGAAACGCCAACAGCAGTTGTTTGTTATGCTTCGCCGCAAAAGCGAGATAGAACTCTTGACCTCGCATATCGTATGTATAGACTTGCTACAGAGGAAGAAGCTTATAGAAGTCAAACAAAGCCACGTTCTCTTACCAATAAGATAAAAGCGGAATATAAAGGTGTTGCTGTTTTAAAGAATGGCGATAAGAATAATCTTGATGAAGCTAGACATATTGCACGTCTTAAAGCTACAAGAGCTGCTTATAAGGGTTTTAAAGCGATGTTAAAAGAAATCTATACTTACCTTGAAAGAACAAAGATAAATCAAATATCTCTTTTTGGCAATATTGACTCAAAAATTAAGCGTTCAACTGACGAGATTTATAAAATAGTACATAAAGCAAAGTAAGATAAAGAAAGTCAAGGAACAATAAGTTCTTTGACTTTTTTCTTATTTTTTGTTATAATAATTATAGAAAATAAGAAAAGAGGTAAAATAAAATGCTAGGATGGATTATCATAGGACTTATTCTTTTGAATTTCATAGTAACAATCTTCTGTCTGCTAAAAGTTTCAAGCGACTGCGATGAACTTGCTCAGAAACTTTTGGAAAACGAAGAACTAATGTGGAAGACAAAAGTTCCGCCAGAAGATGAAAACGACATTTATGCAGTCTATGAGGACGAAGAGAAGGAGGGGTTCTAATGGGACTTGATACTTATGTAGATATTACTTTTAAAAGAAATGGTGAGAAGATTACACTTCCCATCGTTTATATGAGAAAGTGTTATTCAATGGCACAAAATCTTTCAAATGTTCTTGGTTGCGGTGATTTCGATGCAGTTCTTGATGACGTAATCACAGCAGAAGAAGTTAGAGATTATCTTGAAGACTTGAGAAATGCTTATCAAGACGAGATTAATACTCTCTGTTCTATTCCAGAGGGGCAATATACAGATAACTATCCTGACTCAATTTGGGAATTACCTGCATATCTGCAAATTCTTCATAGATGTCTTTGTAAAATTGACCTTGCTCTGCTCTTCTTCCAAGGTCGTATAGATTTCTTTGAACTCATTAATTGGTTTGATGAAAATAGTCAGCTTTCAGATAAAGCTCTTCAAACTGATATTATTGATGATGAAGAAGGCGAGCTTAGAGTAAAGGACTTCGAGTATGAGTTTTATTTCTGTAATTCGTATTGATGTTGTGCCGCCAGAAGGCGGCACAAGGTAATAAAAATTTGATTTTCTTTTAAAATTTTGGTATAATATTTATAGAAAATCAGAAAGGAAATGAAAAAGTATGACTGATTGCTGTTTTGTTAATTGTTGCTCTCCAACAGGAGAAATTATCTCGCCAATTTCAGATGTTCTTAACATCAATCATGAAAGAGGTCCATATCGTACCCATACTTACAATTACAATTGTTTTGGCTATGCTTTCGGCACTTATACTTGGCTTCATCCTTTCGTAACTTATGGCTTTATTGATGAGAGAAGAGACGATGAAGGTTGGTGGGAAACAGATGATAAATGTAATCCAATTTCTGATGATATAACTCGTTTCTTTCCTATTGATAAAGAAGAAGCCGCTCTTGCAGCGATTACTGATAATCTTAAAAGCAATGGCTGTTCTAAGTCAGTTTTCGAGAATATACTAGGAGAAGCAGCTTTTAATACATCTGCTGCAATTCAGTTAATCATTACTTCAATTCTTGCTTGTTTCTCAGATGTTAGAATTATCTCTAATTTTGATGAACTTGAAGATGATGAATATGGAATAATGATGATGACAAAAGAAAATGATTTTCATTTCATTCGTTATAATCCAAAGTCTGGTTACTACTCTCATAAAGTAGGTATGGAAGGGATTTCAAGAGTTGAAGACCCATTCTATGCTTTTGATGACAGAGGTTATTACTACGGCTTGACTTATTTTGCTAAAAAGCGTTAATTATGCCGCAGTACTACGGGGATGATATAGGTTCGACGGAGCATTGAAAGCTTCATAAGCAAGCAAGGCGACACCTTTTAACAGTCAACTTTAAAATTAACTGACACAGTTAGATTTGCTGCCTAATTTTAGGCTAGCGGCATAAGCCGCAAGACCGATAAGGCTTAAATTTCGAGATATTTGTAACTCTTTATTGGTCTTTTGATTTTAAAATATCTTCCTTTCTTGGGACTGACTCGGTTCTAAGTCTTGTATTTCTTTGAGTTGCTCTTGCGGCACGAGTGTGAGTTCTCGGTAACAAGATAAGATTAATAACTTACTAAGCTTGTAGAAAATGTGGTATTAAATGTTTCGGACGGGAGGGCGGTACTCCCCATCTCCAATCTGACATAAGGAATTCCTCCACGAGGAGTCAGATGGGCAACGTTTTATGCGGCTAAATTCCTTATTAAAAGTTTGATTTTCTTCAAAATTTTTGGTATAATATTTATAGAAAATGAGAAAGAAAATCAAGATATCGCAGGGTAGTCTAATGGTAGGATATTGGGTTCATTGCCCAAAGATAATAGTTCAACTCTATTCCCTGCACCCAATTCTTCTTAGTTTGCTGGCTAGCATATGGTGAATTAAGAAGCTGTGTTCATGGGCAGTAGACTGTGATGGAGCGATGACGTAGCATCGTAAAATCTTCCCATCGGTGGAAGCTCTTGTAGTTTTAGTGAGGTACGTAAAACTGGTTATTAGCAACCATTGCTAATTAGGATTTAGCTACTGAATATGTGCTAGTAGCGGTAGAAGGTAACTGCCTAGAGTTCCAGTGCGGGAATGATACTTAAGGACTTGTCTCTTTAGCACTTAAAGCTTTATGTCCTTATCGGGATACCTCAACTCGAAGAGCAATAGCAATGAGGGAGAGATAGAAGCAGGAACAACTTTTTCTCGACAAGAAAAAGAGTCTGTAACAACTCGTTTCACTTGCGAGTTTTAGAATTTAGCTTTCTGGAGGGATGTGCTAAGTTCTCTCTAATTCTTGTAAATCTTATGAAAGCAGAGTCATAAGCGTGTTTGACAACTACACGTTAAAATAAGTTGTAAGCTTCTGCCACTAGCTCAATTGGAAGAGAGCAGTCGCCTACGAAGCGAAAGGTTGTTAGTTCAAATCTAACGTGGCGGACCAAAGTTGTCGAGAGACAACATATCTTTTCACATACTTTCCCCTGTTTTTGTAGAGGTAGACTCAATGTCTGCCTCTCTTTTTTTAATTATGGTGTGCCGCGGCACGAACTTTTACAGGGACATTTGCTTAGAATTATCGCAGGCCGGCACAGCAAAATTATTGAAAATGTACAAAAAAATTTGATATAATATATATAAAAGAAAGGAGGAAAATAAATGTATCCAGAAACTATTACACGACAACTGAAGGTAGAAAAAGATGCTTATGAAGCTAAGAAAAAAGCTTTCTATGCTGACCCAATGAATTGGACAAACAACAGACGAAAAATGGCAGGGCTACCAACTCTACGAGGGGCAGCACATCGTCATCGACAGACTATCTATCCTCCTTTCAAATTGAGTTCACAGCTTTATCTTGATATTAAATTTTTTGTTGATAGTGAGATAAAGAATGAATTAGAAGCTTGGAAAAAGGAATATATAGCAAGGTGGGATATAGAATGAAGATTTATGTCTTGACCAATTTTGATAACACATATATCATACTAAAGGAAGCTAAGGTTTTCCTAGGATAAAAGATTTCTTGATTTTTTTAAAAAATTTTGATATAATATATATAGAAAATAAGGAAAGAGGTAAATAATATGGGTTATTATTCAAACTTTGAAATAACAATCGCAAATGAAAAGGCAACCGTTGAGGAAATCTATGAGCCGCTTTCTCAAATCAGTGGATATAATATTGATTATCTTGACGATGAGACGCTCCTCATCAACGATGTTAAGTGGTATAACTGGAAGAATGATATGATAGAACTCAGTAAGCAATTCCCTTGGGCGGTAATAGAGGTTTCTCGTTTTGGTGAAGATACTCTTGATTGGGAGGTCGCTCTCTTTATAAATGGTAAGGAGTTCAATAAGAGTGTCGAATATGTAAAACCAATAACTATACTTAAAAATGACCCCGAAGTTCAGCAGGCGATTAAAGAAGCTAATGCTATGGAAAAGGAAAAGGAATACACTTGCTTCTTTGACGAAATGCGTTATGTGATGATAAAAAATGGCGAAGCTGACCCCGATGAGGAAGAAGTATTCTGTTCTAATTGTGGCGAACCTCTCTATAAAGAGGATTATCCTAAGATACGTTTCAGAAAAGACGCTAATGATGTTCATTTCTATTGTCCAATTTGCGGAAAAGAACTCTAAAGAATTATTGATTTTCTAAAAAATTTCTGGTATAATTATTATAGAAAATCAGAAAGGGGAAAGAAAAGAATAGACTTTTGTTATGTGATAGAAGATAGCTTTACTATCAATGACAAAATCATTATCGACTAACAAATAGAAAGGAGAATCGCATATGCTTGTTAGAATATGGCTCGATGATATAAGAAAGGCACCAAATGGCTACATTCATGTGCGGTCTGTTAACAATGCTAAACTCGTAATAAACCAGTTTATAGAGCGTGGTTATGAGATAGAACTCGACCTTGACCACGACCTCGGTGACTATGCTTGTGATGGCGGTGACGCAATTTGTCTTGTACGTTGGCTGGCAGAAAATGAAATTTATCCAACAATAAAGCTTCATACAATGAATCCAGTAGGAAGAGAAAATATGCAAGCTATTATCGACAGATACTGGCCTAGGTAATATAAAAGGAATTGTTTCCATATGACAAACAAAGAAGTATTCATCAACTATAGCTCAGAGCAGTTGGTATTAGAATAAAACCTCTGCTTTATGCTACAGGATTTACATACGGAGAATGAAAGGAGTAACTACAATGACAGACCTTGAACAAATAATTCAGATGCTTAATAAGACTAAGGCGACTTATTTTATAAAAGAAACCGAGGACGGCAACACGATACTTTCTCAGATAGATTTTTACAATGTGCAAGGAGAAACTTCTGCATCCAAGTTTGGTTATCTGCACTGGCAGGATACTTACACACCAGAGGGAAAGCTTATTTCTCACGATGTTATTCAAAAGTTCTGTACTCTTGATGACCCAACGGAAGAGGACGACTAAACATGATGTGCCAGCAGGCGTAAAAATTAAGATTTTAACGTGCGACATTATCACTTTTTCGCAAATTAATCAAAAAATATTTGATTTTTTCTAAAAAATTTGATATAATATATATAGAAAAGAAAAAAGAGAAAAACAAAACTACTTCTCCTAGGCAAGAGATTAAACTACTTTGTAAGAAGTTGGGAATACAGATGTGAAAGGCATCTCTCAAGGAACATAATTTACCTCAGAGTGAGCGGAGTTCCTTTTCCTTGATTTGGGAGCTTACTCCCAACATCTCTTATCTAGCTTAGAGATGAAAACCTTGCCAACTATGCTTGCTATAATTCTTCCGATTTAGAACTCCGTTCACAAAATGTTCACAAAATTTTAAGAAAAAATACTTGATTTTTCTTAAAATTTTTGATATAATATATATAGAAAATAAAAAAGAAGTCAGAAAAAAATCTGGCGAACAACTTTAAGTCACCACAGACGTTAAAAGGAGAAAGAGGTTCATATGAAAAACATTGAAATCACAAAGGACTACACAGTTACAAAGGCTAAGGCAGATGCTAAGACAGACGTTATGAGCGTTATCTTTTCTGCACTGACAGACATCTACGGAGAGGACAATGTTGCTATGGTTCGTACTGGCGGCACATCAAAGACCAATGAGATTGGCGTGGTTATCGGTACGGCATCCGTAGATGGAGTAGATGCTCCAGTTTGCGTGACAATCAACGCTTCTGCCAAGGATTTTATCGAGAGAAAGACAAAGTCCAGAACTTTCCCTGCTTTCGATTTTGCTACTGCAAAGGAAGAGTATGAGGATTATATTCAGGAAAAGGCAGATAAGGATGCTGAGAAGGCGGCGGCAAAGCAGAAGAAGATTGCAGCGGATAAGGCAAAGAGAGAGAAGAAAACAGAAGATACTACTGAGTTCTAAGAGTCATGGGCAACATTAAGTTGCCCTTTATGGGTCAGAGAAGCGAGAAATCTTCAAAAGACTCTCCAATTAACTTTAACTTAAAACTAAGAGAAAGAGGTATGTGAAATGGCAGAGAAGATACTGATTGATTTTACAGAAGAAACAAAGGTTTCAGTCATTAAGGAAAAAGCACGTCAGGCACTTATCGAGGACATTATTGCTTATCTTTCTGATAAATATGACGGCTGCCGCAAGACCGCATCGAATGAAATCGGTGTGGTTGTGGGAGAAGCAAAAGATGAAGATGGTTTTTCTTCTGATGTGATTGTTTCTGTAAAGGTTTCAACAAGACCTTGGTATAACAAGGAAGACTGCAAGAGACCTGTTCAGAAATATGACCTTGACGAGGAGGCAGATGCTTATGAGTCAGAAGTTGCGGCAAAGAAAGCCCCTAAGAAGTGAGAAAACAGCAGTTATCATTAATAACAAAGATGATACTGAGAAAATTTTTGAACTTGTTGAATTTGAGACAAAGGAAGGAGCTAAATCGTTCTTCCAGAAAACGGCTTTGGAGAAGTTAGATTTTTCAGAAGTAGAAGACAAATGGAAAGCTGTAGTTAATGCTTTAAAGGACTTTAATTACTTTGGCTACGGCTCTTGTACTTCTCCAGCTTCTAATACTACTCTTATAATTTCAAGAATAAAAGTACCTGATGATGATAAGGAGTCTATATGAGGACAAGAGAAAATACTGAAAGGGCACTCCTTGTTTATACAGGAGGAGTGATTGAGGGACTTGACAATCTCAAAAATCCAATCAATATTGAGATTGAGATTGAAGATGAGATAGTTTGGTTTCCAGAAAAATGGCAGGACAGCGGCGATAGAGTTGATGAAAAACTTGTCAGAATTTACAGAAATGTAGTTGATTATACTGACCTGTTAAAGAGAATAAGGGAAACACTTTGGGATAGAACAGACTATTGTCATGTTGATAAAGTAAACTTCAAATTCAAAATTCTTGATATGTTTTAAGGAGGCGGCGATGGGAACATTCTTAATATTTATAGGAATACTTGCTGGAGCAATCTTAATGATTTTCGGTGTTTCAATTTTCTCCTCTACAAAAGGAGAGGAGAAGGTCGGACTTGCTACTACTCTCCTAGTTGTGGGAATTGCAATAATGATAGCGAGTACTTATTGTGGCGAAAATTTAAAATTCTCCTATCCAATAGAGTCTGTAACTGCTTATTGGTCTGAACACGATGAAGTTTTATACAAAGTAGAATATACTTTAAGAACTGATACTCATATGGTTGTTATTATGACTGAAGAGCAATTTAAAGACTTTAAAGATAGCAAAAAGATAAAATTAAGTTTGCATGATGAAGAAGAAATAATGATAAAGAGAGCGGAGGATTTTTAAAGAGTAACCTCCGCTCTTTTGTTTTAAATGACGTTGTGCCGGCGGTCATAAAATTGAATTTTATCCTCTGGCGGCACAACAAAACTCTTGATTTTTTTAAAAATTTTTGGTATAATATATATAGAAAATAAGAAAGGAAGAATAAATGTTATGGATATGGTTTATATTATTAACGATAATTTGACAATGGACCCAGAAGTTTATGCAGACTACAGTGAAGCAAAGGAACGTTTTATTGAACAGCTTCGACTTGTAGCAATCACTATTTACAAGAAAGAAATTCCTACTCACATTCTCAATGATATCGAAACACTTGAGGACAGCTTGATTGACAAGGAACTTGTAGATGTAGGAGAAGCTTCTTATGAGATTGATGACCAGTGCTTTACACTCTATGAGAGAAAACTAAATTACCTACAGTAAGGCGGCACAAGGAGGTTTAAATGGACGTTTATATAGTTCTCAAAAGTGAGCCACTCAATTTTGAAATTTTTTCAGATTTTAATACTGCAAAAACAGTCTTTGTTAATCATCTTTTAACAGAATGGAAAAAGCGATGCTATAAAGAGGGGCTTTCTGAGCAAGAAACTTCTCTCTCTATACAAACAAAATATCAGAATGTTATTTCGAGGTTAGAGAACTTTGAAACTACAGAAAGCTATTTCTTCAATGCGGACGACATTTGTTCCCATGCTTTCTTTGTGTATCTGATTAAAAGCAAAGTTTATTTCTCTTCAAAATAAAATAACTTTGAGGTGATAATAATTGGCACTACCTACCTTAGTTCCTAATCAGCGAGCAATCAAAAACAAAAAGGCTTTAAGGGATGAAGATAATCATTACACCTACATGAACCTTGAAGCAATGGAAAGAGCAATGAATGAGCTTCGCCCAAGTGCTTTTAAACTTTGGTGTTATCTTAATAAAAACATGGACGGCTATGAGCAAGGACTAAGCTTCTCTGCTGTCCACAAGTTCTGTAATATGTCACAGAACACTTATCTCGCCGCCTTCAATGAACTCTATGAAAAGAACTATATCTTTGATTACGTATTTCCAAACGGAATTGTTGGTTATCTTTTCGTTGAGGACGGCGGCAAGAATAAACAACAAACGAAAGGAGATAAGAAATGAGTTTTGGAACTGGAATTTTTATTATTGTTGTTTCTTTAATCATTTGTGCCATTATCTGCTTTCTTATCTCTGACGCCTGCTTAGAGACTAAACACTATCCTTTAGTGTGCGTAATGATGATAATTGGTCTTGCAATTATCGCAGGAGTAGAAATTGGAGTTATTAATTCTTCTATTCAACTTAAAGTAACAGTAATCGACAAATTCACTTCTGGCGGCACATCATATGTAGTTGTGGAAGATAAATCTGGAGAAATGAGACTCCTTAAAGAAGATGAGGATTGGACTTCCAGAGAAGTTGGAGAAACAATCCAAATAACTTATGGCGATTTACGGAAAGCTCTTGATGAGCAAACAACAATAATTATTTACAGTAGAAAGGAGGCTTCTAAATGATACGTATTTTTGTTTTAACCTTTGAATATGGCATTTACATTACAGATGTTCTGCCGTCGGCAGAAATGTTTGAATATTGGCTAACAGTCCCAAGTTTTGGTAAGCTAATTCCACCTATCGACTTCTTTAATGTTGAAAACTTGGATGATTTTGGTGAAAAGCTAGACATTCTTAGAGAAAAGACAAGAGGAGAAAAAGAGCTGGTAATCGGAAGCTCTTTGGCTGAGCGACTTAAAGAAACAGAAACACAACTACCTAAGACTAAGAAAGGTGATAAATCTCTTGCTCCTAATTCTAATCGACTAAAAGCTCAACTTAAATATGTCGGCAAGTATGAGCCTCATCACCGCACAATAGAGCCGCGGCAAGACCATATCTCTCACCAGTTCAATCAAAATTTAGAACTTGCGGCGGCGGAACAACAGAAAAAAGAAGAAAAGCTGTTAACTGAAGACGCTATTATAAGGAGAGTTCTTTCAATCTATAAGACAGATAAGCCCTTCATCAGAAATCAGTTTACTTCTATAATGAGAGATACCGTAAAACACAATTTTAGTTGGCGTCCAAGGTTTGTTCTAGCTTGTCTTTTGAGAGAAGCAGGCTGTCAAGGAGATGAATTAGCTCTTCTTTCGGACTCGGCATTTGTTTATCTTTTTGATGAACTCTTTAAAGATTAATGAGTCGGTGCCGCGGCACGATAAAAGACCTTAATTAGTTTTCTTTTAACAATTATAAATATCTGTGTATTATAAGGCAATCTCTTTGAATAAAAGAGGTTGCTTTTCTTTTGCCCTTATTCCTTCCCGAAGGGAACGAACTGACTTAGTTGTGAAGCACGAAGTGCGGAGCAACTCAGTCAGGGGCACATCTTTGCCCGTAGGGCAAAGTGGGTCCAAGAAAAATATTATAGACGAATGGTGCAAGGCAGAGAATTAGTCTTTGTCTTTTCTTTTTTTTTGCCGCCGACCCAAATTCTTGACTTTTATGCGAGCCGGCACAACGAGACAAAGATGAGAACTGAAAATTAAAGTGCTCCTTTAAAAGTGAGGGAGAAAGAAGATAATTAATTAAAATAATTTATTGGTACTGAAAAAATTGAAAAAGAAGAGATACGGGAGAAGGAAGAAGGAAGGAAAAATAAAAGAAAGAAAAAGAGGAGAGAGAAGAGGAAAGAAGAAGAGAGAAATGGGGGAAAAGGAAAGAAGGAGAAAGAGAAAGGGGGAAAAGAGGAGAGAGAAGAGGAAAGAAGAAGAGAGAAAAGAAAAGAGGGGAAAAAGGGAAGAGTGGGGAAGGGGGAAAAGAGGAGAGAGAAGAGGAAAGAAGAAGAGAG